GATTTAAACCATACATTATGGGCACCGCCTGGGTTTGTATGTAAAGGTGGTTCTAAACTTGAAGATATTAAATAGGATAATAAAATGTTTCATCCAGATGTAATGACAGACACAATAAATCCTAGGGGATACAAAGCAAACTATGATTTTGAAAAATACATTTTAAGTGTTGTAAAAAACGAAATTTCCTATGGAGCCGCAGGAGGCTTTTATGAAATATGTATTTTTGAAAATGATAATATGATACAACTACCAGGCATTACTGATGAAGGAGATACAGTAAAAGGTTGGTTGACAGTTGAGGATGTTAATAGTATTATTAAGAAACTAACAACTATTACTGGTGTAGATGCAAAACTTTTATGAGGATAAAATGAACGATTTAATAATTGATATTGAAGACTTAGAAACTGCAATAAATAGTCTTAAGAAATTAAAACATACACCTGAAGTTATAAATGCTATTGTAAAAATAGATGATATAATTGAAAGGAAGAAGATAGAATTTCATAATTACGAACACGAGATGCAGAGGGAGTATGGATATGGGTTTAACCGCACTTAAAGGAAAAAGACTTTCTAAGAAAAAAACTATTGCTCGTAGAAAGACTGTAGGAGCAAAAGCGGCTCCTATGGATGATTACAAAAAACATAGTGACTTTTTTCATTTTAATGTAGACACAAAAGAATGTGTGAATATTGTTAAAACACACATTAAGAAGGTGTATAGTAAGGAAAAATCTAAAGTAATATTTAAAAACAAGGAATATAAATTTGGAAAACAATTTATAGCTGGATACTGTCATTGGGTAGCTGAAGGAAAAGAAGCACCACAAGATAGTGTCAATTGGATGGAAGGATACTTTGAAGAACTATATAACAAAGGATTATCCATCGTAGAGGAAGTAAAAGCAGAAGAAGCGGCTAAACCTAAGAATGTGTATGTCCCTAGTATTCAAGAACGCATTAAAGAAGCAAGTGGAAATATTATTTCTCATATTGAAGATGAGGTGGATAGATTTTTACAAGATCCAAAAGGTTTTAAAAAGTTCGATGTTGTAAAGTTTTTTCGTGCAAAACAAGTAAACCAAGCTCATGCAAGACATATCCGTGCTTTTTATGAGGGTATATTAGGTGAATACTTAATGTTACAAAAGCCTGCTACTCAACAAGACGAACAATTAAGAGAAGGCTATGCACATTTAGGTAAATTAGAAATAAAAAAAGCCGTTGAATTATTTCAAGGTATAGTAGGAGCATGTGACTTAATTACTGCTGAAAGTAAAGCAACAAGAAAAACTAGATCACCTAAACCAAAAAGTGCTGATAAACTAGTTTCAAAAATGAAGTATTGTAAGTCTGATGAGAAATATAAAGTTGCTAGTATAAATCCTGCAGATATAATTGGATGCAACGAATTATGGATATTCAATACTAAAACAAGAAAAATTGGTAAGTATATTGCAAATGAACATGACACCTTACAGGTAAAAGGGACTACGTTACAATTTTTCAATGAAAAACAAAGTGTAGCAAAAACACTTCGTAAACCTGAACAACAACTTGCTGAATTCAATAAAAGTGGTAAAGTACAATTACGTAAGTTTTTAAGTAATATAAAAGGTGTCGAAACAAGACTTAATGGAAGATTTAACAATGATACTGTCATACTTAAGGCAGTCAATAATTAATAAATAGTGTATATAAGGATACACTATGGCAACACTAGCAAGTTTAAGATCAGACACAGTAGATTACATTCGCTATCGCTTAGGCGATGGTATGGTAGACGTTGAACTTGATCCCAGTCATTATGATAATGTAATTGATAAGTCTGTAAAACGTTTCAGACAACGTAGTCAAAATGCATATGAAAGTTCTTATGTGTTTTTGAGTGTTGTAAAAGAACAACAAGAATATACATTGCCCGATGAAATAGAAGAAGTAAGGCAGGTATTTAGACGTAGTGTCGGTAGTGGTAGTAACGAAACTGGTACACAATTCGAACCATTCGAAGCAGCTTTTCAAAATACTTACCTATTACAAAGTGGACGTATAGGCGGCATGGCTACGTACGAAATGTATTATCAGTATCAGGAACTGAGTGCTAGACTTTTTGGTGGATTTGTTAATTTTGATTTTAATCCTGTTACAAAAGTTATAACTGTATTAAGAAAATTTAGTGCCAGCGGAGAAGTACTTGTGTTATGGACATATAATCTGCGTCCTGAAAGTAGATTATTACAGGATAGACATGCAGGGCCATGGATACAAGATTATGCTTTAGCCCTAGCAAAATATACACTTGGCGAAGCAAGAAGTAAATTCAGCACTATTGCAGGACCACAAGGCGGAACAAGTTTAAATGGTGATTCCTTAAAAGCAGAGGCACAGGTAGAGCTAGACAAACTAGACGAAGAATTACGTAATTATGTGGATGGATCTGATCCACTTTCATTTATAATTGGCTAACATGAGGCTTAAATGATAATAGGAATATGCGGATTAATAGGTTCGGGCAAAGGTACTGTTGCGGATATATTAGTAGCGGAAGGTTTCAAAAAATTAAGTTTTGCTGACAAACTTAAAGATGGTGTAGCAAAAGTTTTTGGGTGGGATAGAAATTTACTCGAAGGCGATACTGCTAAAAGTAGAAAATGGCGTGAACAACGAGATCCTTTTTGGTCAAACGAGACAGGTCGATTAATTACACCGAGAATAGTATTACAAGAATTTGGAACGGACTGTATGCGTAATGGATTTGATAAAGGAATCTGGGTTAGTTTACTTAAAAAACAAATGCTAGAAAACCCAGATGACTACGTGATTCCAGATGTTAGATTTACAAATGAGCAAGACATGTTACGTAGCATTGGCGGCGAAGTTTGGCAAGTAAGACGTGGAGAGAAACCATTATGGTGGGCCACTGCAATAAACGTTAACAAAGCAAATATTAGTAACGATGAAGTAGATACTATGCAAATTATGTTTCGTGATGTTCATACTAGTGAATGGAAGTGGGTAGCTTCTGATGATAAGTTTGATGTTATTATTGAAAATAATTCAACTTTAGAAAATCTCAAACATCAGGTTTTAGGTCACCTCGATTCCAACCAAACTTTATCAACTCCTGATTGCAATTTAGACATACAGTTTTCAGATTACGGTTGTTAACATTATTTAAATTTCCATCAATATAAAAAACAATAACTTGACTTCTTATAATAGGCTTAAATCCACAAGCCTCACATTTTCTTTTTAATTTATATCCACTATCTACCCATAATGGTTTGACAGGCTTATATAATTTTAGGCATTGTTCACATTTACGCCTATAATATATTTTATTACCTTTGTAATAATTTACTGCCTTAGGACGTTGTCCACATTGTTTACAAACCGGTCTCATACATGTATTTAACACGGACCTTTAAAGGGACATGGCAAAATAGGTGTTTTTTAATGTGGTGTGGATAAATAACAGTATACAAATTACCTTAATAAAAGGAAAGAGAATATGGCACTTATATCACCAGGCGTAGAAGTTACAGTAATAGACGAAAGTAATTATACTCCTTCTACTGCAGGCACAGTAGCAACAATTGTTATTGCAACTGCAGAAAATAAAACGAGTGGAACTGGCTCAGGAACAGCATCAGGAACAACTGCCGCAAATGCAGGAAAAACTTTTTTAATTGGAAGTCAAAGAGAATTAACAAGTACATTTGGAAATCCAACTTTTTATAATACTGCAGCGGGCACACCAATTAATGGATACGAATTAAATGAATATGGATTAATGGCTGCTTATAGTCTACTAGGTGTAAGTAACCGTGCTTACGTAATGAGAGCAGATGTTGATCTAGGAGAATTAGTAAGCAGTACAAGTAGACCATTAGGACAACCAACAAATGGAACAATATGGTGGGACGTTTCTGCAGATACACGTTGGGGAATTTTTGAATGGAACGGAAGTACAGGATCCTTTACAAATAAGGTTCCAACTGTAATAACAAGTACAAGTGATTTAGATGGCGGAGTTCCTAAAACTTCAATTGGTGCAATAGGTGATTATGCATTAGTTGCAACAAATGTTAGTAACCCTGTTTATTATAAAAATCGTGCAAATGCCTGGGTACTAGTAGGTAGTGCAAGTTGGCAAATTGCTCATGCAACTATTGCTGGAACTGTAGCAAGTCCTAGATTTACACAAGGACATAGTATTACTATAAATGGTACAACTGTAACAATGGTAGGAAGTACTGTAACAGAATTAAAGACTAGTATCAATAATGCGAGTATTACTGGTGTTACTGCTGATGTGCATAACAATAAAATAGAAATATATGCAAATAGCACCGCAGTTGGCGTAGACAGTGTTGCAGATGGAAAAATAGTTTTAGCAAATGCTAGTGGAAGTATTTTGACAGACGCAGGATTAAGTGCAGGAACATATGCAAGACCACTAATAGCACAGGATCCACACTATACGGTACCTGCATGGAAATCTACAGATTCAGTACCAAGACCAACAGGAAGTGTATGGGTAAAAACAACATCCAGTAATTTAGGTTTTTTAGCAGATGTAAGCACATATAGTACCGCAACTGCATCATTTACTGCAAGTACTGCACCTGCTTATACAAATGATGTTACTGCACTGAAAAATTTAGATTCAACAGGCGGTAAAGCTATAAAGGCGGGCACATACTACGTACAATATGATGTTACTGAAAATGATACAGTAACTTATAAACTTTTTCAAAGATATAGTGCTGGTATATTAAGTGTGACAGGATTAATAAATTCAGCTACGCCATTAACTGCAGGAAATAAATTTACTATAAGTGCAAGTAGTGCAAATAGTACAACACTAAGCACTGCTGTAGAAGTGACATTAAGCGGAACATCAATTGCAAGTTTAGCAAGTGATATTAACGCTGCTAATGTTTCTAATGTAAGTGCAAGTGTAGATAGTAGTGGATTTTTGGTAATTACACACGCATTAGGTGGTGTAATAATACTTAAAAATACTACAGGTACACCTCTTACAGATGCAGGCATAACAACAAGTATAACAACAAAACAAGTAAGAGCTGGTAACAGTAGTGACTTAATATTAAGTAATTGGATTGCTCCTACATACACTGCTAGTATAAGTGCACCAAGTGCAAATCCAACAGATAACACACATTGGTATACAGGCGGTTTTGAAGCAGATATTATGATACATGATGGAACTATATGGAAAGGTTATCAAAATATTACAGATACAAGAGGATTTGCTTTAGCAAGTACAAGTCCAAATGGTGTAATTTTTAGCTCAACTGCACCTACATTACAAAGCGATGATAGTGCTTTAGTAAATGGTGATCTATGGATTGATACAAGTGATTTAGAAAATTATCCATCATTGTATAGAAGAGAAACAGTGAGTGGCGAACAAAAATGGGTTGTAATTGATAAAACGGACAATACTACAGAAGACGGGATAATTTTTGCAGATGCACGTTTTATGGGCGATGGAACTACAGATGTGGTGACTGGTGCTATTCCAACAACAAAAAGTTTATTAACAAATGACTACTTAGATATTGATAGACCAGATCCTACAATTTATCCACGTGGTATGTTATTGTTTAATACAAGACGCAGTACATACAATGTAAAGAAATTTAGAGCTGATTACTTTAGTAGAACAAATTTTAGTGATACAACTTTATATCCAACACTACCTACTGAGAAGGATGCATGGGTAACAGAAAGTGGTACTACTTTTGGACGTAAAGCAGTAAGAACAGTAGTAGTAAATGCTATGAAGTCTGCTTTAGATGCAAGTGCAGAATTACGTGAAGATGCAAGAACTTTTAATGTAATTGCATCTCCCGGTTATCCAGAGCTAATTAGCAATATGGTCAGTCTAAATAATGATAGAAGACAAACTGCATTTGTTATAGGTGATACACCGTTAAGATTAGCCGCAACAAGCACTGCATTAGAAAACTATACAACTAATACAGCAAATGCCAGTGATAATAATGAAGATGGATTAGTAACTAGTGATCCTTATCTAGCAGTATTTTATCCAAGTGCCACAACAAATGATTTAAACGGTAATACAATTGTAGTACCGCCAAGTCATGCAATGTTAAGGACTATTGCAAGGAGTGATGATATTAGTTTTCCATGGTTTGCACCTGCAGGTACACGTCGTGGACTAGTTGATAACATAGCAAGTATCGGATATATAGATTCAACAACTGGAACTTTTGTTACAGATAACATACGTGAAAGTGTTAGAGATACATTATATACAAATAGAGTAAATCCAATTGCTTTCTTTGCAGGAAGCGGAATTTTAAATTATGGTAACAAGACTAGAGCAGCAAGTACAAGTGCTTTAGACCGTATAAACATATCACGCTTGACAGGATATTTAAGACGTCAGCTACAAACAATTGCAACAGGATTTGTATTTGAACCAAATGATAAAATAACTAGAGACGAGCTAAAACAACAAATCGAACAAACACTTAATGATTTAGTCGCAAAACGTGGAGTATTCGACTACTTAGTAGTATGTGATGATACAAATAATACATCAGATAGAATAGACAGAAACGAGTTGTATGTTGATGTTGCTATAGAACCTGTTAAATCAGCTGAATTTATTTTCATTCCGATAAGACTAAAAAATACAGGCGAAATTGCAAGTGGAAACGTTGCAGCCGCAAGTACAGTTTAAATATAATAAAAATTACAATGGGGGTTTATACCCCCATTTTTTATGGCTTTAAACTGATAAATACTTTTATAATTACTATTAGGAGCAGAATTAAATGTCAGTTTCATCATTAACAAAGTTCACAGTACCTATAGACGGTGATCAGAGTGCGGCAAGTCAAGGCTTGCTAATGCCAAAACTAAAATACCGCTTTAGAGCCAGTTTTGAAAACTTTGGCGTCAGTACACCTAGAACTGAAATGACAAAGCAAATAATGAATATTACTCGTCCAGCAGTAACATTTGAAGAAAATATGATTGATATCTATAACAGTAAAGTTTATCTTATAGGAAAACATAATTGGGATCCAATAACAGTAAATTTACGTGATGATGTAAACGGTGCTATATCAAGACTATGCGGTGAGCAAATCCAAAAGCAATTTGACTTCATGGAACAATCCAGTGCTGCTTCGGGTATAGATTATAAATTTATAACACGTTTTGAAATACTAGACGGTGGAAATGGTGCAAATACTCCAAACGTACTTGAAACTTGGGAGTTATATGGTTGTTTCGTACAAAATATAAATTATAACGAACTAGATTATGCATCACAAGATCCAGCAAATATTACAATGGCTGTAAGATTTGATAATGCAGTACAAACTCCACTAGGCGAAGGAATAGGTTCTTCAATAGATAGAACAATTGGTCAAACAGTAACCGGCTAATAGGATAAGTTCTAATGGCTAGTGTAAATCCTTTACTCACACAATTTTCAACAGGTGATACGATGCGTGATTACAAACACGCATCTAAAACTTTTGTTGATAATAACTATGAGCTCCAACCTAAATATTCTAATTTATTTCATGTAGTATTTGAATTTACTCCAGAGGCCGCGACTTTATTTGACACAATAGCACAATTAGAGATTCCATTACTAGTTAAAAGTGCGGATTTACCTGCCTATACCTTAGACGTACAAACACATAATCAATATAATAGACAAACACAAAGTCATCATAAATTTAATTACCAGCCTATAACAATACGTTTCCACGATGATACAAAAGAAGTAATTAGAGAAATGTGGCATAAGTATTACATTTACTATAATGCAGATCCCACATATAGTTTAGATGGAAATGCGTACACTACAAGTGACAAGTATGCAAATAGGACTCAACAACAATGGGGACTACAACGCGGAAACAAAAGATTTTTTAAAAACATTAAAATTTATAGTATGCAAAATCATAAGTTTGGTGAATACACGCTTGTAAATCCAATTATTACTAGTTTTTCACATGATCAACATGCTTATGCTAATGGCGGATTAATGGAAAATACAATGCAATTAGCATATGAAACTGTAAAATATGCTACTGGTTTTGTAAATAACATAAATCCAAGAGGATTTGGTGATATACATTATGATGTAGAAAAAAGTGATTTAAGTGCTACAACAATAGCTGATGATACTGCATTTATAGACGGCACACTAACCAGTGTTACATCGCAACGTGCTACTGATTTATTTGATGGAAATGTTATAGGCACAATTACAGATGCAGAAATAATATTCAATCAAACAAAAAATCCAAATGGACTAAATGTGTTCGAAGAGACACTTAATATTTTTGCTAATAATTTAATATCAGGTAAAAAGCCAACAAGTAATATACTAGTTCCTATAACAGGCGAGGCTGAAAAAATTGCAAACAACTATGCTCTGTCTATCGAAAAAGGAATTATTAGCACTATTACTGGAAAAAATCAAAACATACAAAATAATACAAACAGTAATAGAGTTATTACCGATAATGTAGTTACTAGTGGAGGCGTCAATATAGGTAATGCAAATAACACTAGACGTGTAAATTCTGTTAATGTCGGTGGAAATACAACCAAAATTCCTGCAGGTACTGGAACAGTCAGTAAGCCAATACATATAAGCGATTTAAAACAGTATAGTAAAAAAAGTAGACTACAAACTCCATTAGACGGAATAATTTAATGTCACAAGATACTAACTTACCATTAATAAATCCAGTAGATAATTTTGATCAGAGAGTTCAAGATTATTTTACAAACTATTTTACTAATCAAATTAGTATGACAGACAATGAGTTTGAAGCAGCAAAAAGTTTTTTTATTGCTAGGACAAAAAATCCAGATGCGGCAGCAGCACTTACTGCAGCCGTTATAGAAGCAGCAAATGAATTGAACATAAACATCATAGATATAATAAAAGAATTTGACGATTCAAATTTAAAAAGTGCAATTCCTACATTTTTAAATCTTAGTAGACGTACATCAAGTTTACTAGGATACGAACAAAATATTAAACCTAATGAGAATATAGCCCGCCAAGTGGAGGCATAAATGTTTAGTCGTAACAAATTTGCTAACGGCTTATACGAAATGAAAAATCCACAAAAGTATAGTGGTAATAAATCTCCTCGATATAGAAGTGGATGGGAACATGCATTTATGCGTTTTTGTGACAATCATCCTAGCGTAGTAAATTGGGCAAGTGAAGCAATACAAATACCTTACCGCAATCCGCTAACGGGAAAAGGTACTGTATATGTGCCAGATTTTGTTGTAATGTATCAAGATAAAAATGGTAAAAAACATGCTGAATTAATTGAGGTAAAACCAAAATCGCAGACAGTGTTGACTGAAAAAACCCGCAAACAGGAGAAAATTGCAATAGCAGTAAACCACGCAAAATGGGAAGCAGCGGCTAAATGGGCCAAGCATAAAGGTTTACGTTTTAGAGTTGTCACTGAAGAAGATATTTTTCATAACGGTAAACGATAACTAAGTATTAATAAAATTAGGAAATCTAATGACAAAAAAACTTGAAGAATTATTCAATGTTGAAGTCAACGAAGAAATGCCTTTAACAAAAGAAGAAAATGCTAAAGTAGTAGATACTATTACTGCAGATGATATTCCTGAACTACAAACGGCAATGGAAAATGTAGATAAAATTGATGCAGCTTTGCCTAGTGTAAGAGAACTTGGCACTAGTGATAAAGAGATGGATGATATTGCTGACTTAGCAAAAGATACGTTTAAGGATCTGATGGACCTCGGTATGAATGTTGAAGCACGTTTTAGCGGAGAAATTTTTAACAATGCAAGTCGTATGTTAGATACTGCACTAAATGCAAAACAACATAAAGTAAATAAGAAATTACGTATGGTGGATTTACAAATAAAAAAAGCAACACTTGATGCAAAACTTGCAAAACAAGCATATGATCGAGGGGAAGATACGGAAGATGGACAAGGTCATGCTATAGATCGTACCCAACTATTACAAGAAATACTAGGACGTGATACACACGAAAAGGAATAAATACACACATATAAAAAGGATTGTAAGATGAAAAGTTTTAAGAGTTATCTAGTAGAAAATGAACAAACATATAAGTTTCGTTTAAAAATTGCAGAGATGTTAGATGATGAAAGAATGGACGCTCTAGAATCTGCACTTGAAAAGTATGAAGTTGCAAGTATTAGCAAACCTAAAAAAACTCCAATACAAGAACACCCCATGGATTTTCAAACACTTAATAATGCTGAAGTGTTTATTATGGATGCAGAACTAAAATATCCAGTAACTGCAAATTCTTTGTATGAATATATTACTCAAGTAGTTGGAGTTCCAGCAAGCCATTTGGTAGTAATTAATAGCGATCATCCTGAAGAAATTGCAAGAGAAGAAGCAATAAAAGAGCAGGATGCAGAATATATTTCTAAATTAGAAGATCCTGATTACAAAGATGCCAAAGATGTAAAAGCATCGGATTCTTTTGGTGACGAATACAATGGCAATATGCTAAAGGGTTTAGAGACTCGTAAGTATGAGTTTGAAGCAAAAGGAAAGTAAATGCTAGATTTATATAAAGCAATAGAATCATTACGCAAAATTAATGAAGAAGTTGAAAAGGTAGACGAACGTGTAACTTACCGTACTCTTGCAAAACTTAGTGGAATAAAAGACCCGAATAAGATAAGCATTGGACAAAAAGTAAAACTGCCAAACGGCAAAAGCTATACTGTAAAAAAAGGTGATACACTAAGTGGTATCGCAGAAAAATATAGATTACTTAATAAAGAAATAAAAAAACAACCAAAAAAAGAACCTAAAATAGATAATCCTATGGCTCCACCGGAGACAATATCTCAAAAGAATTCTCCAGGCAATCCATTTAGTCCTGATAAAAAGATTAAACCTAGTATTGATAAAAGATTAATGCCTATTACGCCTTTAAACAGGTATGCTTTAAACAAGGACAATACTTACAAACCTATAACACCTAACTTACAACCTGATAAAAATAATAAACCTTCATTTTTAGATAGAATGCAAAAAGGGTTTAATAAATTTGTAGGTAATTTGAAAAATGATCCTCAATTTGACAAGATAGGTAAGGACCAACAAAAGAAATATGGCGGACTTGATCAAAAGATTAATCCTAAGACATCTAACAAAACAGCAAATAAAAATATGATTAAACGCATCACAGGTGCTAACACGTAAGGAAAGAAAATGCCTATAGTAATTAAACCAAAAATGAGTAAAATGGACAAAATGGGAGCCGGCGGAATGGACATTGGTCGTACACCTTCTCTTAATCGCCAAGATTACGATAAACCAGGAATAGAAAAAAATCCTACACTAAAAAAGAAAATGAACAAAATGGCAGGCAAGATGGAGGACATGCGTGAGTACATGGATATACTTGATGATATAGAAGAGGATACGCTTGATGAAGGCTCAGTCAAAGATATGATGCAGGATGTTGAAGAGGGTATGACTAAAGAAGAGTTTGAAAAAGCATATCCGGGTATGGGTAGCCAGTATGATAAAATTAAAAAAGAAATTATGGACAGACAAGACGAAGATACTACAACAGAAGAAGTAGTAGACGAAGGCAAAGTAAAAGATATGATGATGGCTTGGACTGAAAAGTATTCAAACTATATAGGAAACAACGGAGATCCGTTACCTCAAGGTTATGTCCAATGGGCAACTAATAGCGGAATAACAACCGATGCTATGGAAACAAATGAAGTCGATGCTATGATGAAAAAATACGGTGAAGATAAATTTGAAGAAGACCCAATGGCATTTATTGATGAAATGCCTATTACTAAAGCATATATGAATGAATTAGTAAAAATTACAGGCACTGACGATATAGAAGACAATGCAGAGACAATTGAAATGTTTATTGAAAGTGATACAACTGAAAATATAGATATAGAAGTAGAAGAAGATTGTGGATGCGACCAAGAAGCAGTAGACGCAATGGTATCAGTACCAGTACAAGAACTACAAGATATATTACAACTAGCAGGTTATGAAAACTACGCAGAAAAAATTGCTGAGTATGCCAATGAGCCTGCAGAAGATTATATGAGTCCAGAAGATCAACTTATTGGATTAAGTGGCGGATTAAATAGACCTAAGAAAAGTTATCCAGCAAGTGCACCTGGTGATAATCCAATGGATCAAGAACCACGTGAAGTTGAAGAAACTATGGAAGCAGTAGAAGAAAAACTTTACAAAAGTTACAAAGATTTCTTAGAAGAAGCAGAAATTACAAATAAAGACTAAGTTCTTCCTGTAATAATTTATGAATATAGCGGTGTCCGTCATTATTAGGATGTAAGTGATCCGCTATATATTTTGACTTAGCGTTTTCATTAGTTCCTGTAGCACCTAATTTCTCACACATACCTGGCACACAATCAACGTGGATATATCTTAAACTATTTACTTTACAAGTCATTTCAACTATGTGTCTTGGATACCATGTGTGTAGTTTTTCAACATATCCATCACGTTCATGTTGATTGACTAGATAATCTCTACAACTATCTAGCAATGCACTACCAGGTTTTTTCCCTTGTATATAATTCATATGCTCCCATTGTTGTGTTCTATTGTTGAACCAACTTTGTCTGTTTGGGTGACTCCATCCGAAAATAATAAAATCCTTTGGCGTGATATCTTTATATGTTTCACAAAATTTTAAAGCAATATGAGGATTACTTGCACTACTTTCACTAAGTTGTATAAACTCAAAATTAAACTGTTCTGCTATTAGTTGTCCATAACAAATATCAGCTTCTTCGCCTAAACTTACACTACAACCATATTGAAAAAGTTTCATATTACATACTACTTTAATTGAGACATAAATATTTATATGAGATTTATAAGGGACGAGTATGTAACGGTTTTTCGTGAATGTTTAATCGAAACTAGTCGACAAGAAGGCTTTACATTGCCTGAAGATATAGAAGCATATGTAGCTATTCTCCTCGGCTCGTTTATAGACGATCCGGACTTTTTACCCAGTCCTACTTTTACTGAAGCATACATAAAAGGAACAATGCCACCTAAAGATTTAGCAGATGTTTGTTTATTTGTAAGAGGAGTATTTCCTAAATATGGTGATAAAAACTATCTTACTACCATAGGAAAAAGTAGTTATGATAATGCAAGTAGGCAATTACGTATGACTATGTTTGAAGATATTTCAAATAATTTTGAGACAGTAGTAAAAGTAATACGTATAAGTACTAGACCTGCAAAACTATATTTTAAGGATGTTACATGGTTAAACCACTAGATCAAAATTTAACAAAAAAAGCATACAAAAAAGAAAAGTTTTCAAAAGAACAATTAGCTGAATTTGCAAAATGTGCTCATCCTAAGACTGGTGTATTCTATTTTTTGAATAATCATTTTGCTATTCAACATCCGACTCAAGGACGTATGCAATATAAAGCATATGAGTATCAACATAAATTATTAGATATATATCATAATTACAGATTCAACATAAACATGTTGCCAAGGCAGACAGGTAAAAGTACAACTGCTGCAGGTTACTTATTATGGTATGCAATGTTTGTACCAGATAGTGTAATACTAATTGCGGCACACAAATACGCTGGAGCTCAGGAAATTATGCAACGTATACGCTATGCTTATGAACTTTGTCCGGATCATATACGTGCCGGTGTTACTAGTTATAATAAAGGGAGTATAGACTTTGATAATGGTAGTAGAATTATAGCACAAGCAACCACAGACAATACAGGAAGAGGTATGTCTATTACATTACTATACTGTGATGAGTTTGCATTTGTTAGACCTAGCATTGCTAAGGAATTTTGGACAAGTATATCACCTACACTAGCAACAGGTGGATCTGCAATTATTACAAGTACACCTAACAGTGATGAGGATCAGTTTGCAACTATATGGAGAGATGCAAATAAGACATATGATCAAAATGGTGTTGAGCAAGATTTAGGTGTAAATGGATTTAAACATTTTCAAAGTTATTGGTGGGAACATCCAGATAGAGATGAGGAATGGAAAGCAGAAGAATTACAACGGATTGGCGAAGAACGTTTTAGACGTGAACATGAATGTGAATTTATTATTTACGATGAAACACTAATTGACAGTTTAGCATTAACAAATTTACGAGGTATGGAACCATTATATAGACATGGTACAGTACGTTGGTATAAAAAAATAAATCCAAAAATGACTTATCTTGTAGGGCTAGATCCTAGCTTAGGCACCGGAGGAGATCCTGCGGCAATAGAAATATTTGAAATACCTAGTATGGAGCAGGTAGGAGAATGGAGCCACAATAAAACACCTATTCCACAACAAATACGTATAATGGTAGATATTAACAAATATTTGTTGGACGAAGGTGTAGATACTATGAACATATACTATAGTATGGAAAATAACACAATAGGAGAAGCCGCTTTACAAAGTGTGGCAGAGATAGGGGAAGAAAATATTCCAGGTATCTTTTTAAGCGAGCCAAAAATCCATGGTAACAGTCGAATGTATCGTAGAGGATTTAACACAACACACCGTAGTAAAATTAGTATATGTAGTAAGTTTAAAACACTTGTAGAAACAGATAAAGTCAAAGTAAACAGTAAAATGTTACTAAGTGAAATGAAAAGTTTCATAGCAGCCGGTAATAGTTTTAAAGCTAAAGCAGGCGACACAGATGACTTGGTAATGAGTACTTTACTTGTAATGCGTATGGCTCAAACACTAAAAAACTATCATCCAGAACTTGAAAATCATATACGAGACGGAGACGACTTTGACCAAGAGCCTATGCCATTTATTATGATATAGGATAAATACGTGTATGCGAAGTATAGAAAACATATCAGAAGAACTGTTTGATAAGATACGTAGTCGTGTGGCTAACATTAAATTAGGGGACAGTGAAGGCAATGTTACTACAGATCCTAATCAAGCAAGATTTTTTGAATTTAATTTTAAGCACAGAGATTTGCCAGTTGGTGCAGTAACTATTAGTTTAAATGAAGAAGGAAAATTACAAGTTTATTTTCCTAATAGCATAGTAGAAGATGCTGATAGTAGTACTGCAGATGCTTGGTATGGATTTTTAAAAGAACTAAGCAAATTTAGTGCAAGAAATATGTTAAACTATGAAACACATAATGTAACAAAAGAGAGACTTGATAAAAAAGATTACAAGTTTTTAACACAACGTAACCAGGACGAAGTTATGGAAAACAGACTACATGGCACTAGCCAAAAAAGTTTCCTAGAACAAGGAAAAGCAAAGCTCATTATTAAGCATAACAAAACAGTAGATGAAACAAAAATGGGTGCAAGAAGCAGAAACATAAGTGCTATCTACATTGAAAATAGTCAAGGCGAACGCTTTAAATTTGCAAATAATTATCTACCTGGCGCAAGAGCAATGGCGAGACATATCTCAAATGAAGGCTATACACGTGACGAGCGTGGTACACATATTGTAGAAATTATGCAAGAAATGCAACAATTAAAACAGTTTGTACGTAGTGCAAAATCCAATAATTACGTTAGTGAAGACGCAAAAGAAGTTATAGAAGCAGCTACAGATAGATACTATGGACTAAAAGATACACTTAAAGCAATTAGTAGTGCAAATGGTTACAACAAATATTTTGAAAATTGGGTACCCGATGTAATCGAAGTAGAAGAAAATGATATTGAAGATTTAAAAACAAAACTTACACGTCAAGTATTTGATGATCGTATGGTAGATAGTTTACCAGCAGTACACAGAGCACTAAGTTTAAAAAAGGAAGCAAAGATGGATAAGGATAACTACAACCCAGATGATTATCCTCAGGATATAGAAAAACGTAGCGAAAAGGATCTAGATTCTGAAGTGGCCGGTAGGGCGAACGATGTTGCATCTTTAGCAAATAGTTCTGAAAATATAAAAGTATTTAAAAATGAAACAGACGAACAAGAACTAAAAAATTATTTTAACATAATGAAAAATAGTGATATGCCAACTGCTAACAAAAATCGTAATTTGGTGATTAATGTTATAGAATATATTTCTAATAATCATGTAGATGATGCAATGGGTAATGTACTAGGTGGCATAAACTATGATGATGAAAAACAATACGCAGCCGCAATAAAAATTACTAAGAAGTATTTACAAGGTAAAGTAGATATAGTTGACAGAGCTGCTAAAAAAGATTTATATGGTAAAGAGAAAAAAGAAGATGTAACATTTGAAGCATACGAGCAAGGACTCAATATGATTACAGAAGGCACATGGGCTTTACCAACTACTGATGAAGAAGTAGCCAAGATGAATAAGTTGATGCAAAATCCTATACCATTAGGTGATGGCGGGGAAGATGCTATTAACGCAATTGCTTTTGCATTTGGTGATGATACATTGTATGACGATTTAGGAGATGCCGGTGATAAAGATCCAGCTGGAGATGCCAGACCAGTCATACAGAAATACTTAGATACTGTAAAAGGAACTTTTGGTGTCGAATATGACAAATACTTGTCTGCTATAGCAGATGCAAACAGACCGGGACAAATGGAATTAGATCTAGATTATGATAATACTCCGGAAGGTATTGAACAAGAAGCAGTAGAAGAAGGTAAACTTAATCCAGGACTTCAGGCATTTTTAGATAAGAAAAAAGGCAAAGATTCTGATGATAAAGAAGATGACAAAGAAGATAAAAAAGAATCAGTAGAAGAAGTAGATGAAGTGGCGGAAAGCATTGCAAAAATGAAAGCAATGGCAGGCGTAGGGTCAAAGGCGAGGAGCAACCACGGCATACATGAAGGCGAACAAGGCTATCAAATAACACCGAGAAGTATAGTAGCAAGACAGATGCGTAAACTACAAGACATCGACCGAAGCAAATAGGCACATAAAAAATTTATAAAAAAGGCATCACTTTGTATGCCTTTTTTTATTGACTTGATAAATAAAGTAGCATATACTATGTAATATAGTATGTGAATAGGCACATACAAGGCTAAACAATAGGCACATTTAAGGAGAAAATAATGGCAACATCTTTGGCAGAAATTAGAGCAAAACTAAAATCACAAGAATCTCGTAGTGAGAGATCCGGCGGCGGCGACAACGCAATTTTCCCACATTGGAACATACCTGAAGGAGCAACGACAGCAGTTCGTTTCTTACCTGATAACGATCCTAATAACACATTTTTTTGGGCTGAAAGGCTTATGATTCGTTTACCATTTAGTGGTGTAAAGAACGATTTAAATAGTAAACCTGTGGTAGTACAAGTACCATGTGTTGAAATGTTTGGAGAAACTTGTCCTGTATTAACAGAAGTACGTGGTTGGTTTAAAGATTCAAGTCTCGAGGAAATGGGTAGAAAATATTGGAAGAAACGTAGTTACATCTTTCAAGGTTTTGTGAACGAAAATCCTCTACAAGAGGACTCACCTGAAAACCCAATAAGAAGATTTGTAATCTCACCTAGTATCTTTAACTTAATTAAAGATGCACTTATGGACCCAGACATACAAGAAATGCCAACAGACTATACTGCTGGTTTAGACTTTCGTATTACTAAGACTACAAAAGGACAGTATGCAGATTATAGTACAAGTAAATGGGCTCGTAAAGAGACAGCACTAACAGAGTCGCAAATGTCAGCCATTGAGACCTATGGTCTTAATACATTATCAGACTATCTTCCTAAAAAACCTACAGAAGTAGAATTGCAGTGCATTAAAGAAATGTTCGAAGCAAGTGTAAATGGACAGGCCTATGACGTTGAACGTTGGGGTCAGTATTATCGTCCATATGGTATAGATGCTCCAGCTGGTTCCTCAACCTCTAGTACGTCAACTGCGACAGCACCTACTACTGTAACACCTGCTCCGGCAGCACCGATTATAGAAACTGCTCCGGCTCCAGTAGCAACACCAGCAGAGATGGGTGCTACACCTATTCCTGCTCCGCAGACTGAAACAGTAACGGCTCCCCCAGCGCCAGTAGCAGAGGGCGGTGAAAGCAAAAGAGCAGAAGACATTTTAGCAATGATCCGTAATAGACAATCTTAATAATTAAGGGGTGGCAATGTCACCCCTATATTAAAAGGACTATGTAATGAACTTTAATTTAGTTTTTACTAAAAGCGGTGATATGATTGAACTTAATACTCATAATCCACCTTTAGTAGAATATTATTTTGAATCTATCACTAAGTCTAGCAAAAATAAATTTAATATTAGTTGTGATAATTTAATGACTAGTTTAGAATATCTTGGAGAGTGTTTGTTAGAAATAAATGAATACTTTGTGGACAAGTTTAACTTTAGTCATTTCACCGAATTTGTAAATATTAGATTATATAATCAAGACGTGTTAAACAAATTACATATGGTTTGGGTCAAGTTTCAATTGCAACATGCAAAAATTAATACAATTCTCCATAAGATAAATCCAGTCCTTTGTCAAAAATTTCGTGATATTAATCAAATCTTACATAATATAGAAAATTTTAAGTTTAAGATTAGAAATTTTGACGCAAAGAATATATGGTCATGCGAAAATATATTTGGTAGTAAAATAACTGATTTCAATAGATACAATGTTAATATAAAATTTAATGATCTAGGCAGACAAACATATGAAAAATGGAAACATTATGATGAGAATATTAATGATATTGACACAGACGATTTTACAACTTTAAGCGGTGAATTAATTTTGAGTATAACTAAAACATATAAACAATCTGCACCTGATGATTATGTATCCTATTGTAAAAATAACAATTTATCAGTTATAGGTAGCACAATTGGATTTGGAAATTTTACTCAACAAATTGAAATAGTACAAGACATCTTGTATAGGAATATGAAAACAGGTTGCAAAGAATTAAAAATAGTAGTATAATAAAAGAATAGGCACACAGGAGTATAATATGGGCAAACCCTTTGACGTAAGTAAATTTAGAAAAGACATAACAAAAAGTATAGATGGATTAAGTATAGGATTTCACGATCCAACCGATTGGATTAGTACAGGAAGTTATGCACTAAACTATCTAGTAAGTGGTGATTTCCACCGTGGTGTACCTATGGGTAAAGTTACAGTGTTTGCAGGTGAATCTGGTGCAGGCAAAAGTTATTTTGCGTCTGGAAACATTGTAAAGAATGCACAAGAACAAGGTATCTTTGTTGTGCTTATTGATAGTGAAAATGCATTAGATGAAAGTTGGTTACAAGCACTTGGTGTAGATACTGACGAAAGCAAATTACTTAAACTTAGTATGAGTATGATAGATGATGTAGCGAAAACTATCAGCACATTTATGAAAGACTATAAAGCAATGCCTGAAGAAGAAAGACCTAAGGTATTATTTGTAATTGATAGTTTAGGTATGTTATTAACGCCAACTGATGTAGATCAATTTGAAGCAGGTAACATGAAAGGTGATATGGGTAGAAAGCCTAAGGCACTTACTGCACTTGTTCGTAACACAGTAAACATGATTGGTAGTTACAACGTAGGTATGGTATGTACAAACCATACATATGCTTCGCAGGATATGTTTGATCCAGATGATAAAATTAGTGGTGGACAAGGCTTTATATATGCAAGTAGTATTGTTATTGCTATGAGAAAATTAAAACTAAAAGAAGATGAAGACGGAAATAAAACAACAACTGTAAACGGAATAAGAGCGGCATGTAAAGTAATGAAGACTAGATATGCAAAGCCGTTTGAAGGTGTACAAGTTAAGATTCCTTACGAAACAGGAATGAATAAGTATAGCGGATTACTTGAACTGTTTGAGGCAAAAGGCTTACTTACAAAACAAGGTAATCGTTTGAAGTATACAACAACTACAGGTGTAGAAATGCTAGAGTTCCGAAAAGCATGGACAGGAGATAAACTTGAAGTAATTATGCAGGACGTTTCTGCACAAGATGGACTAAGTATAGATGAAGTAGTTGACGGACACGGAGATGTCCATGAGAATATAAAACAAGCAGACTCAGAAGTAGAGAAAGAAAATGGAAGCATCAGTTAAACTTATATATGAAATTTTAAAACAATATATCCCTGCAAAAGAACTTCAACATGCAACTGATCAACTTGTAGACGATTTACAAGAGGTTTTAGATGAAGAAGATCTTATTAAACTTGGTGGTATAGATGAATACATGAAAAATAGTGTAGACGAAATTGTTGGTGAAGTTGACGAAGACGAATATGATGATTACGAGGAAGAGGATTTGTATTGAGCCAGTGGTACAATAGAGTTGTAAATAATATTGCTGATATACCAGGCTTTATAAACTTCTATGAAAGCGAATTGGAAGAAGCAAAACGTGAATGCAATGTTAAAGGGATCGTAGAAAAAAATATTACTGCGTTGCCTGGTATTACAGAACATAGATTTAATCAGTTACAAGAAATAGAAGCAGTGCTTAATTTTTTAAATATACAATTACGTAAGATAAGGCGGAAGCATTTTCAAAAATATTTAGAAGGATATGCTCGTGCATTGACTAGCCGAGACGCAGAAAAGTATGTGGACGGAGAAGACGAAGTAATTGACTTTGAAACTATAATTAATGAAGTTGCACTACTAAGGAATAGATGGTTAGGCATAATGAAAGGCTTAGATACTAAACAATGGCAAATGGGTCACGTAGTAAGATTACGTACTGCTGGTATGGAAGATATTCGAATTGACTAATCAAGTAGCAAATTGGGATAACAAACTAAGTCATCAACATAGTCTAAATGCATTAAATTTACTAGATCAATTTGATGACTTTAAAGTAAGTATAAAACATATGGCTGACTTTGGTTGTGGAAATGGACAAGACCTTGAGTTTTGGGCTAATATGCATACGTGGGAAGAAGACGGAACTCCGGGTCCAAAACTAAATTTTAATTGTGTAGGTTTTGATTTACATACGAAAAACAATGTGCCAAGTCGCAAAAATATACAGTATAAGAGCCACGATTTTAATACAAGTGATACAATTTGGAGTGTACCTTTTGATGTGGTTTGGTGTCATAATCTAATGCAACATATATATAGTCCCTTAGAATTCCTAGGGCGTGTTAATAAATCAATGTCTATAGGTAGTATGTTATATTTATGTGTACCAAGTACAGTAAGTATGTACCATAATAGATTTCAAAATTATACTCCTTCACAAAATTACAATACTTTTACAGTTACACAAATTTTGTATTTGTTAGCATTAAATGGATTCGACGTAAATGATTTTTATTTACAAAAAGAAAAGTATAGTGATATAATACAAGTGCTAACATATAAAGAAAGAGATATATTAGACTACAAGACTTCCTGGTACGAAATTGCTGATTTAGGATTACTTAACGATAATTTAAAAGAAATAGTAATGAGTAACAATATACTGTCTGATCAAGGCATAGTGACTAGATGGTTAGATGGAACAGTATATGATTATAGGTGGCATACTTAATAAATATATTTAAATTTTCTAATGGAGAAGCTAGGTGAAGAAAATTTTAAAAAATAAAAGATGTAAATACCTACATGTCAAAGTACTGAAAACAACAAAAAATTATGAAGTAGTCTTATCTGGCGCTGAATACCCTTACTGGAAAAAAACACTAAAAACTGTAGATGAAAAATTAGTTGAAGAAACTTACTTACGATATAGATTACATGCTTTTTTATTACAGTGGTTACCGCCGAGATTATGTTACAATCTAGTACACAGTCTTAACTAGCTAATGGATCCCAACGACGTATATCTTCCTCAGATAGCAACTCGCTAGGCCCTTTCCAAATTTCAATTATATGTGCTGGTTGATTACTATCATTATAGCCACGATGCCAAGTACCTAAAGGAATATCTATAGGATTTTGTACTTGTAATGTATGCACTGCTGGATCAATTGGCATGCTCCTATGACTAGTTAATATTTTTGCTGTGCCGGATACTAAATTCCAGGTTTCACTTCTGTTTTCATGCTTTTGCATTGATAGTTTACTATTTGGATTTATTACTAATTCTTTTACACGAAAGCCATCGCCATTATATAAATTTCTATAATGCCCCCACTCTCTTGTAACTTTAGGAGCAGTCCAGTCCTTTAAGATCCAACTACTACTATTCGCCTTATTATCTCCACCTACACCATAAGCAAATTCTATCCTTTTATCTTTGATCCACTCTTTGTGTTCAGGACAATTACCTTGTACACGATCACCACCATTTGCAAATATAATTTTACGAAAGTTGTACTGTGTAACCATTTTAAGAATTGCTCCGTTAGCAGTATCATCGTTATCATCAAAACTAATACATCTATCTACACAACTTAGTTCTTGAACAATATTGCTACGTTCTTTAAATGGCATAAACGGTCTACCTTTTTTACGTTGTAACCAATCATCACTATTAACACCAACATACAGTTTACCTCCATACTTTGCTAATTCTTTAGCTGCTTTAAAATATGCAATATGTCCACTATGTAATGGATCAAATCCTCCTGTAACTAATACGCATGTTGTCATTAAAGTTTTTCCCTTATCCTTAGCCATTGTGTTCCAATTTCATGTGGAAACCATTCTATATAACTCATTTTGTTAATCCAATTTGCCCTATCTGGTTTACTTAACCATTCATTCATTTCAGTACCCACTTCGTATGCCAAACTATGTTCGCTTACAATTGCTGGCACACCCGCTATTACACTACTAATTCCTGCATTACTACTATAACTTATAGTACAATGAGTATGCTTTAACATATGTTCTAAGTCAAAACTATCATAAGTTTGTTGTATGTGCTTAGGTATATTCCACGTAACGCCTTGTTTTTTGTACCATTCACTATCACATGCCCAATGTAATCCTTCTCTAAATCGAGGATGACTACGTACTACTATTGGTTTGTCTGTATATTTTCTTACTTCAGTAATAGTATTTTTATAATATGTATCCATGTCTGGCATACCAATCCATTGTTGACTATGTCCGTGTTGACCGCATATTAATACATATTCTCCTTCTTCTTTCCAACGTTGTAGTACTATTCCAAATTTACTTAATCTGTCGCTAGGCATATAGTCTTCTACTGCAAAGTCTGCATCTCTGTTGATACCATTTATACCTAATTTCCAAGTACCATTACGTATAAGGCCCCCTACCTCAATGACTACTACAGGTTTATTTTGTTCTCTATAATGATCCCATACTCTCTTATTACCAGCCATCTTGCCATACCATAGTACACTCCATATAAGAGCAACATCAGCATCCATCGAACTGGTTACTAGTTCGTCTGTTTTGCCTATTGCTTCTATTAATTGTGGATAAACTTCGTCTGCGTTGCTTGGTAAATTATTTGGAAAGTGAGATATTTTCATTGCAGATTAAATCCTTATAAATAGTTATATGCGTACTTTATCAGTATTTACCTCCTGGCACAAGACGGGATACAAAAAATATGGAAAAGCATTTATTGAAGGATATAATAATTTCTGGCCCAAAGAGGTGCCTCTTACAATATATGCAGAGGATCACGTACCTGAAACTAATAATAATGACATTACTATTTTAGATCAAAGAAATACACTACCGGATCTTAAGGCATGGCAAGAACGACATAAAGACAATCCACATGCACATGGATATAACAAAGATAAGAGTAAAAAAAGTTTTTTATGGGACGCAAGTCGATTTGCAAATAAAACTTTTGCACTATGGCACTTTGCAAAAAACTGTGGTACAGATATTTTTATTTGGTGTGATGGTGATGTTAGAACACATACTCCAATGAATGTTGACTTTCTACATAGTCTAGCACCAAATGAAGATCAACTAGCAACATATTTAGGACGTAGGACATGGCCAGAATGTGGATGGATGATGTTTAACAGACACCACTCAAAATTTGATGAATTCATGAATCAATGGCGTTGGATATATGAAAGTGATGATATATTTAATCACGTAGAATATCACGATAGTTTTATATTTGGCGAACTAATTGAGGATTTTAAATCAATGGGTGTGCAAATGAATGACCTTGGAGGTCCTGATAAAGGCGGACATATTTTTATAAACAGTCCACTAGGAGCCTATATGGATCATCTAAAAGGCTTTAGAAAAGAAGTTGGAAAAAGCCTTGCAGGCGACTTAGTAGGAGGATTTGCACATCATAGCAATCCGCATTGGCATGATTTAAGACAAGTCACAAAGCAACAGATTCGTGCAGAAAAACTAAAAAATCCACATGAATATGACGCGGCACAACAACAAAAGTCTAATGGTGTAATAAAATGGAAGGACAAATAATGGAGCAATCATTACTTTACAAATGGGTAGCATTAATAACAGTTACTTTTTTTGGATTTTTTATATTACATATGTTCGACTTATGGACTGCATTATATGATGCTGATAAAACAAAAATTAGTTTTTTAGTTATATTAGTATGGTTAATAAGTTCAGCATTTGTATTATATAAAATATTTAAACCTAAAGAAGTTTATGACGAGATGCTATGGTTTACTGCTGAAAGCATGATCACTTTAGGTCTTATCGGTACGGTAAGTGGTTTTTTAATCATGCTATATTCATCCTTTGAAGGAATAGATGTAACTAGTACAGAATCCTTAACCCAATCATTAGGACAAATGGCAACAGGAATGAGTACAGCTTTAACAACCACTTTAGTTGGTTTAGGAAGTAGTTTAAATTTAAAATGTCAATTAATGATATATGAAGGTCATTATGCCAAGAAACACTAAACGTTACTTAACAACCTTTGGATTTATAGATCTACTTTTTAATATGCTAGTAGGTTTTGTGTTTTTATTTTTTATTGCTTATATATTAATAAATCCAATAGCAGAAGATGGAAAAATTGACCCACCCGATGTAGCAATGTTAGTAATAGATTGGGATGATAATAGTAAACTAGATGTAGACATTTGGGTTAAGGATCCTAAAGGAAATATATTAAGTTTTACGAAAAAAACACATCCGGGTATGCATTTAGAAAAAGATGATATAGGTGGAGGAAATGATACATTTCAAGGAAAAATTGTTTATACTAAAAATCAAGAAGTAGTACACTTTACTAATTTATTTGAAGGGAAGTATCTCGTTAATTTACATATGTATGCAACACATGGTGGAGTTTTGCCTGCTGATGTTATTGTAAGATTTATGACTGTAAAAAGATATAAGTATTTAGGAGACATTATTATACCTTTATCTAAAAAAGGACAAGAAGCAGGTGTTATGGCTTTTTATGTTGATGATAAAGGAAATATTGTAAAAACAGTATGGCAGAATAATATATCGATTATTAATCGTAGTATGGTAGGAGATCCAATGTAATGTTTAATCTAGACTGGTTTGATACTTGGATATATCATATTATAGGATGGCCTGTGCTAATTTTATTACTATGCATATGTATATGGATTAGAGTAAATTGGAAGATTGCAATAATTTTACTACCAGCAAGTTTTATTGCTCTTGCATTTTTAACAATTGATATTGAAAAAATATTTGGAAGACCTTATCCTGCTTTACCTAAAGGTGAATGGTCATATCTATATCATACAGAAACTTCGAAGAGTATTGAACTTTTAGTGTTAGATAAGCAAGGCACAAGATTATATAGTATCAAACATACAAAGGAAAATAGAGAACAACTTGAAAAAATGTCTAAACGTCAATCAGAAACTGGTGTTCAACAGATGGGCCAATTTAAGACAAAAAAAGAAGGACATGGACAAAGTACAGATAAAACTGAACTAATATACTATGATTTTCCGCACACTAAGTTTTTAAAAAAATAAGGGAGACAAAACATGAGATCATATTTACCTATAGGAATATTAGTGGCAGTTTATTTGGCTATTTTTGGACTAGGAATGTTTAAAAATGTACAAGCAGGCGAATGGAATGAAAAACCTGTTATGTGTGAAAATAAAGATGTAGCATTAGAAGCCATACATGCTAAAGGCGAGATACCTATAATTACAGGAATACAAAGTACAAAGGTACGTGATAAAGATGGATTATCAGATATTCCAGCACACATTCCTTTACAGATATTTGTAAATATAAAGACAAAGACGTTTAGTATTACCGAATATCATCCCTCATATGATAGTATATGTATAATTGGATACGGTGATGACTGGACCCAATTAGGAGAGAAGTCATGACTAATTGCTTTCATTTAGCAATTGAAGGAGGAAACTTAGAAACAACTTTACCATTTTATACAGATGTATTAGGTTGTGAACTAGGACCAAAAGAAGAAGGCAAATGGCAAGATATAGACTTTTGGGGTAATGAATTAACATTACATGAAACTACACCAAGAGCTACGAAGTCTGAAACTAGAGAAAGACATAATGTTGATATGGGAGCAGTCTGTGTGCCACATTTTGGTGTGCATTTACCATGGGATATATATGTAAAAGTAAAAAGTAAAATTGAAGCATCTATTGGATTTTACGATAATCCTTACATTAGATTTGAAGGTAAGGATACACAACAAGAAACATTTTTTGTTGAAGATCCAAATTATAACATGCTTGAAATAAAAAGTATACAAGGAACATATTATGAATAATCTTAGCGTTATACAAAATGTAAAAGTAGTAGAACAAGACCCTTATCCTTTTGTTTGTGTTGAAGATGCACTACCAGAAAATTTATATAAAGAACTTGCAGATTCATTTCCAGAGGATTTGGTTTGTAGTACATCACCGCATGATGGTGGTATAACTTATAGATATAAAAGTAAAGAATGTGCAGTTGAAGCACCTCCGCCCATATGGCAGGATTTTTTTGCATATCATACGAGTCAAGAATATTTCAAAGAATGTATTAAATTATTCGAACCAAGCATAATGAAATCTTATCCACAATATCAATACTTACTAAATGCAGACAATGTTACTACCAGAGATGTAGATAACAGTGGACAGTATGTAACTGATTGCCAATTTGTTGTACATGAGCCTGTAGATCAAACAGGTACAAGTAGAACACCGCATGTTGACAATCCTGTGGAAATATATGCTGGTTTGTTATATATGAAAAAACCTGAAGATAATGCAACAGGCGGAAACTTTACAATCCATAGACAAATAAACGAAATAAAACAAGTAAACAAAAGTTTAGGTAGACAAGTAGAGGACAATGTACATGAGGAAGTTACACAAGTGCCTTATAAGCAAAATAGCTTTTGTATGTTTTTAAATGTTATGGGCAGTATACACAGTGTCACTCCAAGAATAGAACCTACTGAACGTAGACGTAGTATCAATATCATTGGCGAATTTAATGGCAATGGTAAGATGTGGAAAGTAAAAGAAATTAAGCGATGAGATATGCCATTGGCAAAGTAAGTGGCGTATTCATCGGTCCTGAAAAAGCAATTAAGTTTTTTGGACTACGTAAAAAAGGTGTTAAACCTACACGTGGCACACTACGTGAATGTTACGAACGCGAAGTAGAGTGCTTACGTAGACTACAAGGATATCCAGGATTTCCAATACTACATGCCGCAAGAGATAAAGAAATGATTGTGGAAATGGAGAATTGTGGAGAACATTTGTTTAGTACTTGGCATGAGCATAATCTTATGTTATACTTAGATCAAGCAAATCGTATATGCGATGGACTTGAAAAAGCAAACATACAATACTTCTTTGCAGGATTAAATAAGGAACCCTTAAAACCCCCTATTGCATACAATCCTCGCAGTGATGTACCGCTAAGTAATTTATGCATTAAAGATGGTGAATTACATTTGATAGACTTTGAAATGGCAAATCCAAAAGGATTTTTAGAAGATACAATGCATCCTAAAGTTAAGCAATTGTTTAGTAGATATGATCCAGATAATTTTAGAAAATTTTTATTAACAGGATTAAAATATCCGAAAGAAAGTTTTGAAAAAGAAATGTGGAGGAAGATACCTCCTAGTGACCATAAAGAAAAAATATGGAAACGTATGAAAGAAATGAACCCAAGAGAGGCATTTAAATCAATGACACAATACAACATACCAAATCCAAAATATGTAGAAGCATGGAAAAAATATCAAAAACGTTTCGGAATAGATGATGCAATAAATCGTGTAAAGAATATGAAACTAGATCAAATATGCAAAGAATATCATAAATTAGTTGATATAGGTTGTAATGATGGTTATATTACAGAACTAGTAGCACCTATGGTAGAAAGTGCTACAGGTGTTGAGCCACATGTAGAATTACCAAATACTAACACAGTAAAGTGGATAAAACAAACATTTAATGAATTTGTGCAAAATAATACTAAGCAATATGATATACTACTTAGTTTAGCAGTAAGTATTCAATTACGTGACTTTGGAGGATTAACAGAAGACCAAATAGTAGATTACTATTATGACATAGTAGCACCTAATGGTATTGTAGTTCATGAAACGCAGAAGCTAGAAAATAGACCTAATAACATAGATCATACAAATAAAATGATTACTGCATTTAAAGAAAAGTTTAAACAAATTGACCATGGCCCTGCTAGAGCTGGTGGAAAACGAGAATACTATCATTTTTTAAAAGAGGCGTAATATGGCTTTTAATAATATAATGCAACTTGCGACTGCTACACTAGTAAAGCAAGAGTCTTTTACCTCAGGAGCGACTGTAGTAGAGTGGGGTAATCAACGTTTCCGTTATGGCGAAGATTGGTTAAACAAATGCGAACAAGTAAGTGGCCGAACATTACGTAAACCAACACAATATGTATGGGAATACTTTGAGGACTTAGGCTTCAGTGATTACCTTGCAATAGATATTAATACAGAACTACGTAGTATAGCAATGGATTTAAACTTTATACTAAAAGACAAATACAACTATACAAGACAATTTGATTATGTAACAAACAATGGTACCGGCGAACATATATTTGACCAACGCACAGTTTTTGAGAACATGCACAACTTATGCAAAGTGGGCGGTACTATGATAAATGTATTGCCATTTGCTCCGTGGTTTAATCACTGCTTTTATAGTTTTCATCCTGGATTGTTCAGAGACATAGCCGCGGCTAATGGATATAAATGGAAGTTTATGTGGTTAGCAAGGAATACAGGCAAATATATAGATTGTCCTACAGACATAGATAGCTGGACACATTACGAACAAAAGAAGCCGCGTAAGCCATTAAGTCAACTTGAGAAAGCATACGATGAATTACATGATAGAGATGGCGCATCACAAAACATTAGTATAGTAACTGCATACACTAAAACTAAAGATGTACCATTCCAGATACCTTTTCAAGGACGTTACGTAAACGATATTGTAGATGAACTTAAAAGTGAATATAGTAAAGATAATATAGATTTACGTCAATCAGATCATAAGAGTGCAACCTACTAATGTTGCATAGACATCCTACAAAAACTGACAGTAAATGTAATTGGGTAATGGATAGCCTGGCAAAAGGATGGAAAGGCACTGAAGATCACTTCTGGGGATTTATAGGAAGTAATCAAACAAATATAAAAGTATGCAAAGCAACTAAAAGACCTTGGTACTTCTGGGATATGCCATACTACGGCAGATGGTATGATAAAACAAAAGAAGATTTTTATTGGCGTGTCGGAAAAAATCATATTCATTATCGACATACCTTAGATTATCCTAGTGATAGATTTAAAAAATGGAATGTTACACCAAAAGAATACGGCAAAGGTACAAAGATACTTGTATGCCCAAGTAGTGAAACTATGACTAGATATGTAACAGGTTTAAGTGTACAACAATGGTTAGAGTTTATTATTAAAGAATTAGAATTTTATACAGATAGACCTTATGAGATTAGACATAAGCCTAGAGCAAATGGCACTAGTGGTCCTAGTGTAGCGGAAATTCCATTTGCCCAACAAGCACAAGATACGCATTGCGTCGTAACTTGTATAAGTCTATGTGCCCTTGAAGCACAACTATTAGGCATACCTACAATATGTCATAAAGATAGTTTTGCTAGTGATATAAGTAGTTGGCATATAGAATCAATTAACAATCCTAAACGTGTAGATCGTATGCAATGGTTTTATAATTTAGCATACAGTCAATTTACACACAAGGAAATAGAATCAGGACTAGCAGAGGGGATACTGAATGCCTAGATTATATGTATATGATACAAGTAGAAGAATTACAACAAACATTACTATTGCTTTCGCAAGAGGTGTAATTAGATATAATAATAGTGTAAATGGTGCATGGCAAGTTAAACATATGCAAATAGAAAATTATAAAAAAAATGGATTACCTAGTGATATTTTACCCGGCGTAGATGCAGTAGCTACATTAGGTATATTACGTGGCACAGGCAAAATGCTTAAAGAAGCAAAACAAAAAGGTATAGATTATTATTACATGGATCATGCATACTTTAGTCCTGGATATGGAGGTAAAGGGTGGATGCGTATTAGTAAGAACAGTCATACTTGCATATCACTACGTGATGTATCTAAAGATCGTTGGAACGGATTTCATAAACACTATGGATATCAATGTAATAAATGGCAACACAATAGCCAAAGAGGTGAAAATATATTAATACTTCCTCCCACAGGTGCAGTAAGTTGGTTTATGGATCAAGGACCAGACGATTGGTTAGACGGAATAGTTCATAAATTAAAACAGTACTTGCCTCCTGATGAACACTATCGTATTGTAGTAAGACGTAAGCCTAATGAACCTGTAGTAGATGGAGATGGAAACTTACTAGAACTTAAAACATATGATAGCAGTGCTAATGATCAACCTTTGAGCCAAGCACTACTAGATGCACAATGCGTAATAGCTTATAACAGTATGGTTGCTCTAGAAGCTACATTACTAGGAATACCTGTAATAACAAGTGAACAAAGTTGTTGTGTAAGAGTAAGTTACGATATAGACATTTTTAAAAATTCAGCAAAGCCAGAAGAATTTAACACAGAACCTATCAATAGAAAACCGTTACTATATTGGCTTGCACATAATCAATACAAAAAAAGAGAAATAGAAGACGGTACTGCATGGAAGAGGTTACAGGAGAATAATTAGTGGCAAACCCACCTAATCAAGTACTAGCTCGTAAATGGAAAACAATCAAGCGTGTTGCCAAAAGCGAAAGTATAGATAGTGTAATAAAAGATTCTAGAAAAAAAGTTACACTTATAGCATTTAAGCATCAAATGACCAAAGCATTTCCTTTAGAGTTTGATGTAGAAGGGTGGGTAATTATTGATTTTAATGATAGAAACAAATATAAAACAGATTATTATTTACAAGTAAATGTTGAAAAGCCAGATAATAAAACTGACGAAACGCATAGATATATTAAAAACACAGGCAAACCATATCTTGTATGCGAACTTAGTTGCTTTAGACAAAATAGTTATAGAGGTGATCCGGATGAGTGGTACTTTACACTAGGGTGGTTCCATTTTTTAAGACAAGGATATTTTCATAACAATAATTGTAATCCAGACAGATGGACAAAGATAGCAAAACATCAAAACATCTCAATAAAACCTTGGAATAGTGGAATAAACAAAGGCAATGACTATGCATTAATTTGTTTACAAAAAGTAAACGACAGTACTATGATACCTATGCATGAAACTCATGGCAAGTACAAGCATTGGTTACTTCTAGTAATAAACCAAATACGTAACCATTATCCACAAATGCCAATTGTAATTAGACCACACTTAAGAACTAAAGCCGGTAATTATGAATTCGCATTAGAAAAATTTGGATTAATAAAGATTAGTGATACATGGCAAGAGCGTAACTTCTTCGAAGGAGGTGATGGATTATTACATGATCTATCACAGGCAAGATTCGTAGTAAGTTATAACAGTAATGTTCTTACTCAATGTGCAATCGCAGGTAAGCCTGCTATATGTTGGGATATCCGTAGTATGGCTGCACCTATGTGTTTAGATCCAAGTCAGATAGGAAACATTTCACAAGTGCATAACATAAATCGTGAACAAGTTCTGTATAATCTTAGCTACACACAATGGAGTCGTAAAGAAATACGTGACGGTACTGCATGGAATCATTTAAAACAATACGGATTTTAGTATGAAAGATGTATGCATATTATTTGTAGGCAATAAGTTTTCTACTAAACACGTTGTACAAAAGCGGCAACAACTAGATACAAAATGTAGTGTACCTACAGAACTCACAGTGTTAACAGATGATCCTGCAACTATAATGGGACTAGGCTTACGAGATACTCGTGCAGTGCTAGTTGAAAGTGCATGGAACTTTACTGACAGACAGTTATGGTGGCATAAAATGTTTATGTTTAGCGATAGAATAAAATGGATGGGTGATGTACTTTATTTAGATTTAGATACAATAATAGTAAATGATATAGCACACTTTTGGACACACGAGCCCGGTAGATTTATGATATGCCAGGATTTTAATCGTAAGTTTATAGCGGACTATCCAGTTAGTAACAGTAGTGTTATGCGTTTTACACCAGGTGTATACAGTGATTTATATCGTAGTTTTAACGACGATGGTGGCAGGTTCATAAAACAATTTCGCGGAGACCAAGATTTTATTACGCACTACTTCAAACACAATCCAGGAAAAACTTGGTGGCCTCGTAACTGGTGCATGAGTTATAAATGGGAAATACTACACGGAGGTGTTAAGCATGGTTGCACAGAAGTTACATGGCCCAACGATTATTATCAACCAGATGTAAATTGGGTAATACCTCAAGATTGTAGTGTAGTAGTATATCATGGCAAACCTAGTCCTTATGATACACAATTTGGCACAGTATATACCTATTAGATACGTTCAGCCCATTCACGAAATGCTGATAAGTTATTAATATACCATGGGCTATTATAATTCTTAGCACCTGCTGTAGGATCTTCAAATAAAACTCGACCTTTATAACAATCTATCGTAGCACGTACTTCGGGTCCTGTACAGATGTGTGTTTTATGTTCATTGCTAGGAAAAGGAAAGCCCGGGGTATGTATACCACCTACACTACACTCGTTAGGCATAGTCCATAGTATATTAGCTACTCCTGCACCCGCAGTACTGATATACTTACGCATACTATTAAACACTACAATCTTTTCTGCTAGTGTTAGATTTTCTCCGAATATTTCATCATATCCTAGTTGTGTAAGTATCTCTACTACACTGTCTTCATTAGTCAATCCACGACGCACAGTATTATCTTCGCCTATTATATTTTTACGATTGCGTAGAGGATTTGCATGGGCCCGTCTGCTTATGTATACCTTACCCTCACTGAGACTAGGCGCCGCAGGCGCCCGCATTTTAGCCACCCTAATACATTCACGCAATAAGTCATACTGTTCTAGAGGTGGTCTGCAACGTTTGCCGTTAGCTATACCTAGTGGTGCACCGTATACAACACGTTCATATACAGCATGCGGATTAGTAAATTCATACTTAATATCCAATAGGTCTAACAGTTCCGTAACAAAAGGAGGATGTTTAATAACACCACCCTTGGGACGTGGGCTACAGTTTAGTAACAGTGTTATGTTGGGATTATGCTCACGCAGTCGCATGTAGTGCGTTAAACTACCTACACCGTCTAACAAGGTGTGATAGTAATTTACCAGTGGTATGGTGTACCAGTAGTAATACAACCCCTCCTTAGATACGGTAGTGGGCTCTGCCCACGCCAAATTTTTAGGGTGTGCGGCTAGTATCTTATGACTGTTCTTACCATAGTGTATTAACCAATATGTATTGTTTTCTATGAACACTTCTATACGAGTACGTGCTAAGTCTAGTATTTGTACACAGTCAAATGTAGTAGTACCATTCACAAGTCGTTGTGCTACGTGTTGTAAACCGTTATCCAAAGTATATCTCATACAGTACTGCTACTGCTATGCAACATACTACGCAGTTTAATAAATGTAGTGCTATGTAATCCCTAGGGCGTAACATTATGATGAATACAAGTTAATTACTTCACGTTTCCATACGTGATCATATGCACAGTTACGCATGTTTTCAAACCATGGACCACCTTCAGTATAGTGTAGTATTTGCGGTGTACCATCTACTCCTTCTGTATAGTGTCCTACTAGCCAATTGTATTCACAACCTAGTACTCCTATTTCACTATCATCACACCATTCAAAACGATGTAAATAAGCACCCGTTGCAGTGTTCACACGTTGTACAGTAAGTTGCTTACAACTAGCATGTGAACAGTTGAATATCATCATGCTCGACCAGTTCTTACGTGGATACTGTAGTTGTGCTTGTCCATCCATTTTCAATCCTTCTGGTGGATTATAGTCATGTTGTACACAGTATACAGCTTTTGTAGTGTCCAGGTTGTCGAACAAGTGTTTAGCGTCTGTGAGAAACACCATATCACTGTCACAGAATATTGCCCATCCTTGGAAACTATTTAAGTGTGGTACTAGGAAACGTGTAAACGTAAACTCCGTACTAGCTAGTACGTCTATGTCACGTGTGTATATGCCCTGCTCACGCAGTGACGTTTGTTTAAGTGGTATTACGTTAATGTTTGAACGTGTGCGACGGCGTATTGAATGTTCGCATACTTGATAGGCTATATCTTCTCGACTGTCCCAGCCGACGTATATGTTATGCACTGCGTACTCCTTGAAATTACTGTGTGTATTTAGTTGGGGGTTTGTGCTAGGTTGAGAAAAAAATATACGCAGAAAATTTTTTGGGTCTAGTGTCGGATGGCGAAAAAGTTGCTACAATTTTTGCAAGGGTCACCGAATCTGATGTGCTGGCGCTATATGCTGCCCCCACCCTGGTTTGGTTTTGGTTTTTCTAAAAAAATATTTTTTGATAAAATCAAAATTTGATATTGACAAATATATAGATTATGCTATTATGTATATAGTCAATCCGTAATCGTATCCCCGAAGTCGATTGACTAGGCACTGTGTTTAACCAGCACAGTGCTGCACTACACAAGGAGGCGGTTATGTATAGAGGACGACTAGTACACTTCTTTGGCTTTCGCAGCACAGAGTATGTATCAGCAGTACGGGTATGGGGCAAGCCGGACTTTGTACATCCAGTACATGACCGCCGTAGTTATGTAGAGTACGATCCTGCGAACGATGTCGGAGTCTTCGCTAACAAGGAGACTGAAGATCGTATACACAGCTATCGTAGAGAGTATGCTGATATGCGAGGGGTTGACAAAAGCATATAGTGTGCTATAGTATATACATAATTAGAGTTTAGGAGAGAACTACATGGCATATATAAGTCAAAAAGATAAAGCAGAACTAGCACCTGGCATTAAGGCAGTACTTAAGAAGTATGGCATGAAAGGTTCTATTGCTATTAAGCATCATATGAGTTTGGTTGTTAACATACAATCAGGTCCTATAGAGTTCGATCATTCACATGGAGATGGTTATACACAGGTTAATGTATATCATATAGACAGTTGGTATTCAGGAGATGCTAGACAGTTTTTATTAGAATTAATTACAGCTATGAAAGGTACTAAATGGTTTGATAAATCAGATTATCAAAGTGATTACTTTCATACTGCTTACTATAATGATATTAATATAGGTAAATGGAATAAGCCTTATGTGCAGACAGCGTTTAAGGCGGCGGCTTAAAAATGGTAGTTAACAATGTTAAAGGATTATACAATGCGGCGATAATGTAACGGTTAGGATACAGTGACGGACCTGCGGGAGAAGCTGTATGGGGTTTACAAGTGAGGAACTACTCAGGGAACCCATAGACCGAAAACTAGATTGTTCCCGGTACCGTAGGCGAAAGCGGTACTGATTGTTTAAAAAGATTCGCAACCAGGTTGACACATCCTATATATGTGTTATGCTGTAAGCACAATACAGCAAAGGAGAGATGTATGCCGCAAATGATTAAACTTTACCAGATTGTTATTGACCGTCACCTAAGTGATTTAATTAATTCAGAAGGTTGGGATTGTCATTCAACCGCCAAAAGTAAATTGGCTGCTATGAATGGTGATCCGCGTTTAGCTATTGCTAATGAGTGTTATACACATGTCGCTGACATAGTTGCAGACGATATTGACCATGCTTTTGAAGCAGGTAACATTGGTCCTAGTGATAGAGTCATTCCTGTTGAAGGCACAAAGATGCACAGTGTATCCGTTGGGGATGTACTACAGGATAATGAAGGTTTATGGTTCGTGGATAGAATCGGTTATAAAGAAGTTTTATGGCGTAAAGATCAGGAGATAGCATAATGTCAGTTATTCAAGCATGGAAGATCATAGGTAATCAGCCTAGCTGGGCAATTAAGAATATGGTAAAAGCACTGAGTATGTTTACGGCTATTCATACTCCCCAAGAAAAAAGAAGACTTCTAGCAGCAAAGATCTGCTTGAAGAATCCAAATCCGAGGTATACATAATGGAACCTGTGGCAAGCAATTCACGTAAACATTTTTATGTTAGTCTAGCAAAGAGTGCTGTACGTATAGTAGCCGGTATAATGTTATGCATGGGTAATGTAGTATTAGCTGGTTTCTTTTTAATAGCAGCCGAAGGCTTAGGCATAGTAGAGGAGTTATAATGGGACCTTATAGTGAAGACCGTCAGTACCGTCGAGCAGCGGCATTAGGTACTGCTATACTAGAACCTGGCATAGATCCAGATTTTCGTCGTATATATGAACATAAACTTATTGCATTAGCACGTACAGAAACTGATTATTTAGAACGTGTCGCTCGTGTATATAAAGATTTACCACAAAAAACTAGGTTATAAACGGTAGTGTAAACTGGGCAATATGAATCGTATTGCATGATTTTTTTTCCGCGGAGTGTCGGAGACATGGTTTAGAAAAATATTAAGGTATTATTTTAATAGTCTATTTAACGTGAATTAACAGTTCTTTTTTATTATCGGGGTTGACACTTATTATATACATGTTATTATTAATAATAATTAAAACGTAATAGGAGACAAAATGACTTTTGAATTATTTTATTATAGTTTAATAGCTGTAGTCGTACTAGTAGCTATTATCGTAGTTGATGATATTAGACAACAAGGAGAGATTAAATGAATAAGTTTAAAGATTATGTACTAGCTCAGGAAGATTTATTTTATACTCGTGCAGATGCTATAGTTAAATCCTCGGAATTTGAAGCTGAAGCAGTTAATCGTGTAATAGTATTAGCACAGGATATGAATTTATTATCCTATTTAGGTGGTTATACTGCAGTAGAAGATATGGTTTGTGATGCTTGGTATGATAATAATTTTGAGCACATCGCTGTATAGGTTGACACTGTGTATATACATGTTATTATTAGTAATAATTAAAGTTTAAGGAGAGATTAAATGAATAATAAATTACAAACTGCAATAGATGCAATGAGGGCTATTATGGATACAGAAGATATGCATGTATTAGCTTCAGAATATAATCGTCATGTTAATTTTTTAAGAAAGTCTAAAGGTCGAAGTGTTGTATTAGGCGATACTATTGTATGGCGTTATGGTGGTTTAGAAAAGACTGGTCGTGTAGTTAAAGTAAATAGAGTAAGTGTTGAAGTAGTTAATACAGGTGCAACACCATTTGGTGCAACAAGAACTAAAGTAGATAAAAGTTTAATTACTGGTAAGGTGGCTGCATAATGGGTATTCGAGCATCATTAACAGTATTAAAAAAAGAATGTGAATTTTTAGGATTAAGTATGAGTTCATTGTTTATTATGATTAAAAGAAATCCTTATGCTTTTCCTAATCGTACTATTGAAGCATATAAAATCTATACAGGAGCGAAATAATGGATGATTTAACTTGGTTTAGTAATATTATTATTGTTAGTTTAGGTGTAATTACTGTAACTATAGCCTCAGGCGTTGTTTAATGTCTGTGGATAATACAGAACACGAATTTGATTGTACGTGTCCTGACTGCGGTACTTTAGAAAATGCTATGTTTGACCGTGTAATGGAAGATTACTTAGTTACACTATGTGAATCAGAACTTAAAATATATAAAAGTAGACTATTACGTATGGATACATCTACACAAGTATATTTTAATTCATCGCCACTAAAAAATGCTTTTGCTCGTGTAATGGTTATTAGTCGACTACAAGGTAAGCCTATATCGATTACACAACTAGCACATAAATTATTAACTAGTAGGCAAGCAATTCACGGTATAGTACAAGATTGTTTAGAAAATAATTGGATTAAATTAGTTGAAATTCGTGGCAGAGAAAAGACTTATAGTGGTACAAGTTTATTAATTAGTGAAATGTGTAAATATTCAAGATTTTTTTATGACTTAATGGATAAAAGTTTGTTTAGAGCTCATCAATTAGTAAGAGAATTATCAGATATACATCCTGATTATAGATATGAATATACTCCATTAGATAAAAATGGCAATAAAATTAACACTAAATCCGGAGATTAGAAGTAATGTTTTACATTAATGAATTAATTAAATCGTGCTTATGGGGTGTGGTGGGCATAGTTGCATTATTTGCAATTATTGCGATAGCACATAATCCTTTTTAATGAAACGTTGGCAACGTGAAAGACAAGAGTTTAGAAATTTTTTAGGTCAAATAGCCTTTGCAATAATTTATTGCACACTATTAGTAACTGCAGGAGCTATATTATATAATGCCTGGTCATAAACTGTGGACAACCGTAGTACGAGAAATATTTCCTCGTGCAGATATATTAGACAGTGCTTTAGAATATCCAATTACTAGCACAGGTTGGGATATTACATCGCCGCAAACAGTTATAGAATGCAATTTTGATGATCCTGATTATCATTTATTTGTTAATTTACAGGATATGCTAGACGGAAAAGAATTAATTCGTCTACACGATCATTTTCGAGCGAATGGATTTCCCATGCATCGTATTAGTGTTCTAGTATGGCCTCGTGGTATACAACAAATATTACCTGAACGTTCATTTAATATTATACAGTTTAGTAGTCATCAATATGAAACTTGGTGCAGTTATAAAGATAATGAAGACGTACTACGTGATGCATTTAGTGCAGATAAAAAAGATTTTAAATATAATTTTGTTTGTCCGCAGAGAATATATAAACCACATAGAGCAGCATTACACAGTGTATTAAAACAGTATCGACATGCAAATATAAGTTTACAAAGTAAAGGCATAGAGTTGGCTTACAGTAATTTATCGTTTGATGAATATGAACAACAATATGATAACTTAGTAAATTTATTAGCAATGAAAAAGAATTATAATACTGCGGCATTTAGTATTGTAAGTGAAAGTCAATATCATGAACAGTACGGTATAATAACAGAAAAGACATTTAATAGCATAGTGGCGGGGATACCATTTTTATTAGTTGCTCATCAAGGAGCAGTACAACATGTGCAACAATATGGATTTAAAACTTTTGGTGGTGTCAGTGATGGTGATAACCGTTGGGGTAGTGTGTTTGATGAAACATATGATGAATTGGATAATCAAATAAGAATAAAAGATATGATTGAAAGTAACAGTAGTTATATAAAAGAGCCATTAACTAGAACTGAAATGCAGCGGTTAGCAGAAGACTGTCAAGGTATTACAGATTATAATAGAGATTATTTTTTTAATCAATTTGGTGACCAATTAATTAGTGAATTAAGAATGGATTTATTAGATATATGGGGACGTTAATATGGATTGTATGATAGATTTAGAAACATTAGATACTAGTCCTAGTGCAGTAGTGCTAACAGTAGGTGCGGTTAAGTTTAACAGAACAAGCATAGTTGATGAATTATATATTAGACTAGATGTGGATGAACAAATCGCTCTAGGTAGAACTGTAGATGACGGAACAGTTGCATGGTGGGCAACACAACCCCAAAAGATACAGGATGAAGCAATGGGAGAACACAATAGGACTCCTGTTGCAGACGCAATTAATAAATTAAATAAATTTATTGTTGGGTGCGAACAAATATGGGGACAAGGATATGGTTTTGATATGACTATTATAGAAAATCTTTATCTACAATCTGGTGTTAATAAGCCGTGGAACTTTTGGAACTTACGTGACAGTAGAACAGTATTTAAAATGATGCCAACAGATCCAGTAAATGCAATACCCAAAGTGGCGGCACATAATGCATTAGCAGATGCTCATCACCAAGCACGATGTTTACAATGGTGTTATAAACAACTAGGAGTATAATATGAATAATGCAATCTTTTTAGCAGTTGTAGCCATAATTTGTATTTTTTTTATTGAAATGGTCTATTATTATTAATTTATTAAACACGTCGAAAGACTAGTTAGAGTAGTACCTAATGATTGAAGCATAAGATAAGTGGATTGAAACGATATATAAAAACTTATCGAGGGCATGTACTCATACAACCAAGTAAGGGAAGATTCTACAACAACTAATGGATAATGAAATTAGGAACTGTCGCAATCTTCCCATTAATTTTAATTAAATGGAGTAAATATGACACAAGAAGATTTATTTGAATGGGCTAAACAAATGGAAGACAAATATGGTATTAATGAAGAGCAATTAATGCTTCCTTTTGTAGATAATGAAATAAGTGTTACTAAAGACGTAGATAATGAAATAAGTCATGCCAAAAAACCTGTAATAAAAGTATTGGATGAAGATGATGGGTATCATGACTAAAATTTATTATTTAATTAGATATTCTCACTTTGGATATTTAATTAAAATTAATTGTATTATTTGGGGATTTCTAATTATGGCTGGTGTTTTAGCATTTTTAAATAATGATAATGCAAAGTTTTTCTAATGTATTTTATTGCTGCACCATTTGGAAATTATTTAAATTTTAATAATGCTATAAGTGTTGCAGGAACTTTTACTGTATTGCCACGTAAAGGCAGACTTAAACAAATATTAAAAACACTACGGTATATAAAAACTGATGCGGGCTGGAGCTGGAGAAATAAATTAGGATTACGAAATCCTGGATTAAGTGTTGCACAAAGAACCGTAAACTTTGATAAAATACTTAGTCTTGCCGCAATACACGAAACAGATTGGACAAGTATATTTAATTCAATTAGTATGGATCGTAACATAGAATTAAATGTAAGTTGTCCTAATTTAGACTCGCATAATGATACTACAACTTGGCAAAACTTTGATAAGTTTCCACGTAAGATGAGACAAAGATGGTGTATAGTCAAAATCCCACCTAATGCAACTGAACAATTTATAGATAATATAGTTGATATGGGCTATAAACAAATACATGCAAGTAATACACTGCCAACACCGCAAGGTGGACTTAGTGGGAAAATATTAATGCCACATACACTAGGTATTATACGTTATATTAAACGTAAACATCCTCATGTAGAAGTAATTGCTGGTGGTGGAGTAACAACAACTAAAGATGTAAAAATATATAAAGGTGCTGGTGCAGATCATATTAGTTTAGGCAGTATATGTTTTACACCTTGGAAAATAAAAAAGATAATAAATGCCTAAATTATATAATATTGGCGATAGTTTTAGTTATGGTAATTGTGTACAAAGTTATGAAAACTTTGCAGATAACTACAAGCACTTAGGTCCAGGAGATATTATTTCAGATGAATTAGGTTATGAACACATAAATCTAGCAAGTCCAGGATTATCCCCTGATGGTGTATTAAGGAGATTATATACTACTAACTTTGAGGAAGTGGATAGTTTTTTATTAATTGGAATACCTCCTGAAAATAGATTTCAAACTATAGGAGAAAGACCAAGAGACCAGCATAGAGATAGAAGTTACTACAAGGGCACGGAACATAAAGCTAAAGCATTTATGAATGGGCCTGTAATAGAAGAGGACTGGTTCCGCACACATAATTATTTAAGTGGAAGATTAAAAGCAATTAATTTAGAAGAGACATTAATTTATAATAGTTGGTTCAATATACTATTAATTCAAAAAAGATTACGAGAATTAAATTTAAAATTTGTGATATATAATAGTGTATATGGACAAATGCAATATAAAACAAAATTAAAAGAATTACTATGTATTAAAGATCAAATTAATTACGTTAATTATTTTCAACCCATGCATGGTATTCAGGATTTAGTAGATAGTAATAATAATTTTAAAATAGCAAGAGATGATGCTCATCCTAATCATAGTTGTTATGCAATTTGGTGTAAAAAAATACTAAATTTTATTAAGGAAAGTTAAATGAAAATAGAATATAAATTAGTTGTTAGAAAATCAGCACAGGATAAGATGGAAATTCTTGAATGGAATGAAAGTAAAGCACAATTAGACTACAAAGCAGAATTACTTCAGGAGCAACATCCTAATTGGCAAATATTAGTAGTAAAGGAAAATTATAATGTATCTTGATATAATCTGGAAAGCATTGCTAGGCGGATTAATTATTGGAATAGTTAGCACCGTAGCACAAAAAAATGCAACATTTGGTGCAGTTGTAATGGGCATACCTATGGTAAGTTTTGTCACATTAATTATTATGTATTATACAGGAGTTGATTATCAAACATTTAAAACATTTAGTTACCAAACAGTTTATTTTGTTGGACTTAGTTTAATATTCTTCCCTTTATTTGCTACAGGTTTTCTTTATTTTAATTTCTGGATTGCACTAATAGGCAGTGCAGGTTTAACAAGTATTTTATTTTTAATTTTATATAGGTTTATTTCATGACTATTTCAAACTATTTAGATAAAATTCCTGAATTTAAAGGAAGTAATTTATTAATAAGAATGCCATTAGCAATAGTCTTTATTTTACAAGGACTAGCAAAGCTACCGGTAAACATAGAAGATGCAGAAGGCTATGGATTACCAATGACAGTATGGTTCTTTGTAGTTTGGGGAGAATTATTTGCAGGCATAGGATTAATTATTGGTGCAATATTAATTTTTCCTAAATTATTACCTACATTAGGAGACCTACTTACACGTTTTAGTGGAGTAACTATTTGTGGAATAATGACAGGGGTAATTCTTATTGGTGAGCCTGAAAGTTTTGTAGATGTGTTATTATATGATAACTTCCATGTAATGCTATACTGTGGAGGCTTATTTTTTGCACTAAGAGGCAACAGGATATATCTTAAATAATGACTGTAACTTATATGAAAGAAGGTGCTCCTAAAAGTTGGGATAAAACACCACGTACTTATGAGATTGCCTGGCCAGATGGTAAAAAAGAAATTTGGAAAGATATTCATGCCCGTGCTTGTCTTATAAAATATGAAAGTATGGACCCAGGAGGCAAAGGATTGACCCTTAGGGAGATTACAGGAAAAGAATTACAATTATTAAAAGTAATGAGCAATGGGGGTTGACAAGTCATATTATTATGTTATTATAACAGCATAGTTAGAAAACAAGAGAGAGAAAATAAATGATTTGTTCAAGTAGATCCAGAGATAAGTTCGTTAAAGAAGGTTTAGATTATTCAACTGCAAAGTATAAAGCAACTTATGCTTACTACTATCTTCCAAATGAAATTAATAAAGTAGCACAGAGAGTAAGAAGAGATCCTTACAACGAGATTCACCAAGAATGTCTTGCTAATCTTAAAAGAAGCAAAACTATTTTATTAAATGCTAAAACTGCAGGACAATGTAATTACATAATGGATAAACTTTATAAAGATATTAATTATGAATTTAACTTAGGCGGAAACTAGGAGAGAAGTAAATGAAAAATAAAATTAATTTTATTGCAGCGGATGAATCAGGTATAAAGTTTTTTGCTGGAAGGGCTGGTAATTGTGTTGGATTTGCTAAGACACCTAAAATGGTTGCTTACATATTAAAAACAAAAGGTATAGGTCCACATTTATGTCATAGTAGTTCAATGGATTTTGCCAGTGAATATGGATTTCAAAAAGATGGTGATGCCTGGAAACTATTTGATGAAGGTATAGAATTAAGATAGGAGAGAATATGTTTTCAAATGAAACTTACCGCACAGCGGCTGAAATGTTTATACAGGATAATCCTGTAGATGACTTTATTTTTGAAGGTGCAATTGGCTTTGATGCTTTAATTGATTTTTTAGCAATGAATGAGTCATTTGAATTAGAATTAGTTATGACTTACTTGGATCATAAGAACGGCATCAATACGCCATGGCCCAAGTTACCTATGCTTATCTAATGTAAGGTAATATGTAAATTATCTTTACATAAAGGTTGACTTTATCCTCTAAATACACTATAATGTTTTTATAATTAGAATTCATTAAGTATTCGGGGATACGAAATGGATAATCCATAAGTCAACTAATAACTCCGTATTAGAAGGCTTATGGATTTTTTTTTGAATTGTTAGTAAATTAGGAGTATATAAATGGCAATGACAAGACGTGAAGCTGAAGAACATGAAAGACAAATTACTGAATTCCTTGAAAAAGGTGGCGAAATAAAAAAGTGTGACACTGGTGCAGTAACCGAAGGTGCAGTTCTTAGTGTTTGGAAAAAAGGTCCAGGTAGACCTAAGGCTTCAAATAAAAAAGAAGATTAATTGTAAATAGTTATTAAATAGGAGATTAAAAATGGCACTAGCAATAGCAATTTTAGCATTGTTTGGAATTGACAATAAAGAATTTATAGATACAAGCAGTAAACAAATTAAAGAAGGTAACTGGTGGTATAGTGTTCCTTGTAGAGAAGCTACACCTGGATTACCTGCTATTACAATTGACTCACCAAACGGAAAAAGTTACGTTTGTACTAAACTTGCAATAAGTCAAAAAGAAGCCAAATAATTTATGGACAATAGATGGGATCGTGCTCGTAAACTAAGAGGGTTAGATAATCAACCTATAAGAACTGAATATGAATACATAGGTAGATTAAATGTAAACTTTACAGAAATTCATAATGATTTCAAAGATATTGATTGGACTAACACTGACTGGTTTGCATGGAACTGGAGAGTAAAACAAGAACGTGACGAAGGTATTTTTCCTACAACAGATAGTACAAGATATGTAAACAAATCACAATACATGTACAGAGAATCTCCTAGTAAGTATTGTATTAACTATTCTCCTTTTAAAAAAATTATGGATGACTTAGGGCTTGAAATGCCTAATGATTCAATATATAGTCCTGTAAAAATTAACAAGCAGTTGCCAGGTGATATGTTATGGATGCACTATGACTTTACTGCTGACGACGATTGGGAAAGATATTTTGTTTTCTTAAATGATTGGGGATTAGGTCAGGTTGTGCTATGGGGTGAAGATGCAATTACTAATTGGAAAAGTGGCGATTGCTATAAAATAACTGGCACTGTAACTCCTCACGGTGCAGTGAATTGTGGACCAACTGAAAGATGGTTAGCAAACGTCAGAGGAAAACCAAAAGCAAATAGAGTGCTTAGTTTAGCAAAATAAATATATAGTCGACAACGCCTTTCTTAGACGTGGATACAAAAATGGACGCCTGAGTTATACTCTTTACTTACAAGAACGCCCTATCCTAATTAATAAGTCGATATTCAAACAAATTTTAAAGTTGACAGTGCATTATAATTTTATGTATAATCAACATAATAATATTTTAAGGTAAAGGATTAATCTATGAAAAAAATATTTTTTGCAATTTTTTTGTTTATGTTTACAACTAAAGTTTTTTCTGAAACTATTCCAATGATTGTTACAGGATCCACAGGTGGTGGTACTAATGCTTTTGCACAACTAATGGCTAAGGACAGTAAGCAAGGTAAGTATGGCAAAATTACACTTGATGCGATTGTTCCTGGCAGTGCATGTAAAGGCTTTGCAGTCGTTAGTAAACAAGCCAAAGGCAGTACATTTTTAACACATTATGAAAACTATTATCAGTTGGTAAGTAAATTAAAAAATGATCCAGCTTGTCCATATGTAAGTTTTAAAGGTGCAACTCCTATAGTTAGTAAAGTAGGTGGATTATATTTGGTAATAAAGACCAAAGGATTATCAATAGAAGATTTTAAAAATAAAAGATTAAAGATTGGTTACTCAGGCAGTAGCTCTGTAGAAAGAGAATGGCATAATCAAATGAATAATTCATGGGGTTCTGATCATGTATTCGTTGGTTACAATGGTAGTTCAAAAATGAGGGCAGGAATGGCATCGGAAGAAATTGATGCAGTTTGGACATCATATAGACACTTTTTAAGATTACAAAAAATTAAAAATGAATATACCATTATATTAAAAACTATTGAACAAGATAAAGTTAAAGGTATTCCTAAGTTAGCAGATTATTTTAATAATTCTAAGTTGACAAGGGCATGGTTAAGTACATGGTTTGTTTTTAACGATAAAAATGATATTGCTAAAACTATATCTAATTCTATGAAAGAAGATGTAAAAAATAACACAGGCAATATCGGAGTGTACACTAACAAAAAGAAACTAAGATTAACTTTTGATAAAAGTACACAAATTACAATGGAAAAAGAATTAGGCTGGGATCAGTACTAATATACAATTAAATGTATGAAATTTTACAAGCAGCCTTAATAGGAAGCACAGTAGGAATTATATGCGGTTGTGTTCCTGGAGTAGGAATGTTTGTGGCATGTGCTATTCTATATCCTCTTCTGCTTGATTTACAACCTGTTGAACTATTAATGTTCTACACATGTATGGTATGTAGTGCCCAATACTTTGGAAGTGTAACTGCTATATATCTCGGCATAGCAGGAGAAGCAAGTAGCTTTCCTGCAGTGGTTGAAGGTTATAATTTATCTAAACAAGGCCAAGGTCAAAAAGCAATTTTTTTGACAGGTGTAGGTAGTTTTATAGGTACAACATTTGGATTAATTGCTATTGGTTTGATGGCATTAGCTACTATAAGTTTATCATTGACAAGTTTTGAAAAGTCTGTTTTGTTTGCCATTGTAGGAATTAGTTTAATATGGACTACTAAAAATAAACTTATGTTAGATGTTTTTTTAATAATTTTAGCAATAGGATTATGCCATATTGGATATAGTGGGAATACAAATATTCCATTAACATATTTTGATATTTTAATTTTTAGTCAAGGTATTCATTTTTTTCCTTTATGTGCAGGTCTTTTAAGTATGAAGGAGGTGCTTTCAGCTGAAGATCATTCCCAAAAAGAACTATTAAGTCGCGAAAAGTTTCTAAGAATAAAGTCGTTATTTGCACATAAATGGTGTATACTAAGAGGGTCTTTAATAGGTAGTTTAGGAGGGCTATTGCCCGGACTAACAACTATTAGTGCATCACATTTATCTTATCTTGCAGAAAAAAGAATTCAAAATAATTATAAGCCTGGTAATACTTATTGTTTAACAAGCAGTGAAACTGCAAATAATGCAGGAAGTATTACACAATTATTTCCATTATTGATGTTTGGAATACCTATAACAGGCAGTGAAGCAATAATTTATGCAATGCTTGATATTAAAGGTTGGGAAAATAGTGCTAATGAAGTATTAGGATTACTTTCAAATCAGTGGCATTTATTATTACTTGTAAACCTAATAGCACTAACATTAGCAATTAAATTTGCAAAACATTTTGTAAAAATTGTTCCTAATAATAATACTATACTTAAAATTGTAGTATTTTTTATTCTTTGTTTTACAACTTATTTGGTAGGGGAAACAACACAAGGACAAGGACTATTCAATATGGTCTTATTTTGTATTGCAACATTTATTGCCTGGAAAACTCCTCAAGTTAATTATATTCCTTTTATATTTTGGATGGTAGTAGGACATATCCTTTTAGATCACTTTTATACATTTTTAATGATAAATGAATATTATGCAGGAGCGAACTAAATGCAGTGGGGATGGAGAGTAGGCGATCAATATTTTAATAATAAATTTATAGCAGTTAAATATGCAATTGATAATCCATTATTATCATTTAATGCTTATCTTTTAGATGAATACTTAGATGGATATGATTGGACAATTGAACCAGATGAAACTGTTGAAGAATTACAAAGACAACGTGCAATACAATTACGGGAAAAATATGATACAATTGTGTTGTGTTATGGTGGCGGAACTGATTGTCATACATTATTACAAACTTTTATAAAATATAAAATACCATTAGATTATATTTGTGTATGGTATGTTGGGCGTAATCCAGATACAAAATGGAATTTAGATACACAACTTTCTATAAAATATTTAAATGAAAATAAAGATAAACTTATGGGAGCAAAAGTTTTATACGATCGTAAATTAGATAATTATGAAGGGAATAGTATTTTTAATCATAAGCCAGGCAATGATATTTCTAAAACAAATTATCTATTAGTAATGCATCATATAGGGTATGAATCAACAGTGCAAATTAGGCATCCTGCTTTATATCAAAAGATATTAAAAAATGGTTGTATCCTAACAGGAGGAAACAAACCTTTTATTTACAAAGATGAAAAAGGATACCATTCTCTTTTTTATGACCAAGATGATGAGTCTTGGGGCGAATCAAACTTAGAAATGTTTTATATTGGAAGTGCTCCGTTAATTATTAAACAATCACATCTTGCAAAAAAATGGCTAATAAAAAATAAACAATTTACAGGCACAGATATAGTATACAAAACTAATAATAACGGAGCATTTAAAAGTTTAAATGAAAGTTTAGGTAGAATCTTTATGCATGAAAGATTTTTGATAAAACCTAATATGAGAGATTTAAACTATATAGTAGATAATTATTTTGGATCTCATAAATGGAATGATGAAGTGACTCATTATAAGTGGGCAAAAGAATGGCCCAATTGGGAAGGTTCGGAGTCTTATAATGACTTAGTAGAACAATGGAGACCTTTGCTTTATAATAAAAAATTTACAGGTTTAAATAAAAGATTAATTGGTTGGCTTTGTACAAAAAGGTATTTACAATGAGAATAGCAATAGCAAGTGATCACGGTGGTTATAAATTAAAAGAATGGATAAAAGAACATTTAGATAGTACAGAACATGCCTATGTTGATTTAGGCACTCATAGTGAGGACAGTGTTGATTATCCGGACTATGCTGAAAAAGTAGTACACTACGTACTACATAATGGATATGATTATGGAATATTAGTTTGTGGAACTGGACAAGGAATGGCTATTACTGCAAATAAACATAGAAATATAAGAGCAGCATTATGTTTTAATATTGAATTAGCAGAACAGGCTAGATCACATGGTAATTGTAATATTTTATGTTTAGGCGGATCATTACAAACATTGGAACCAGATACAATAGATATTGTAGATACATTTTTACAAACAAAATTTGATGGTGGTAGACATGAAAAAAGAATTAAAAAGTTCAGTACATAGGTTGACAACTATCCTAACGATGTTATTATAACAGCATAGTTAGAAATTAGGAGAGAACTTTATGAAAAAGAAAATACAATTAACAGGTGTAGTTAAAGAAGATAGTGTTACAGTTGAATATGAAACTGGTAAGCATGATTCAATAAGTAGTGCAGAAAAAGATCTACTAAGTATGATGGATATTGCCCAATCAACTGGTGGTGTTAAGGATATAAAACTTGTTAAAACTATTTACAATTTTGTAGAATGTTACAAAGATCAATATAATACTTACAAATATTCACAAGATGAGATGATATAATGACATTTGGTGATTTTGCTCGTAAATATGAAAGTATACCTTATAATAAATTAAAGTCTGATTTTGCAGTATTAGGTAAAACTCCAGGTGAACTTAGAAAGATGGATTTTTTTGCCAGTCAGTTTGAATGTAATTATAATGATTTAACTATTACTCAAAAAGAATTACTTAAAATCCCTGGTATAGGTGTAAAAAGATTAAAGTTAATTTATGAAACTGCAGAATATTTAGGTTTTAAGGTTGACACAGATAATAAAGATGTTATTATTAATTATAGTTAAAAACAAAGACATAAATGGAGAGATGAATGTCATATGTATTAGTCAAGAACGGTAGTTACAGGAATCAAGCAGTACAGAATACTGTATTTCCTTTAATTAAGAATTTTCAAAGTAAAAAAGATGGTGGAGGTTTTGTTACTGTCAACGGTAGTTGTAGATTTGGTGATATGGCTACAAAAATTCGTGTTGCAGTAAACACACCTGAAGATATTAAGTTTGTTGAGCAAGATAGTTTTAATGTGCAAGAAGGTGCAAAAGCAGATGTAGTTGCAAAAGCAGAGCCTAAGTTTACTGCAGAACAAGATGCAAAAAGAATTGCAGAAATTGGCACTAGATTTGAGATATTAGATCAGATGACTAAGTCTCTTGTAAACAGTGATATAAGAGCATTAATTGTTACTGGTCCTCCGGGGGTTGGTAAAAGTTATGGTGTTGAAGAAGAACTAAACAAAAGTAGTTTGTTTGGTGATATGGCAGGTAGCAGACGTAAGTACGAAGTTGTTAAAGGTGCAATGACTGCACTAGGACTTTATGCAAAGTTATATGAGTTTTCAGACAAAGGCAATGTTTTAGTGTTTGATGACTGTGATAGTGTATTAATGGATGATCTTGCACTTAACATTCTTAAGGCTGCACTTGATAGTGGTAAGAAGAGAATGATATATTGGAATGCCGAAAGTAACAAATTAAGAAGTGAAGGTATACCAGATAAGTTTGAATTTAAAGGCAGTGCTTGTTTTATTACTAACATTAAATTTGAGAATGTTAGGAGTAAGAAGTTACAAGATCATCTTGAAGCTCTACAAAGTAGATGTCATTATTTGGATCTTACATTAGATACTATGAGAGATAAAATTCTTAGAGTTAAACAAATTGCAGATAAAGGTGATCTATTTAAAGGTTACGATATGAGTAAAGAATTAGAAACAGAAGTTATAGACTTTATCGCTGATAACTGTAACAAGTTCAGGGAAGTAAGTTTAAGAATGGCTTTGAAAGTAGCCGACCTTGCTAAGATTAGTCCTAGCAATTGGAAGGTACTAGCAGAAAGCACTTGTATGAAGCGAGTGTAAACAGTTTGGATCGCGTGACTCTCTCTCCTCTCTCTCCTCCGATCGCGATTCATTTACTAGAGCGGGTAATTATAAATATAGTTACTCGCTCTTTTTACTATAGAAAAGTATTTCATGACATATATTGTAAACGATAAATGCATTAATTGCAGATTCACTGACTGTGTTGAAGTTTGTCCCGTAGATTGTTTCTATGTAGGCGAAAATACAGTTGTGATTAATCCAGACGAATGTATAGATTGCGGAGTTTGTGAACCTGAATGCCCTGCAGATGCAATAGTGCCTGACACTGTTATGACAAGCGAATTACAATATTGGTTAGACATCAATACAAAACATAGTACAGGGCCTGATGCTTGGCCCAACATTACTAAAAAGTTAGAGCCATTGCCTAATGCAGACGCACTTAATCCTGCAAACGGATATGATAAAGATAAGACAAAAGATTTTAGTCCTAACCCAGGCCCAGAAGAATGAATAAGATACAAAAGTGGAAAGAAGAGTTCGAATATTTAGATGAGAATGATAGGTTATTTTATATAATAGATTTAGCCAAACACATCACATCATTGCCAAAAGAATTAAGAACTGATGATAGACTGGTTAGAGGTTGTATGAGTAAAATATGGATTGATGTTGGAGTTGTAGACAATCTTGTAAAAGTTTATTACGATAGTGATGCAATGATCACAAAAGGTATCACTAGTATCATTTGTGATTGTTTTACTGATATTAATTTAGAAGAAGCTAAAACAATTACAAAACAGGATATAGAGTTACTAGGAATAAGACAATTACTTACTGCACAACGGAGAAACGGGCTAAGTAGTCTTGTAGATAATATTCAAAAAAGAATAGCAATATTATGACAACTAGCATTTATTTGGTGGAAAAACAGAACAAAAAATCAGGTTATACTAAGTTAGTTGGAGTATATGATTCAAAAGAACGTGCTGATGAAGCAGGAGTTAACAAGTTTGAGTTTGATGATCCAAATAACTGGCAAGTTATCATTACAATACTTCCGCTTAATGATGAGATAGGATAATGATATTAACTATAGGTGATAGTTTTACTTATGGAAGTGAACTAAGCGATCCTAAACTGTCTTGGCCCTATTTGCTTGGTAAAGATGTAGTAAACTTAGCAGTGCCTGGAGCTAGTAATGATTATATATTTAGAAATACAATAGGTTATCTGCATAAACATACTGTTGACACAGTTATTGTAGCATGGACTACTCCTAACAGAATAGAAATAAATGGGTATCAACATACTCCTAATACTAGTCCAGGCTTATTTACTGAATGGGACGAAGAATGGGCAAGACAAAAACTTGCTACACAAATGATTGCATTAGATAAATTTTTGGATATACCACATTATTTTTGTACAACCTGGGACGAGCCTATAAATTTAAATTGCTATATAGGTAGACTAGTAGAATGGTGCTACGAAGCACCAAAAGGACCTAATGGACATCCTCTTGAACAAGGACACCAAATGATAGCGAGTGAAATTGCGAAGTACATTTAAAGAAATAGAAGGCTCAGATTATAATAATGAAACTATTGACAGTAATTTTGTATTAGTTGTTGATCATTTTTCCTATTATGATATAGACTATTCAAAGACTAAACAGGAACTTTTATTACAAAATATTGGACAAAATAAATTAATTGATAACTGTATAGATCCAGAGCATACAATTTGGTTGTATGATAGTTACATATATGTTGAAGATAATTTTAACAAAATTTATATACCTATTATGGATCTTAATATAAAACAATTCAACAATGATGATAAACCTAAACTATCCCGCAAGTACAAATTTGTTACATTTAATAATAAAGCAAGATTTCATAGAATTATTGCTAGTAGTTGGATAAATCAAAATTTTGAACCAAAAGAATATTTTTATACTGCCGGATTTAATGTAGAAGACGAAGGTATAGGAGAACATTTACTTTTTATAAATGAACTTTATCCCGGATTACCAAAGAAATTAATTGGTTCAGATCCATTTGAGTCACCAACTGCTGATACATTTTTAAATGTATTTTATCCTCACGCGAGTGACGCAGTATTTAACATTGTTAATGATGTAAGTTTTTGGGAATATGGATGTCATCTTAGTGAAAAAACATTTTGGTCATTCTTAGCATATAATATTCCAATTATTAGTGGTTACGGAATGGCTACAAGTATGGAACGAATTGGATTTGATATGTTTACTGACGTAGTAGATTATACCAGTGAATTTATAACCAATCCTTTTGATCGAACCTTTAGATTATTGAATGATAATAAAGATATACTTAAAAATGCACATGAAATTTTAACAAATGATATTATAAAACGCCTAGAGTTCAACAGATCTTTGTTACTAAAACGTAATATAAGAGAGATTGCAATTAAAAAATTAAACACACCTAAAATGATTGATAAATTAGACGAACTTGTGTATAATAAAACTATTAGTAAAGGACTGATAGTATGAAGCCAGCAGTGCTACATGTTAAAGATGAAGTAAATGTAAAGATAGAAGGACTAGACTTGGACACTAGACGTAAGTTAAGTAATATGTTCAAGTATGAGATACCTTATGCCAGATATTTGCCAGCAGTAAAACTAGGACGTTGGGATGGCAAGAAAGCATTCTTTCAATTAGGTGGTAGCACATATATAAATTTATTACCTGACATATTGCCTGTATTAGAAAGCCAAGGGTATGACGTTACATTGAATGACTTACGTGAATATGAAACAGACTTTAGACTAGAACCTGTTGACGAAGATACATTTTCAGATATACTATGGCCCGAAGGACACCCAGTTGCAGGAACTCCTATAAAACTAAGAGACTATCAAGTAGAAACTATTAATGGCTTTCTAAATAATCAACAAAGTCTACAGGAAATTGCTACAGGTGCAGGTAAAACTTTAATGACGGCGGCTCTCAGTAAGAGTGTAGAACAATATGGTAGAAGTATTGTAATAGTTCCAAACAAAAGTCTTGTTACACAGACAGAAGAAGATTATGTAAACATGGGATTAGATGTTGGTGTTTACTTTGGAGACCGTAAAGAGTTTGGCAGAACACATACAATCTGTACATGGCAAAGTCTTAATATATTGTTAAAGAATACAAAAAATAGTGTAGCACCAATTACTATAGGCGAATTTATTGAAGATGTAGTTTGTATTATGGTTGATGAGGTACACATGGCAAAAGCAGATGCACTTACTGCTCTACTTACCGGAGTCATGTCACATATTCCTATCCGTTGGGGACTAACAGGCACAGTGCCAAAAGAAAAGTTTGAAAGTGTAGGAATAGTTTGTAGTATTGGCCCTGTAATAAATCAAATAAGTGCAAAAGAATTACAAGATAAAGGCGTACTTGCAGAGTGTCATGTGAACGTAGTACAAATGATCGATACCGCTATCCATACTAACTATCAGAGTGAACTTAAATACTTATTAGAAGATAAAGGTCGATTAGATTATATAAGTAGTTTATGTGATAGTATAAAAGATACAGGCAATACACTTATCTTAGTTGATAGAATTGCGGCTGGTAATGAACTAGAAAGTCGTATACCAGATAGTGTCTTTGTATCGGGGAGTACAAAAGGTGCAGATAGAAAAACAGAATATGACGAGATATCAACTGCTACAGGAAAGGTTATCATTGCAACCTACGGGGTGGCGGCGGTGGGTATTAACATTCCTCGTATTTTTAATCTTGTGCTTGTTGAGCCTGGCAAGTCTTTTGTTAGGGTTATCCAAAGTATTGGAAGAGGGATCAGAAAAGCAGAAGACAAAGACTTCGTACAAATCTGGGACATAACCAGCACTTGTAAATTTGCAAAAAGACATTTAACAAAACGTAAAGCATTCTATAAAGAAGCAAACTATCCATTCACGGTCGAAAAAGCTGATTGGAATATTTAAGGAGTAAATATGGCAAAAATGTATAGAACGGTTGCCGTTCATGAAGCAACAAAAGTAAAGACAAGTATAGGCAGAAAGCCTTCTATTTGTAAAATGAACAAGCATAAAAAAAGATCATGGAAAATGTATAGAGGACAAGGTAAGAAATAATGGATGATTTTTCCAAACAATTACATTGGACTACACTTATAACTGAAAAGTTTATGTTGGGTGTAATAGGTTGTTTAACAATTGTCGCAGCATCTTTAGATGTTTATAATATGTACTTGTCATTGTCCGTTAATCTTGCTGATTTATTTTTGTTGTTTATATACGTAGAAATAATTGGTATGGTAGGCGCATACTATAGTACACATGTAATACCAGTTACGTTTCCTATTGTAATTGCAATTACTGCATTGTGTAGATTATTAATACTTCAAGGAAAAGAAAGCGAGCCGTGGGTACTGGTGAGTAGTGCAGGTGCAATACTGATACTAGCACTCGCAGTTTATATTTTAAATTTAAAAAAGAAAGATAAGGTTGAAGAAAATGGCTGAGAAAAAACAAGGAACTCCCGATCCAGGAATGATGATGTGGGAAACAGGAATTTATTACATGGCTGATGGATTTACATTTGAATCTACTAAGCCTATTGTACAATGGATAATAGAAAAGAATCTTTTACCATCTGTGCAACGACCAAAAGAACTAACACTAATTATTAATAGCCCAGGTGGTAGTGTTCATGCAGCCTTTGCTTTAATAGATACAATGAAAGGTAGTGCAATTCCAATTAAAACTGTTGGACTAGGACTGATAGCAAGTTGTGGTATACTTACATTTATGGCAGGTGAAAAAGGTAGACGTATACTAACGCCTAATACAAGTATCTTATCTCACCAATATAGTTGGGGTAGCAGTGGTAAGGAGCATGAACTTTTTGCCCGAGTAAGAGAGTTTGAACTATCAACAGAACGTATGATTGCACACTATAAAAAATGCACAGGAATGACGGAAAAGAAAATTAGAGAACTTTTATTACCTGCAGAAGATGTATGGTTGAGTGCAAAAGAGGCAGTAAAATATGGTATTGCTGATAAGATAAAAGCAGTTTATTAATGCGGATTTTAACTTTAGAAAATACTGCATATGAAATGAATGATATACCTGATGAGGTTGATGATCTTAGATTTGCTATTTTAGATAATAGCAATCCAGCAGATCCTGATTACTTTTTTATTCCGCTTATATTTTTAGAAAGTTTTAACAGTCCGGCAGTAGTTTTAGAAATAGGCAAACATAAAATACGTATGCCTGTTGATTGGAAAATACTAATAGGTGATAAACATTGCGGAGACTTAGAAATGTTGGCGTTTAGTAGTCTAAACGATAGAGGATTTGATGCGTTTTTATTCAATCCACTTGGAGATTTTAGGCATGATTACTTACCTGTAAATATAGTGGATATTTATAGTGATGTTAAATGGTTCTTTCCCAAACTTAAACAAGGACAGATACTTGCAATACCCATTGAAACTGGTGTTGAGAACCCAAAATGCGTTTACTGCGCCAAAGAAATCAACAAGCAAAACGAAATCGTTAGCATTGATAGAGCCTGGTAAAATATATCAAATTGATTATCGTGCTTTTGAATTTACTGTAGAACTTGATTTTTATTTAAGAGTGAATAGCGGAACACTTATTGCAGATCTTATAGATAGAGTAAACAATTATTTAAAAATCCGTAGTGGTTTAAAATATGATTATCAAAAAGAAGGTTCACATGTAATTATAAAGTTTGCAAAACTTGACGATGCACGTATGTTTATGTTAGCATTTAGTGATGTATTAGAAACAGGAGGTTATTGGTATGGATAAGTTATATTACGATGGTAGTAGTTTCAGTCATTTACTTCCAACAGGGCAAAATAAAAATACAGGACATTATGTTGCAGAAAAATTAGGATTAGAATTAGATCACTACGGACATAATGGCAAGGGCGTAGAAAAAATTATTAGAAGTGCAATGCGTTACAGTTTTATAAACAAAGATGCATTTATGCTTATTGGATTTGGATCTAGCCAAGTATTAGAAGTACACACAGATGACCCAGGTGACTTTGTTAAGTTTCCTTATAAATCCTTTTCTGAAGAGCATTGTGTTATACCATTACAAGGTGAAGACTTACTACGTTATGCGGACCTAACAGAATGGCAGTATTGTGAAACCAAAGCACTATTTAATATTATACTATTACACGATTATTTAGAATCTAATAATATAAATTTTTTATTACATAATCTTGGAAATGATTATCATTATGATTCTAACTTTGAATTTGGCAAAGGTGTTGCGGAACAGATAAATGCAAGACCTAAAATATTAAACTTTTATAAAAACAGTTTGCATAGTATAATAAAAGATGCTAATTTAAAACCATGGGATTACGAACATTTCGGTTGGCATGGGCATGCCGATACACAAGGACATTCTGTGTACGCAGACTTTTTAATGGAACATATAAATGTCTAATAAACTACAACTTAATACAGTACTATCGGCTATAGATAAAAAAGATTATACTTTTTATGATCGGCTTACGCCTGAGCATCAAAAGCAATTATCACCTTTCTTACTAAATCGATATGTAAGTTTAGTAAAAGGCACGAATGAATTACAAACATATTATCTTATGGCAGGTAACCAACGTGTAAATTGTACATACTTTGAACTAGCAAAACATCCTAAACTAGTATGGCAGTTGTTATGCACAGTTAGTCCAGGCATGGGTACACAGTTTCATCAATGGGTAGGACACAAAAAGAAAGATAAAAATAATAGTAGTAAAAGACGTAAAGAAGTAGAACGTTTACATCCTCGTGTTAAAAGCGATGAAATAGATATGTTGGCAGAAATGTATACAGACAAAGATTTAAAAGAGATAGCAAAGTTGTATGGTGAGTAAGTATCTTAATTATAATAAATGGGATAAATTAGAAGCAGTCATGCTAGGTGATTGTTACAGTGCAGACTTTTTTTCAAGTATGCCAAATAGTAGTGTAAAATCTAATCTACAAAAGATAGCTGATGAAACACAAGAAGATTTACAAAATTTTGAAACTGTCCTTAAGCAATTTGGTTGTGAAGTAATTAGACCAATAGTAAATCCTCGCGATAAGATTACGGATTTTTTAGAACAGGATGGCAGTATACAAGGAGAACAAGGTGTACCTAGAGCACCGTTACAACCTAGGGACGGACAGTTTGTAGCAAGTGATAAATTAATTTATTGCAATGGAGATCATTTTAGTATTATACAGGCACTAGAAAAATACGATAATGAAAATATTGTAGACCTGAATAAATTATATTTTAAAAATAATAATAATGATATCTTTCCTATTGATGCTCCAAATATTACTGTAGTAGGTAAAGACATTTATGTAGATATTTTTAACCTCGAAAAAGATAAATGGCAGTATGCAAGTGATTGTATAGATCGTGCAACTAATTACAAGTTTAGAAATTATTTTTTAGACATAGGTGGACACAATGATGCTTCATTTCATACAGTCAAACCCGGAGCGATAATAAGTTTAGAAGGTGTACAAAAATATAAAGATAGTTTTCCAGACTGGGAGGTTTGTTATTTACCTGAACAAAGTTGGAATAAATTGAGTCCTTTTTTGCAATTGAAACATAAGAATGATGGTAAATGGTGGTTACCTGGTGAAGAAGAAAACAATGCTTTTACAGAATTTGTAGAGACCTGGCTAACTGACTGGGTAGGTTATGTAGAGGAAACTGTCTTTGATGTAAATGTGCTAATGTTGGATAGCAATCATTGTTGCGTCAGTCAAAATAACAACATGCAAGTAAATAAGTTTTTACGTAAACATAATATAGAACCAGTTTACATTCAATGGCGTCATAGATACTTCTGGGATGGTGGATTACATTGTATAACATTAGACTTACGCAGGAATACAAAACAAGAGGATTACTTTGAATTACGAAACTAACAAAATTATTTTTGTATGTTATCCGCCAGGTGCTGGAGGTAAGTTTCTTATTAATTGTTTAGGAGTTAGTAATCATGCAGTTTTACAACATCAGGACTTAATCCATTATACACAGGAACAAAAAAAGACATTCCTTATTAACAAAATAAAAGGACATAGTGGCCCTTGGAATGATTTAGGATTAGGATGTAATGAATTATTTGGTGATCTAAAATTAAGTGGCACACTTGAACATGGAGCAATATTAGGCGAGTTAGAAGTAGGGTTGCCATTTAATGATACTGCTATACAATTAACAAAACAAATAAATTATGACTTCTTTTATGTGTGTCATGATGAACATACTAGATATTCCAATTTAAAAGTATTTCCTAATGCGAAAGAAATTATTTTTGTAAATTGTGAAACTTTTTTAAGTAAAAGATTTAGTCACAGTATGCATAAAGAAGAAAAATGGTGGAGCCAAACAGACTTAGTTTGGAATACAAATTGGTATGAAGATATATCAACTACCGTTAACGGGCTAAGATCATTTTACAATTGTTTAGGATACACTGACTTTGATAGTGTATCCGAATGGATTAAAAAATATTACGAGCTGTGGATAAATGAAATAAGATGAATCAACAGTTTACAGAAATAATAAAAGATGCTATAATAAATCGTAAAATGGAAACAAAAGATTACAAATGCCAATACTGTGGCAAGGAGTTTCGCAAGGAGTCTACACTTGCTGCCCACCTTTGCGAACCTAAGCGTCGTGCTCAGCAAGAACATGAGCCCGGGGTCAAATTAGGCATGACTGCTTATCTCCGATTTTATGAACTTACACAAGGCAGTGCTAAGTTTAAAACATATACTGACTTTAGTACAAGTCCATACTACAATGCATTTGTAAAGTTTGGCAGACATATGGTAAACATTCGTGCTATCAATACACAAAAATTTATTGACTGGGTTATAGCAAAAAATAAGAAACTAGACTATTGGACAAAAGATATTGTATATCAAGAATACTTGTTTGAACATTTACGTACAGAAGCAACACAAGATGCATTAGAACGCAGTATAAAAACTATGGAAGCATGGGCGGAACAAAAGGAAAGTATATTTAATCATTATTTTTATTATGTTAGTAGCAATGTTCTTGTTAAAGATATCACTACAGGTCGTATTAGTAGTTGGATAATTTATAATTGTACTAGCGGACAAGATGCATTGAACAAACTAAGTACTGAACAAATAGAAATGGTATTTCCATATATTGATCCAGATTTTTGGAAACGTAAATTTGTAGATTACTTTGCAGATACTGAATGGGTAAAACACATTTTAAAAGAAGCAGGGCTATGATGAAAACGAACGCATATTCTGATGCTGGAGTGAATATTGAAAAAGGAAATAAGATAGCAAAATATCTTGGATTCAAAGATTTCGGTGCTTCTATAATGATTGGTGGAGAGGAAGTTGTAATATCCACAGACGGAGTTGGTACAAAGATTTTAGTAGCAGAAGGTCATGATAAGTTTGATACTATAGGTATTGATCTTGTAGCAATGTGTGTAAACGATATCCTATGTAAATTTGCACAACCTATAGGATTTCTTGATTATTATGCAACAGGAGAAATATGTCTAGATAAATCAAAAGAAATACTTAATGGAATATTAAAAGGTTGTGAACTTGCTGGTTGTACTCTTATGGGTGGTGAAACTGCCGAGATGCCTGGAGTTTATGAAGGATCAAAGTTTGATCTTGCTGGGTTCGTGGTAGGTACTGTAGTGGATAGACATTTTCCTAGAATTGTACAAGAAGGTGATATTCTTGTCGGTATCCCCTCAAGTGGCCCACATTCAAATGGGTTCAGTATGTTAAGAAAAATATTACCACTCAATGAAATACCACTTACGCCCACAAGAATTTACACAAATGAAATATTAAATAACCACCAGTTCATTAACGGTGTATCACATATTACTGGTGGTGGTCTTATTGAGAATATTCCAAGAATGTTAAAAGGTAGAGAACACACTTTAGAAGTAACTTTGGACAATGGACTTAATTTTAAAAGAGAGGGATGGTGGTCTGACTTATATTTTAAGTGCCAAGATAAAATGAATATGCGAGAATTTTTAACTATTTTTAATGGTGGCTATGGTATGGTACTAGCAGTATCGCCTCAAAATGTAGACAAACTAGCAATAAATGATTTACAAATTTTAGGGAAAGTTAAATGACGGGACTATGATGAAAAATAAAGAACAAATTGATTTCATATATGAACAATTAAGTAGTTATTGGCCTAAGTATAGGAATAAAAAACCAGATGCTAAAATACATAAACATGCATACACTAGTCTTATTGGTGTAATGTTATCAGCACAAAGTCAAGATGCAAGAACTGCAGTAGCGTGTAGACAACTATTTTCTTTAGCAGATAATGCTTGGGATATGATTAAATTGACACAGGAAGATATTATAGAAGCAATAAAGCCTGCAGGTTTATATAACGCAAAGTCAAAAAATATATTAGCGACTAGTAAAATATTAATTGAACAATACAATGGCGTTGTGCCTCAAACACAAAAAGAACTAATGAAACTTCCTGGCGTAGGCAGAAAAAGTAGTGATATTGTAATGCGTTTTGTTTTTAATCAGCCTCACATTGCAGTTGATACTCATGTGTTCAGATTATTATGGAGACTAGGTTGGACTGACACTTTAGACGAAGGCAAAAGTGCAGTGCTTGTAAATAATTCTACTCCTGATAGATATAAGTATGCGGCTCATATGCAACTAATTACACATGCAAAAAGGATTTGTAAAAGTAGAAATCCTAAATGTGACACGTGTGTTATAGAAAAAGTTTGCGATAAACGCCATATTAATGTGCCTAAGAATAAATTACGGGAGGCAATTAGTAATGTTACCTAAGTTGTTATTTCCAGCTGGGTCACATGGAAATTTTTTGTCTAGAAGTCTTAGTGTAGCATCTGGAGTACAACAAGACTTTAATTTTTATGCGGATAAAAAAGGTGCTCATGCTAATGGAAATTTCAACAAAATTGTAGATCATGTTCATAGTTGCGAAGAAAATGATATATGGTGTAATATTGAAGCTAATGTAGACGATCTACATATTTTGATGTGGCACTTATTTTATGCTGGTGGCGAGTTTGGTTTAGATTTGTTAAAAATTAATAGTTTTAAAAATTTATGGGACTTCAAAGATAAAATTAGCTTCAAAGGGGAAAGTAGTGATAGTAAACCACTTGGCAATATATTTAAACAAGCAGAAGTTTTTCAAAATGATGGTCTGACTGGTATGCGTGAATTTTTTAAACTTATGCACAGACCAAATAACGGTCTTTTAATGAAACATAATGAACATGCAAAAAATAAAGATATACAAAGAATTTTTAAATTTGGATGGTTTTACAATAAAGAAAAATTCTTACTAGAATGTAAATTGTGTTTAAAGAATCTAGGATATGAATACAGTGTTGGCTTAGACAAAAAGTGGGAAGACTTTATAAAAAATAAAAAGAAAATATTGCAATCAAAAGAACTTGTACAGTATGCATTTATATGTTATATTAATAATATACCTCTTAACATTAGTAATTTTTGTGTGTATCAGCAAGGATACTTAGACAATTTAATTGAAAAATATTTAGGATATGAGATAGAAAATTGGCAGTATTACCCAACAAACATAGCAGACTACAAACCTACACAAGCATGGGCGGGAAAACGCTATGACATTTAGTATGCCGGACGTAGATATAGACTTTGCTGATAGAACACATTTACTAAGACATATTAAAGGTGTAGGTGCTAGACTAGAAAATGGGAACAAACATAATACTGGTGTTTACTTCAATAAAGTTCCTATAGCACACGATGGACTTGCAACAATTGATCATAAGACTGCAGAACAACTAGGATATTTTAAACTAGACTTACTTAATGTAGGTGTGTATCAACACATAAAAAATGAAATACATCTGATAGAAATGATGGCTGAGCCCGATTGGACAACGCTACATGATAGAGATTTTTTTGAACAACTAATTCATGTTGGTAAACACTTTGAAACTATGGCAAGAATGCCAGAAGATATAACAAGTATACCAAGGATGGCGATGTTTTTAGCAGTCATACGTCCTGCAAAAAGACACTTAATAGGAAAAACATGGCGTGAAGTTGCAGAAACTATTTGGGATAAAGCAGGATTAGATAGTTATAGTTTTAAGAAAGCACACGCAGTAGCTTATGCACAATTGGTTGTAGTGCATATGAACATACTAAGGAAACAAAATGAAAAGTAATCTTAAAAGGATGTCACAGATACAAGAAGGTCTAGTGAAACATATTGATTCGCAAATAAAAGATTCTGATGATCCTTTGTATATGGCAACAATGTTATTAAAACATTCAATAGTTTTATATAAAAAAATGATGACAGATGAAGAAATTCAAAATATGTTAGGTCATGTAATTGATACCTTAGATGAAGAATATCCTGGCTTTGAAATTACTACGACAACCAAAAAGACATTGCACTAAAGTATATTACAATATAATAATATGTAGTGAAGTGTAATATTTGATCCATAACATTAGTCCACCACCAAGCTCTAGTTCTACTTTCAATCTTTAAAATTTTATTTACTTTATGTTTAGTAAAGTCTATATGCCAATGTATCAAATAATCTACAATCGCACAAAATATGGCAGGTACTGCAGGTAAAAACAATCCAGCTACGACAATAGTGCCTATACCATGATGAATGTAATGTACATGTCCATTACCAAAATAATTACTTTTATTAATACCTTTAAGTTGTGATTGAATACCAAGATCCACTAAGGCATGCTTTATTAGAAGCAATAAAAAGAAGTCCATAATCTACTTTACTTTTTTTACCAGTTGAATATTTCGACGCTTACTTCTTTTTTTCGCTAGGTCAGCAATACTGACACTAGGACCCTTTACAACTTCGGTATCTTTTATGTTAAATGTTATTAAGTATTTACTAAATTCGTTAAAATCTTTCTTTAAAAACAAATTTATAGGAATTGTCCTATTCGATTCCCACCACCAACTTTCACCTAGTTCTAAAAATTTTGGTTTCAATATAGTATCTAGTCTACTATAATCATACATACTTAAAAAAGCGTCATCCTGATTTTGTATGATTCCTACATATTCTTGCCCACCGTAGGTCACTAGACTTAAAAACGGATATTTTTCAAATATTTCTTCTGCTAATGGTGGCATACGAACCTTTATAAATACAGTATGACTGTTACTACTGGATATTTATATGCACAAAAACACACTGCGGTTGTAACTGATACTGGAGTTAATAATCAGATGAGCATGTTTTACACACCTAATATTAAAGTCTATAGAGGTATAGACAATTTTATACGCATAGAGTTTAAAAATAGAGATCAAAAACGTATAGTAATGACCAACCATACTGCAACAATTATCCTAATGGACAAAGAAAATAGTGTGGCATATACAGAGCGAGCTTTGACTCCATTAGATCCTCGTAAAGGCTTGTTCGAAGCAAGTATTACACAAGGTGACTTACTTAATTTAGATGCCAAATTTTACAATTATAGTCTAAAAGTTACAGGACCAGAAGGCAGAATAAGTCCTGCATATGCTGATGATAATTTTGGTGCAAATGGTACATTAGAAGTAGTAGAAGGAATCTATCCGGCTTTTATCGAAAGTACAACAGAGTCATTTGCTGGTGGAGATACTGGCAGTTCAATAGCAATTACACCTTACATAAATCGTAATACTGCTCAGCATACTGCACAAGTATTTTTCAGTAGTGCATTTACAGGTAGCCTGGCAATACAAGGTTCGATTAATCCAAGCAATAGTATTCAAAACGCTGATTTTACAACTATATCTACAACAAATTACACATCGCAGACAGAAAATGCTTTTATAAATTTTACTGGTGTGTATAGTGCAGTCCGTTTTGTTCGTACTACTACTTCAGGAACATTGAGTCAAGTATTATATAGACCATAATGCGTGTAGTAGGTTTTGGGTGTAGTTTTACCTATGGAAGTGAACTTGTAGATCCTGAAATTGGCAATGAACACAATAAACTAAATGATCCTTACAGAGAAAAGCATGTTTGGTTAGGTCGCCTCGCAGATAGTTTGGGTTGTGGATTCGATAATCGTGGTGAACCTGCTAATAGTAATTTTGCAATTGCACAACAAGTTTCCCAATATTTTTTAAAAAATTATAATGAATCTGAAAAGATAATAATTTGTATTGGTTGGACTGCAAAAACAAGAATGAGTTGGTATGGATCTTCATGGATTCATAATGGATTTGTTAACTCACAAACTGGGTGGACAAAAAGTGCAAAAGAATGGACTGTAAATTCAACAACTGAAAGTTTTGATATGTATACTGATAATGCAAAATTAATAGTTAATAGTATATGTAAAGCAAAAAATATTCCTATCCTGCAATTTAATTCACTAGGAAATCATGAAACTACAAATTATCCTAATTATTTTATAGATGGTAGTACAATGCGAGATATGTTAGAACAAGCAGTCAGAGAGGATAATCGTAAAAATTTTATGAAATCTGGTGGACATCCAAATGAACAAGGACATGAATACTTTACAATTAGGTTGACAGAATTTGCAAAAAGTCATATAATAGATTAATTATAAAAACATTTCTGTGGTAGAAATGCAACTGTTTTATGAAAAGGGGATTAACAAAATGATTGAAACAGAAAATTGTTGTGGTAGGAAACATAACAAACGTGGTAGGATACTGGCAATAAGTCCTCACTGCGATGATATTAATGAAGGAGCCGGCGGCTTAATATTAAAGTTATTGGCTAATCAATGGCGTGTAGATATACTTTATTGTGTTAAAGAAAATCATGAGGTAATTGACGCTAATTCAAAAAAATACGGATACAATTACAAGTTTTTACAATGCCCAGATGGAAAATTCTACAATACAAATTGGCTTAATGAAAATATTAGTAAAGACTATAGTCCAACTTATATAAGAAGACTTTCAAGCAGAGGCGATACTCAAATACAAGACATAATAAAAAGGATAGTTGAAGAAGTTCATGCACCTAAAAATGAACCTAATAAACACTATGATATGGTGCTAGTGCCTAGTAGCGATTATCATGGAGATCATAAACTTGTAAATCAGGCATGTTTATCAGCATTAAGATCTTATAAAAATAGTATAGTCCTTTATGAATCTCCTAGATACACAAATAGTAACTGGTGTTATGACAAAAAAACATTTTCACCTAATTCTTATCTTGGTATTGATATTTTTCAAAATTCAAAAAATGAATGGTGTAAAAGTTTTTTGGATAACACAAAGCGTGATAAAAAAATAAAATACTTGGAAGTAGTAAATACTATGCAGCATATTGCAGCAGTAAGAGGTGGTGGTACAGACAATAGGTTCGCAGAAAAATTTCAGTATCTAAGCCACAATATGGACAATATGTTCAAAGGATAAAAAGTTGAAGTACATTCATATTAATAGAAATATAATACAACAAAATGAAAAACACGACCGTGATTTGCCTGTATGTAGAGTACAAGAAGGTAGCAAAGCTAGATATGGTAGTGCAGTAGAAATACATGGACCTAGCAAGATGGTTTACAGACCTGAAAAGCCATTAAGTTGTGGTGCTAAACTGTGGATAGAAACAGATAGCGATATTACTATTGAAGATGAATGTACTTACAAAGATATACAAAGAATGAAATAAATGGATTTGGGGGTATTTGGATTATGCTTGGTATTATTTCTGGCAATTACGGCTATCATGGCTATAGGCCTCCTGAGAGGCCGACGTGTAAGCGGCAGTTGCGGTGGTGTTACAGGCGTTTGCTCTGTATGTGGCAAAGACAATGCAAAAAAGCCAAGTAGGCTTGAACAAATGAAGAAAGATCCACATCGTAGGATTGATAGTGATGACATGACTGAAGTTGAAAAGATGGATGCAGGATTTACACATGGAACATACAATATAAACGGCAGAGATGTTGACTTTTGAATAGTATTCAACAAACAATAATAGATAGTTTGCCTGGCAAACAAAAGAGAACTACTAATGGATGGGTTAGTTTTAACGCCGTCTGTTGTCATCATAATGGTGAGAGTCAGGACAAACGCAGTAGAGGCGGAGTAATTACAAATGGTGAAGCAGTAAGTTATCATTGTTTTAATTGTAATTTTAAAACAGGGTGGCAACCAGGCAGACATATTAGTTTCAAGTTACGTAAGTTATTAACTTGGTTAGGTGTTGATGAGAATACTAGACAGATGCTGAATATAGAAGCATTAAGAATAAAAGATACAGTACAGGAACAAGTAGAAGAAGAAAAGTTTGAAGTAGATTTTAAAAGTAGAAAGTTGCCTGATAATAGTACAAACGAATTGCCTGAACATATAAGACTATATGCAGAAAGTAGGGCATTGCCATTAGAAAAAATTATGTACAGTGATAGTAAAGCAGCTGGCATGCATAAAAGAATAATTATTCCATTCAAGTGGGGTAGACGTACAATAGGATTTAGTGCAAGGAGTGTAGATAATGACACCAAACCCAAATATTTTACTAGTCATGATAGTGGTTTCGTTTATGGCATTGATAATCAGTTGCCTAACAGTAGGTTTATAATTGTAACTGAAGGATTATTAGATGCTATATGTATAGGTGGCATAGGAATAATGAACAACCGTTGTAGTGAGACACAAGCACAGATTATAGATACACTAGGTAGAGAAGTGATACTAGTTCCAGATAAAGATAAGGCTGGACAAAGACTTATTGATGATGCATTAGAGTTTGGTTGGAGTGTAAGTTTTCCTGAGTGGGAGCCAGATGTTAAAGATGTAAATGATGCAGTAGTAAGATATGGTAAACTGTTCACACTTAAAAGTATTTTAGATGCAAAACAGACTATGAGTCTTAAAATAAATTTGCAGAGAAAAAGATGGTAGGCTTACATGTTGAGGCTACTAGTAGATGCACACTGGCATGTCCAAGATGCGAACGAACAACTTTTATAGATAAGTTTGGAAAAAATAATTTTTCAATTAATGATTTAAACATAAACGATTTTAAAAATTTTATTGATGATAAAGTCGATCATATAAACTTCTGTGGAAACTTAGGAGATCCAATATATCATAAAAACTTTTTAGCATTAGTAGAGGTATCTAAAGGATTATGCAAATCAGTGACTATTACTACAAATGCAAGTAGAAAAAATAAAATATGGTGGGAAAAACTTGTTTCTATATTAGATGATAATGATAAAATAGACTTTAGTATTGATGGTACACCTGATAATTTTACAAAGTATAGAATAAATGGCGATTGGGACAGTATTAAAACAGGTATAGATATTTGTGTGAAAAGTAAAGTTGAAACAACATGGAAATATATTCCTTTTTCCTTTAATGAGAATGACATAGAAGAAGCGAAAAGTTTAAGTAAAAAGTTAGGTATTGATAATTTTAAATTAGATCCGAGTGACAGATATGAGATAGACGACTATCTACGACCAAAAGAAAATTATATAGGTCCTAGAGACGAAGTACAACAAAAATATATGACAAGTAATATTAAAAACTTTGAAATAGATCCAGAATGTGCTGATGGCAAAAGTCATTACATTAGTGCAGATGGATTTTATGCACCTTGTTGTTATACTAAAAATTATTCTTTTTGGTATAAAAGTGAATGGTGGAAGAATAAATTAACAATAAAGGACAACAGTCTTACAGATTGTATTAGGCGTTTTCATAATTTTTATGCTACAATACAAGATAGTAAGCCAGACTATTGTGTGTTTAATTGTGGGAAGTGTTAATGGCTAAAGAATATACAAAAGATTTACAAAAACTATTTTTAGAAATGATGATGAATGATGCACAGAATTATGTTCGTGTGCAGAACATTTACAACATTGATAACTTTGATAGGAGTTTGTATGATACTGCAGAGTTTATAAAGACACATAGTGACGAACATGGTGCATTGCCTACGTATGAACAAGTAAAGGCAGTGACAGGTGTAGAACTAAAGCCTGTACCAGATATACATGAAAGTCATAATGATTGGTTCCTAGCAGAGTTTGAGGGATTTACAAAGCGACAAGAACTAGAACGTGCAATACTTAAGGCGGCAGACTTATTAGAAAAAGGAACATATGATCCGGTTGAGAAACTTATAAAAGATGCAGTACAAATTAGTCTAACAAAAGATATGGGAACAGATTATTTCTTAGATCCTAAAGGCAGACTTATGGCATTGAAAGATAATAATGGACAAATTACTACAGGTTGGCCCGCAATGGATCGTAAACTGTTTGGTGGTATGAATAAAGGTGAACTGAATATATTTGCTGGTGGATCCGGCAGTGGTAAAAGTTTGTTTATGCAGAACTTAGCAGTGAATTGGGTAACAAACGGATTAAACGGAGTGTACTTGACACTAGAACTTAGTGAAGGACTAAGTGCTATGAGAATAGATAGTATGCTTACAAATGTATCTACTAAAGAAGTATTCAAAGACTTAGATACAGTAGAAATGAAAGTTAAGATGGCTGGTAAAAAGGCAGGCAACTTACAAATAAAATATATGCCTGCACAAAGTAACGTAAATGATATTAGAGCATATTTGAAAGAGTTACAAATAAAGAATGGTTGGACTATAGACTTCCTGCTTATAGATTATTTAGATCTGCTTATGCCAGTTAGTGCAAAAGTATCGCCAAGTGATTTATTTGTTAAGGACAAGTATGTATCGGAAGAATTACGTAACCTAGCAAAAGAATTAAACTGTGTATTTGTTACTGCATCGCAGTTGAATAGAGGTGCAGTAGATGAGATAGAGTTTGATCATTCGCATATCAGCGGAGGACTTAGTAAGATTAATACTGCAGACAATGTGTTTGGTATATTTACAAGTCGTGCAATGAGAGAACGTGGCAGGTATCAGTTACAACTTATGAAGACTAGAAGTAGTAGTGGAGTCGGACAAAAGATAGACTTAGAGTTTGATGTAGAAAGTTTACGTATCCGTGACTTGGGCGAAGATCAAGAATATCAACAGTTTAAGAAACAAACTAGTAGTATCTATGATCAACTAAAAAATAAAACTAATACTGGAGTTGTTGAAGCACCACAAGGTGAAACACAAAAAATTACTGCAAGTGTACAAAGTAGTAAATTAAAAGATATGTTAGCAGGATTAAAAAGCGAATAACTAATTTAGATACTGATGTAGCCTATGACCTTTAGCATCATAACAATCTATATAACGAGCACCGTTACTATAACGCACCTTCCCACTGCCTACTACAACATCGTGGTCTCTATGTCCAAAAGGTTTCTTAACAGTTACGTCAACGTATTCACCGTTAGCAATACCTAATGTTAAGAATGTAACGTATCTCCCTTGTTCGCCTTTGAATACTCTTCCGTTAGCAACAAGTCCTGCAAAGTTTACTCTATCTCCCCAGGTTTCTTGTATAAACATATTTGGCATAAACTCTGGTTGTGTCCAATAACCATAACGTTTATATTGTTGTTGTGGTGACTCTGTGATACCATTTGGATATCCTAGTTCACGTAAATCCCATCCTACATTCTTTGCTTCTGTTTTATGTACCCAACGTCTATAACTTCCTTGACAATGTTTAAGTGCCGCCTTCCAAAACTGTTTTGGATTGTGTGCTTTCTGATATGCTAATGCCCAAATTAGTCTGCCTAAATTTACTGCATGAGCTCTGCATAGTCCAAAGTTTCCTAGTCCATAAAGTTCTTTTATAATCTCTTCTTTGTTTTCACTGTCGCCCATCTTCTCCATGAACTGCATAACTTTCTCTTCGTCACGACTTGCAAAAGCACGACGGTACATGTCTGCTTCGTACATGTCGCAACCTATAAGTTTTGATATTTTTTTAATTGCATCATCTTCGTATACAATAGTATCTTCTAATTTTTGTTCTGTCCAGTCTTGAAAGAAACTGGCTTTCTGTCTACCTGTAGTTGCTACTGGTCTTATTAGTGCCGTAGCAAATACACAGTCGCTTTTTCCTTTTGGTTGTATTGCTTGGAATAATCTTCTCATAGCAGGAGATTCTGCTTGTGTTACTCCTATTACATTTCCGCTACACAATAATTTACTTGTTTCGTAATCTTCTTCTGGGTATGCTTCTAGAGGTGTGTCTGCATCTATTTCTAACAGTTGACTAAGTCCTCGGTTAGCAAGGATATCTATTTTAAGATGCTCCAAGTCTTCTACTTCACGTTTGTCTAATAATATTTGATTGTCTGCATTTATTAGGCTTTTTGGCATGTTGTGTTTGAATATAAGAACTCCTCCACAGTGTTTTGATATTGCTCTTTTTTTGCCTAATAATTTTCGTTCGATTCTCATTGCTTCTTCCTTGTCTATATCTAAATCTTCGTATTTAAAGCCACGGGGAAGTTTACCAGATGCACCTAGACGTCGTGCGGCTTCACGCCTTGCACTCTTTTCTTTATAAGTTACATAGTTGCTGATACGAGCACTTTTTCCGGGCCATTTAGCAAATATTTTTTGCATAACGGCATCCTGTTGCCAGTGTGGAAAGTCTATATCTACATCTGGTAAGTCATCCCTTAAAGGATTTAGGAAACGTGCTACCGGTATTTGCCATCTTATGGGATCCACGTCTGTTATACCAAGTAGGTAGCAGACGAGACTAGACCCTGCTGAACCACGAGTCATATGTGTTATGTCTTTGGTTAGCGCCAGTACATCGCAAATTGTTAGGAAGTAATCGACGAAACGAAGTCTGAGTATGATCTCTAGTTCTTCGATAAGCCTGTTATGATATTCAGTATTGTTCGGAATATGCCTTATGAATCTGCCGAGTAATCGTTCTAATTGAGCCTTCGCATCTTTGGGTATCTTCATTTGTGCCTCTAGTTTGTCTAAATTCTTTATGTGCCTAGTGTTGCAAGTTGCAACGTTTTATTTATACCAGTTAAAGATTGATTTAGAAAAAAAGTGAATATATAATAATGTAATGAATAGATTCTTGTTAATAAAATTTCCTCCTGGTGCGGCAGGAAAGATGCTTGTAACATGTTTAGGCACCCATTCAGAAATAGCAAGTTGGAATACAACTAATTTTAGCGAATTAGATTATGCAAAGTCAAGATATACAGGAAACTTTGATAACTGGTTAGATGCAGAGCCAACAAATCCATGGAACTTCCAAAAATATGTAAGTGCTATGTATCCTCGAGGAGACGATATAGACCAACTAGATATTAATTTTCCTAACTTATGGATACCCACATTGTGGCAGAAAACTTACACTGCTCGCTTTATGCAAAACTATTTTTGTGTGAACATTAATGTTGATAAAAATAGTCTTAAATGGTATCGTAAGAGTCGCTGGAAAAAACAATTTAGCGTAGAAAAAAATAACAACACTTATATTATAACACAACATCAACATAGACCAAGTTATGCGGTTGGAAACTTTAACAATCAATATAAGATTAAGACTAATAATCTATATAGATTTATAAAAGAGAATATAATAGACTACTCAATTGTAGATTATCTTAACAATAATGCGTTACAAGGTGTTAGCGTAAATTTAAGCGATATGCTACATCAAGATAGTTTTTTCAAAATATTACAAAAGATACAAAAACAAATGAATATTGGTAAGCACGATTGGTCAGAGTCTATTGAAATATGGAAGCATTGGAGAAGTTTACATGATTATTAAGATAATAAAATGTTAGTAATAACTCCAACTTATACAACATGTCTACCACAAAATAAAGGTATTGTTCTAGTTATTGATCATCAGCCTCTTTCTCACATTCACTCAATAGAAGCAGACTTAGAAACAGGTAGCATTTACTATGATCAATCTTACAATAGTATAGAGCAGATTATTAAAGATAACAATATAGATGTAGAACATGTATATATGAATCACTACTTAGAATACACAGATTTTCCATACCCTCATACATGTGTACCTCATCGTGCATTTTTTGCCGAATGTCTTGATTTCTTGGAGCACTCTAACACAACAGAATATTCAGATAAACAAAACTGTTTTGTAATGATGAATAAACTTAGAGAAAATAGACTTCTTGTCAGTGCATGGTTTAAACAAAACAAGAATATAGATTTTGATTATACTCAAGGATGGGAGATAACAGATAATGACTTTAGTAAAGTGCAAGAATATACACGGCTAACAAATTATTCTTTTGACGACTTTTTGACAAAAAAATTTATCCCTTATAAAAATCAAAAAGCACAAAAATATTATCGTAATATAGGCTTAGGAAATGCTTCAATGTGGAATGATGTTTTTAAAGAAAAGTTTTGTTCTAGTACTTTTGCAATTATAACTGAACCAGTATTTTGGGAAAAAGCATGTAGTATTACAGAAAAATATTTGATGTCAATTTATGGATGTTGTTTTCCTATATTCTGTGGAGGATACAAACTGCCAGAAAAACTTACTAGTATAGGATTTGATGTTTTTAATGACGTTGTAGATCATAGTTATCAGTATGAACTACATCCGGCACTAAGAGTTTGTAATGCTTTAGAACACAATCGCAAACTTTTAGAAAATAGCAATGTTAAAAAGTTAGATTTTATGGATAGGCATTTAAAAAATTTATCACTAGTAAGAGATAATTTAGATAAATTTATATCTCAATTTGATAATATTACAAATTTTAAGCTACCTAATAATATTAGGAAGTGGTAATTATATATTATTTTCGTTTGGAACTATAGAACCATTACCAAATAAATCTACTGCTTTCCAAGACAAGTAAATCTTGTATCTAGGAATCTTTGGATCAGCATCTCTCATACCTAATAAGAAAACTTTATCTGATGCAATTTTTGCCGCCTTAACAAGTTCGCTATCTTGTTTGTCTTTTTTCTTCCAACGGTATTGTCTTATTGATTTATATAACAAGTCATGTATAATGGCCGCTCTTGCAACATCAAATGGTGCTATTAACCACCACATTGCTCTGGGAACTGATGCTAAGTCAGTTACAAATCCTGTTGGCACTGTAATTGTTTCTGTCTTATTAGTTTCTCTAACAACTTTTACACCTACACCTTTTAGTGCTTTAATTTCATCTACAGTAAGATCTTTTGTTGTGTAAGATAAATCCCTACCAAGTGTCCACTTACGAGGTGGATTAAACTCAGCCATAATTTTATTGTTGAATTGTCCCATTTGAATTCTCTCCTTGCAATGTATTTAGTAGTGTGCTATACTAATTTGATACGATAAATACATAAAATGAATAGGATATAAAAATGCGTAAAAAGACTCGTAGTATTTTACACGAACTAAACAGCATGATTGTAGAAAAAGATAGGCAACATGTTTTAGAAAGTCGAGCAACTAACGTGATAGAGAGCGCCATCAATCTTATTAACGAAATGCACAAGCACTATGACAGCACAGTCGCAGGTGACTTGGAAAGAAGATTATTGAATAGTATTAAACATCAAGATAAAACAAGATTTGTACGTGGAATTAGAAAAGTAAACGAAAGCAATGCGTCTAAGAGAATTTAAAAATAGGAAACAAATAAACGAAATTGCTCCTGTAGTAGCAGCCGTTGTCGCAGGTGCGGCAAGAGTAGGTGCAGCCGCAATTAGGACTATAGGAGCAGCGGCTGGTACTCTGGCGTCTAGTGGTAGTAGTAGTGACAATTCAAATACTACATCAGCAGTTGACATGGGTAAAAAACTTGCACAAATTACAGACGATATTACTTTAGAAGATAAAGAAGGCAAGAATCTACACTTAGAACATATTGAGGATTTAGTATTTCTTAAAGGTGCTAGTGGTGCCAAGGAAGCACTACAGTATATCAATAGTGTTAGAGATATGCTAGAAGAAGGTGGTAGTGTAGGTAAAGGTCTTACAGTAAAGTGGGATGGTGCACCAGCAATATTTACAGGTATAGATCCTGCAGACGGAAAGTTTTTTGTAGGAACTAAAGGTGTTTTTAGTCAAACAGGTAAACTTGTAAAAAGTATGGAAGACTTAGATCGCTATGGATACGAAGGCAACCTACGTGCAAAACTTGCACTAGCATTACAATTACTTTCAAAATTAGGTATACAAGGAGTTGTACAAGGTGACATGATGTATACTAAGGCAGACTTAGAAGACGGAGAAATAGACGGAAAAGAAAGTTTTATATTTCAGCCTAATACAATTGCTTATGCAGTACCTAAGGACAGTAATTTAGGTAAACGTATAGCACAAAGTCAAATGGGTATGATATTTCACACAACCTATACAGGCGATAACATGGAAGATATGAAGGCAAGTTTTGGTGTAGACATAAGTGGATATAATAAAACTAAAGACGTATGGTTTGATGATGCTACTTATAAAGACCTAAGTGGACAAGCAAGTCTTACTCCAGAAGAAAATAAACAAATACTAATTGGAGTAAACGATACTGCTAAAGCAATGAAAACTGCTAACTTCGAAACAGTAAATAATAAAGAATATCAAGAATTATTCATGCAATATATAAATGCAAGAATACGTAGGGGTGATACGCAGACTACTGAGCCAGATGTTTTTGTACAAGATTTTAGTAATTGGTATAATGGTAAAGTGCAAAAAGAGATATCAAAACTTAAGAATCAAGATCCAGCCAGTCCTGCAGTAAAAAGACGCACAGATAAAATTAATGCCCAAAATGAATATGTAACTAAAAACATGAAGGGAATATCAGGCGCACTAGCAGTTTACAAAGACATAATTGCACTTAAGAATATGCTAATAAATAAATTGAATAAAGTAGACACTATACAGACATTGTTAAGAACAGACAAAGGCTATCAAGTAGTTAACCCTGAAGGGTTTGTAGCTATAGGCACAGAAAATGGTGCAGTAAAACTAGTAGATCGTATGGAGTTTTCAAAGAACAACTTTAATGCAGTCAAGAACTGGAGCAAGTAGTGAGATTACGTGAGTTTGAAAATAAAACAACACTAAGAGAAGACTCAATAGGTATATATTGTTCACAGAGGGATCATCTTAATGAATTTGTAATTAATCCAGGAACAATTGCAATAGGTGGTGCATTGTTTCAAATACTACGTTCACTAGGTCTTAATTTAACACGTAAAAATGCTGGTAGAGTATCACAGTGGTTAAAAAATAATCCTAATAGTGTTAATAAGGTAGCTAAAGAACTACAAAAAGGTAACAAAGTTAAGCCTAATCAGTTTAAACCAAACAATGTAAAAAAAGGCGATAGGGATCTGTTTGGTCCTAGTTTAAAACCTAAGAAAGAACCTAATATTACGGGCACTTATACATCAGGACCTAAAAAAGGTCAAAAATTTGATATACCAGGTAGATTTAGACCTCAAGGATTAAAACGTAAACTTACAAATAAAGAAAAAGAAGAGATTGCAAAAAAGGTTGGCGATAAATTAAAAGACATTGCTAAAAAGAGAAAAGATTCCGGTATCGGAAGTGGAAATAAATTTGGCGGAGGCGGAAGCAATAAACCACCAGGTGGAAGTAATGTGTCGGGTGGCGATAAAACTCCTAAAAAATTTCAGGGTGGCGGAAAAGATGTCCGTGATACTAAGAAAACAATTGATAAAGTCAATAAACGTATCGATAATGTAATTAAAAATAAAGATAAAAACATAGTAGATAAAGTAATTGACGGTATTAAAGGATTATTTGGTTTCGGAGGAAGTAGTAGTGAACCTAAAGTAAAAGAGCCTACTGGTCCTGTTATAGATAAAAGTAAAGCACCTAAAGTAGATGTCAAGAAGTTACCAAAAATAGGAACAACAATTAATAACAATGACGGTTCAACAACTATTGTCACACCAAAAGTACAAAATAAAATTAAAAAAGACCTAGAGAAAAAAATTAAACAAGATTTTGATCCGGATTTTGACAAAGTAATTACTAAACCTAAAGTTCAACCAAAAGTAAAAATAAAAACATTGCCTAAGCTAGATCCTAAACTAAGTCCTAAGTTAGATCCTAAACTAAGTCCTAAGTTAGATCCTAAACTTGATCCTAAGTTAGATCCAAAATTAGATCCAAAACTAAGTCCTAAGGTAGATCCAAAAAATAGAGTACAAAATAAAAATAGAGTGCAAAAAAACACAACACCACTAAGACAAAGACCGATTACACCAGTTTCTGTAGTGCCTGGTCCAAAATACAGACCTTATGATCCAAAAAAAGATACAGATATAATTTACAAAGGCAGAAAAGCACCTGATAAAGTTTTAGATTTTAAACCAATTAAGAGTGGGCCTGGAAGTGGATACTTCGATAAATTGAGAGCAAAATAAATGTCAGAAAAATATACAGCAAATGAATGGGCTACTATGTATGGTGGTCATACAGTAGAGAAGAAAAAGAAATATAGTTTTATTAGAGATGAAATTACTGAAGCTCGCTACATACGTACAGGAAGTGATGCTTTAGGGAGAGATATGACTGATGTAGCAGAAAGTTATTTCGAACAACTATTAATGCTACAACAGATGCGTTTTGAAAATCCTGCGTTTGCAAAAAAGTATGCAAAAGATACACTAAAATTTATGAACTTCTCAGGAATTAAGCCAGGTGGTACAGATTTACATAACTTAGCAAGTATAATTAATAATCCCAACAAATATAAAGGTGTGACTAGTTCAGGCAGTGTAAACTTTAACGAAATACAATTCAAAAGATATCTCAGAGATATTGCATCTGGTAGAGATAACATGGCAATGGACAGATCATTTTTAATTAAAACACAAAAGGATTTAGGAATAAACAGTAGTTTTCTAAAACAAGCAAGGCGTGTTAGTGCTGACTATGGACGCACAGGACAAGGCGAACGTGCAGGATTAAGTGCTAGAATGGTTAATAGTCAACGTGTAGATGGAAAGTTCCGCAGTGATATTAGTAGACAATACATGGGCACGATTAAAAATAAAAAACTTATTCCTCAAGATAAAAAACTTCCGTTATGGGCTAAAGCAGCCGCAGGGTTTGCTACAGGTGTAGCCATAGGAAAAATGATAGATTAGATTTTCTTAGTTTTATATAAATATATGCATGTAAGTTATACTTACAAAAACAACTAGGAGAAACTAAATGGCGGAAATTACCCGTACAAATGGTAACGTAAAAGGACAAGGATCCGGTGGAACCACCGGTGCTATTAGTGGTGACGAATTAGTCATACTGACAGGTCCAGACCTGGATTTCTTTAAAATCATCCAACAAGATGTATCTGGTGACGTAAACGATATTCGTAACGAATTAGATGCTGGTGAGTCAGTAGAGAAAATGTTTCAGGAAATTACAACCAAAGCAAATATTGAAATGTATCAAGTAGAAGGTGATACAACTGGTCAGATATCAGTTGCAGTATACCCTAAAGGTGCATGGACAACAACAACATTACAAGCAGCAATACGTGCTCTAGGTACTTCAGTAGGTGGTAACAGTGTAGACGTATCAGGATCAAGTGTATCCTCTAGCGGCTTAGAATTTGTATAATAGTTATAATATAGGAGACTAACAAATGGCTGTAAATACAGATTTCACAGGAAACGTAAAAGTGTTTAACTCACATGGTAAAGCACTTCACATAACAAAGTTAGCCAAATCAAATATCACACAAGATGAACTTGATGCCGCAATAAGATTTATTCAGCAGACTGCTACAGTCGTTGCAATAGCTGATGATACGACAGGTGGATTTAACGCAGGTGCATCTGATGCAGTACACGTACTTTCTGAAGGCGTTGCACCAGCGGCAGGATCAAATTTTGGTATAGGCGCGACAGGTATTACATCATCTGTTGTAGCACATTTTGAATAATATAAAGGAATAAAAAAATGGCAGAATTAACAAGAATACACCCAGTATCAACACCAACTTTTCCGGTGTCATTGGGCGGTAGTGCAGAAGAAATAACATACATTGAAGTTGACTACTTGGCAGCAGTAAATGCAAAAACTGGTCCAGCGTCAGCATTAGATGCATGTTTTAAAACAATAGGTAGATTCGGAACAATCATTTACCTCGGACCATTATTTGACAGTAACACAAAGCAAATAATTGGTATTGAAGGTATTGTTGGTGACGATGAAGATGTTGCAGACTTCGCTACTATGACAGTAATGCAAACAGCACTAAGAGCATTAGGTACAGTTGATGGACTAAACTTTAGTTCAGCAACAGTAATACGTGGTGGACCATCCGAGAACAAGCAGGATGCTATTGCTTAATTAGTAATTACATACGTAAATTTAAAGCGGTGTTTTTTAGCACCGCTTTTTTTATGATTAAATACAGTTATAATGAAACACTGTACTGCCAAATATAGAGACCTACAAAATATTCATAGTGTACCTGTAAGTAATTTTAGTCCAATGACATGGAAAGATGATAATCGTTGGGCATGGAGAGATTTACCAAAAATTATTGACAACGGTTTATGGTACCCTTTACTATATTATAAAGTTACACCTGAATGGTGGAATACAAAATTTGCTAGTTGGAAAATGTATAAAGATATGTGGGATAAAATTAATCCTCCGATAGTGTGTGATGATGGAATGATATGGGCACTTAAAATGGGTACTAATAGATTACAAGCAATAAAGTTTATGGGTTACACTAGTGTGGATGCAATTTGTTTTGAGGATAGTAATGAACTAATTAAAGTTGGTCAGTGGCTTAGAGATGAGGATCCATATAATGTTTGATGTACCAACTGCAGTATGGGGAATCACACTAGTAGATTGTACACCTACTGGAGTTACAAGAGGTGACAGTATTGAACGTAATCAACAACGTAATTGGGACACAATATTGCAAACTATAGGTATTTTGACACAACCTATTGTATTAGAATCGCCTTTGCATGATACATTTACAAATAAGGATATTATGAAAGGCAGTGTGCTATATAAGATACTAGGGACTAGATATAAATTTGAATTTGAAATGCTAAAGCCTAGTCTAAACTTTTGGACATTTGCTATTGGTAGCGAACATCAAGGAGTTTTTGGAAAAAAACTTGAAAGATTGCATGACGTTTTTGATATGATCCCTGTTGTTCCAAATTTAAATAATACAATTGATCTTTTACCTAGTGTATTTCATACAAAAGATAGTGAACATATTAACATACAGTTTTTTGAAGCCGTTACTGTAGCATAAATAAAACTGATGCTAGAAAAATAGGCACACATAAAAATAAAACAGGCACAAACTAAATTAAAGAAATATCTAGACATCACCCCAAGGAAGGTGATTAGAAAATGTCCGATTTAGAAAAAGAATCTTTAGAAGCACATGTAGATTTGTGTTCTGAAAGGTATAATGGGTTGCATAGAGAATTGAAGAACTTGGGCAGTCGCATGGATAAATTTGAAAAAATGTTAATGGAAATGCGAGACATGATTATAAAACAAAAAACAGAACGCAATCAGCAATTGATTGGTTGGGGTATAGGTATAATTAGTGCATTAGTTGCTAGTTGTGGTGCTCTACTGTTTATGGTTTTAAATAGCTAATAATTCTATAGTATAAATACAGTATGTTGTTAAGTGAGATTACAGAAGGTATGGCTTGGGCCAAACGTGGCAACAAAGTTGTCCGTAAGTTTCGTTGCACAAGTGGCAATAGGAAAAGTCGTATTGTCAGTTCACCGGCACAATGTTTTGCCGCACCAGATATTAAAAAAAGAATTAAATTAAAAATGACCAAATTAAAACTTGGTAAAAAAATGGCACGTAAAGCTAAGAAAACAAAAAGAGTCAATCCTGCAAGTAAACGAGTAGCGGCATTAAATAGGTCTAGTAGATGAAATTATTAGAAGCACAATATGGAATGATAGCAGGAAAAACTGTGCAGATAAATGAAGCACAGTATATACTTGTTAAGACACAAGGTTTCACGGCAACATTCGCTGATCCAAATGATCAACGTATACAATTTACAATGCCATTAGCAGATAAAAAAATAGACCTAACAGGCCCTAACAATATGATTACTATTACAGATGAACTGACTCCTGCAGAAAGAGCAAACTTAATAAGGCAGGCAACAGGTCAAATGATAGATATAAATGTTAGTAGTATTAGATGAGATATGTAGAATTTACAAAAGGTTTTAGTACCTTTGTATCAGGAGAAGAGCAAGACTTGATTGAAGCCATTAAGGAAAAAGGTCAAGTGCTTAAAAAAGAATTGAGTGAGAGAGAACAAAAAGTTGCAAGTAATCTTGCAAATAAATCTATCTTAATTAGGCAAAGGACTGATGAAAAAATCTACTACAAAATATCAAAACAAACAGGAACTCCACAATAGAATTAGTCGTGTACTAGACTTCGTACCTGAAGTAAAGATACGAAAACTTGATAATGGTTCCGTACAAGTTAACAATTACCATATAAAAAATATACATGGGGAATGGAACTGTAGCGGATGTAAATTCTATAGACGTAAAAGTGCGGTAGGATATGCACTTTGCTTATTACGTGAAGACAGAAGTAAAGCACGTAAAATAAAAGAGTTAGATCAACATCTTCTAAAAATGAAAACAGACATTGATGTGTATTATTATCATATGCGTAAAGCAAAAAACGGTAGACAAATTACTATGAGTAATAGAATTAGTAGTGATATGCCTAGACTATATCATGCTGATGCACAACTCACACAACTTCTTAAAACTATTTCAGTTTAATAAATACACTATAATAGAATTTACAAGGATAGACCCATGAACCTAGACGAACTTGTTCCAGCGCCTAATGCACAAAAAGTAAACAAAATAGCAAAGCGTGTGTTTGGATATTCATTAGACTTAGAAAATATTTCAGAAACTAAAGCAAAAAAATTACATAGTAATTTACAATCACAGATGATTTTATATGAAAGTCAACTTGGTAGTGAAGCACAAAAGCGTACAAAATATTACGAAATTAAACTAGCACTAGAAGCACTATCAAAACATATTAACGAACGTATGGTTGACGAAGAGGAAGTAGAAGAGAATGCATTCAATACTGCTAGAGAAAAAGCAATAGCAGATGGTAAAAATAGTTTTAGTTTTAACGGAAAAACTTATCCTATTACTGATAAAGGTAAGGATGATGAAGAACGTGCAAAGAAAAGATTTGGTGAGTCAGAAGATATACAAGTAAACGAAGGTGCAGTTGAAACTAGTGAATTAGTAATGGCTGCTAAAAGCATGGTTGACAAGTACGACCAAATGATTAAAGACCTTAGTGAAATGGCTAACGAAGACTTAGCACCTGTAGCAGATAAAGTACGTGACGAAATGGGTAGTGACGTAGCAGATAATTTTACACAACAGATGACACAAGCATTAGAAAGCACACTAGCAGTTATGAAAGCTGATAGAGCGACTGCAGAAACTGCAACTAGAGTGTTAGTAGGTGATCAACCTGCAGAACCAATGGGCGATGATCCTATTATAGCTGACGAACCAGATATGGAACCAACAGTAGACCAAGATGCTGACGATGACTTTGCTGCGGCAGATGCGGCAATGGGCGGACCAGAAGCTGAAGTCGGCAGAGAAAAGAGGGACTAATAATGTATACACCATTAGATCTAAGAAAATTACAAGATAGGATAGACGAAATAACTAACAAGACCGAAGTTGTTGACTCAGATGAGATTACTGAATTGGAACTACCTGTTGAAGAACAAGAAGTAGAAGAAGCCTCCCCAGAAGAAGTTACTAATAGTGGTCGTGAAGAAGATGAAGCAACACGAGCCGGAAGATTAGATAGAGACAATGTCAAATTAGATGATGTTAAGCCAGCAATTGAAAAACTTTTAGCCGAATATGAAAAGGATGCTGATGAATGGCATGACAGATATAATAACCTTGAAAAAGGTTTAAAACAACAAGGTATGACAGATCCAAATGCAATACAAATGAAGATTTATGATATGGATGATGATATTGTAAGTTATGTAAATATTGATGATCTAGAAGATAAGATTGAAGCAATTGAAAGACTTATGAAACAAGGTGATGCTGATGGTAATGACATTGTATCGACTGCAGAATTTGGTGTCGGTGATACAGTGCCAAGAGAAGAACTTATGCGTGATATGAAAGCCGCAATTAAACAAGATCATCCAGAAGTATATGACAAATTGTTTATGTATGATATAGGTGAGTCTGCAGGCGCTACAGAAAAAGTAGCACAAGAAGGCGATGCTGAATTAGATGAATTAAAAGGAATGCTAGGTCGTAGTGGAGTAATGGGATTAAGTAATTAATGCGATTCTTTGAAGTAGATAGTGCAGTTGATGCCATAATGAGTGCAGCCATGCTGGCTCAGACCAAAGCAGGTTCTAGAAACCAGCAAGGCCAACTTAGCATGAACGGCTTTTTACAAATGCTAAAGAACGCAGGCGTAGTTATGGACTATGAAGGATTTAAAACAGTTTATGATACAAATCCACAACTAGCAAATGTTATTGCAAAATTTGATAAAGATACTGTAACGTTTATGAGTGCAGATGGTGATAACAAAGCAGTAGATAACACAAAACCAAGTAACCAACCATCTCCGGATGAACGTATAACACAAATGGCGAGAAGTGCAGTGAGAACAAGAGAACATATAGAAATCAACGAAGGCGCAATAGATACACTTAAAAAAATTGTAACAAACAAACAAAATATGCCAGTAAAGTTTCAAGATGGAACTATGAAAGTAGATTTGTTTACTGCTAGTGCTATTACAAAAGTTTATGATGCAGTAAATGATGCAAACAAAGCCAAACTAGAACGCATGTTGCAAACAAAAGCAGGTATGATGAAAGTTCAAAACTTTGCAATGGGCCAAGTAAAGATGGAAGATAAAGCAGTAGGTGAAAGTGGTGTCTTATACAAAGGTGGTGTAAGAAAATATGGTAAAGAAGGCATGACCAAGATACAAAGTGCAGCTGGTAGTGGTGCAAGTGCTGAAGAGATTGGCAAAATAAAAGACAAATACAATAAAAAGAAAAAAGTGACTGCTGATATAAATGAACAAGAACCTGCTGATTACGAAAAAGTAAAAGCAAGACAGATGCAAAATCAGTTACGTATGTTTATAAGAGATATTGCCACCCTCAATGAAAAAATTAATGAAATAAGCGACATGGACAACGGTGACTTAACAGACCAATTAGCAACAATGTATAAGCATATTCAAGGTTTATATGCAGTAGCTTCTAGAGCACAAAAAATTGTTCCTGTATATGAAGGAATCTCAGAAGCAATACCAACAAGTGAATTTGGATATGATATAAAAAAGTTTTTTGCTAAAGTAAAAGAACTTGAAGATGAAAATCAGCATGGCAAAGTTGCTAAGATGGTGACACAATTGTATGGTACAGGTCCAGAATTAATGATTATAAATGGTATAAATGCAATGCATTCTAATGAAGGAAGTATTGGTCCAGAAGCACAAAAGTTAAGAGATAAAATTAGTACCAAGTATTACTACCAGGCAGAAAAAGATGCTAATCGCCGAAACCCAGCAGACTCAGACGGCCCAGATGAAGAACAAAGAGATCGTACAAGAGCTGCAAACACAGACGAAGGATTTGCAAGTGATGCACAACGCAAGGCAGCATTCGCAAGTGGTTATAAGCCAACAGGTAAAAAGAAAAAAACTGAAACTAAAACAAAAAATATAGACTTTGGAAGAATGATATCTGGTAAGGGTCCTAAGCCTAAAGATGTTAAGACGGAATCAATGCAATCTAAATTTAGAAACTTCTTAAAAGGCAAAAAGTAATGGCAGTGTTTCCAACAGGCTCTCAAGCCAGAGAAAGGGCACAAGGTAACAATACACTTGTACAACAGATTGCTATAATGGAAGTAGCTGTATTAAATGCAATTACTGCTGGAGCATTTACTACGTCAATCTCAAATACAAGCACAGTAACAATACAAGGTGCAACTATCACAGGTTCACCAATGACTGACAATGATACAGACGGTCAAAATTATTACAAGGCATATCAAGGAACAATCACAGACACTGTGAAAACAGAGCAGATGAATGAGGTTATAGCACATTTTCAAAACAAAGGATATACTATTGCAAGAAAAAGTACATCTGGAACATATTTCTATTGGGAAATTAATTGGTAGCATAAATTATGGAAGATAACCAACTAATGGACATTCTTCCAATTTCTTTAGAACCTAATCCACGTAAAAGATGGTTTGATGAAATTAGTAAAGGCAAGGAATCTATTGTAGTCACTGCAGGAGATAGTTGGACATGGGGTGATAGTTTGGGTCCTTCATTAGGTGAAGACAGAGATTATAGAATGAATCATGTATATGGTTCTATTATTGCTAACAAATTAAATAGTGATTTTTTAAATATATCGAAACCTGCAGGATCAAATATAAGCATACAAGATAATCTAATTTATGCAATGCCATATCTAATAGACAAATATAGTAAAATATATGTAATTATATGTATGACAGAAATCGGTAGAGAAATGATTAAAGATAATATTTGGGTGCCTAATAAATTTGATCATTACATAGATGTTGATAATTTTTTAAAAGACTATGAGAACAAAATGTTTGAATCCTTTAAAAGTGAACTGATCGACGTATATCCTATTGTTAAGTTTGTGGTAAGCCGTAACTTTACATATACATATAATGAAAATATACAGAAAGACCATGTTGATAAGACGTGGATGGATTTACTAGAGGAAATTCTACCACAAGAAAATAAATATCCAAAAGATTTAAGAGTCCTAACTGATATGTCATACACTCCTATAATTGCAACATTAAAGAATAAAGGTGTGTATAATAAATTAAAGTATACAATGATGGAACAAATGGCTTCTTCACAGTTAGCAGAAATATGGATGAGAAATAATCCTATGCAAAGTGACCAAGGAACAAGACATCCATTAGAAAATGGACATGTTGCTTGGGCTGAATATTTAATGCAATATATAGAGTAAAAAAAATGTTAAAAAAAGCAAAATTAGATTATAATTTAAAACAGTTTGTGGATGCAGACTATTCTGTGCATAGCGGAAGTTGTATTAGTCACCAAGTACACGAACTAAAAGATATACATGAAAAGTTCGGAGGCTTCCCGGATAGCTACGACATGGGTAATACACTTATACGCCAACTATGGTGGACTAGGGAACAAGTAGACTTTGATAAACTAGGTTCGCAACTAGGTATACAAGTTGTTACAGTAAGTAGTATATTACAACCACCTGGAAATATGATCCCTGTACACAGAGATACATTCTTTCAAATTAAGAAAGCACACCCTAATGATACTAGACTTAAAGTAAGAGCAAACATGTACTTAGAAGATTGGCATGTTGGCGAATACTTACAGTATGAAAAAGATAACGTATGGCACAATAGCACTCATTGGACTGCTGGCGAAGGCTGGATATGGGATAGTAATCATTTACATTTAAGTGCTAATGCAGGAATGAAAGACAAGTATACACTACAGGTGAGTGGATTTGCAGACTTCTGAATTTAATCGTAGAATGAAATATGCGTTTATGAACGAGGATCCATATGGAGTGCTTAATTCAATTTACGATAATGATATACCGCATCCATATTTTAATCCCAAACAAGTAGCATTTAGTAAACTTCGAAGTTTTGATCATAACAAATGGCAGAAAAGAGAAAAATCAAATCGAACTATTGTATTTGAAGATCTTGAATATGTTATACCCGGAGAACAATTTATATGGGAAGCAACAGGTACACCACCCTGTACGGAAAAAGATTATTTAATCACAAGCAGTATCACATATAAAGATCATAACTGGCCCTGTAAGTATGCCTTTAGTAGTTGGCATTTAGTTAACACTAGTATGAGTAATAAAGACGTAGTGCTAGAACACAATACAACAAGACCTTACTTTGCTAATGTGTTATTAGGTAACGGAAAGCCGATGCGAAGCTGTTTTTTTGACTTGTTAAAGGATAATAATCAACTAGATAATAATCTTGTAAATTTATTTAAGGTTTATAAAAGTCCTTTTATAGACGAAGGTGATTCTAAAATAGATAATTTTTTTACAAATATTACACATACTGAATATACAAACACTGCTATAAATGATTTGGATGGAGTTCCTACATTTACAAGTCACTATATTAGTAAGCACATAGAGGACGCTACATGGATCAGTCTAGTTGCAGAAACATTAAGTACTGATCGTATATTTTTCCCAACCGAAAAAGTAGGAAAACCTATGTTATGTAATAAACCATTTATTGTTTTAAGTGGGAAACATTACTTAAAGATGTTAAAACACATAGGATTTAAAACATTTCATCCTGTGATAGATGAAAGTTACGATAACATTGATGATACAACTCAAAGAACAAAAAGTGCATTTGAGAGTTTTATGCAATTACAAAAACTAGATCCTATTATAGTAAGGCAAGAACTAAAAGAGGTTTTGGACTATAATCAAAACCGTATGAGAGACAAACTGTGGCTTACTAGGAATGCACGAGCATTAATTGATCCTTTGACAACAGAAATATAAAATGTTATAATAAATGATGATTACAAACAAATATAATTATTCTCCTATCAAAAGAAAAACGGTTGATGGAAAGAGACATTATCTTACTCCAGATGGTTCAGCGGTTCCTAGTGTGACTACTATACTAGACAAAACAAAATCGGAAGAGAAACGTCAAGCACTAAGAAATTGGAAGAAACGTGTAGGTCAAGTAAAAGCACAACAGATTGTTACTGAAGCCGCCGGCAGAGGTACACGTATGCATAAATGGTTAGAAGACTACGTAGAAACTGGAGTAATTGGGGAGCCTGGTAGTAATCCATATAGTCAGCAAAGTCATAGAATGGCAAGTATTATACTAGAACATGGACTTTCACATGCTGACGAACTGTGGGGTACTGAAGTACCTTTATATCATAGCGGACTTTATGCAGGCACAACAGACTTAGTTGGTTTACATAAAGGCATTCCTAGTATAATGGATTTTAAACAAACGAATAAACCTAAGAAAACAGAATGGGTTGAAGATTATTTTTTACAACTCTGTGCATATGCTCATGCACATAATAATATGTTTGACACTAATATTAGCAAAGGTGTAATATTAATGTGTAGTAAAGACTATCAGTATCAGGAATGGATACTAGAAGATAAAGCATTTAATTATTATAGCGATATTTGGTTTGACAGAGTTGCTCTCTATTACGGATAAATACACTATACAATTAGGAGTATAGAACGTGGCTATAGTACAAATTTCACGCATTCAACATAGAAGAGGTGTTGCAGATAATTTACCACAACTTGCAGTAGGCGAGTTAGGACTTGCAGTCGATACAAGAAGACTTTATATAGGAAATGGTGGTACTGACGCTCCTAAAATAGAAAATATAGAATTACTTACTGCTAATAGTGATTTGTTAGATAGTGCAGATACATACACATATAAAGGAGCCGCAAGTGGATATAATGCTACTACTGGCACTACTGCAAACAATCCTATTACACGTACTATGCTACAAAAGTTTGATGATCATGCAAGTGTAAAAGATTTTGGTGCTAAAGGTGACGGAACAACAGATGATACTGTAGCAATTAACCGTGCTTTATTTCAGTTATATAGTAGAGCTTTAAACACAGAAATACGTAGAGCATTATTTTTTCCTGCAGGAACATATATAGTGACTGATATACTAAAAATACCTACCTATGCAACATTAATAGGTGAAGGACATGATAGTAGTATAATTAAAGCAACAAGTACAACACCAGATTGTATAGCAATGACTGCAGATGCATTACAACAAATTGACGGAAGTGTTGGAGCAAGTAGTGCAAGCCTACCTGGAGAAGTAAACATTGCTGGATTAACTTTTTTTGCAAGTGTTGATACAGTAGATAGTTTTGTTGTTAATCAAGGACAAAATGTTACATTTAGTCATTGTCGTTTTCAAGGATTTCAAACTACTGTGCCTACTGCAATTGGAAACAGTGCAACTACTTTAAAATTAGAAAGTTCTAATTCGAGAGAAACTGAACATGTTCACTTTGTTGGTTGTACTTTTACAAAGTCCAATTTACTAGTAAATGCAGACCATGATATGAGTAGTATAACATTTAGTGGATGCGAATTTAATACAGCATTTAAAGGATTTAAAATTGGTGAAAACATAACAGGAAGTGCTCCTAGTGTAGATGGACCACGTGGGATAAAAGTTACAAATAGTTTATTTGATGACATATACAACCATGCAATACATGTATTTGCAGGCCCTGGCTTTACAAGTGCATTCAATACATTTAAAGACTGTGCAAATAATAACTTAGGCATTGGAAATGCTAATACTCATGTTATAAATTTTGCTACAACAGGAAATAACAGTATAAGTGATGACTTTGAACGTCCACTAACTGATGTTACAACAACAAAGAAAAGAGTTAATCACAAAGGCACTGCTATTGATACTACACAAGTGGAAATTGGACACTATGCAAGACAGTATGGTGCTACTATTACTTTAGACGATAACAGTTCAAAGTCAAGTGGTATTACATTTAGTGACAACAATAGTTTAGAAAATGCAGTTGAGATTGAGTATCTACTTACAAGAGGCACTGCAAAGCGTCAAGGTGTGTTATCTATTACACATGATGCAAATGGGCAAGTGATAAATGATAACTTTCAAGAAAATAATGGTAGCGTCGGTGTTACTTTTTCCTTGACAAATAGCTCAAATATAACTACACTTAATTATGTTACTACAAGTACAGGTAGCAGTGCTAGTTTTAAATACTCTATAAGAATAATAAAATAATTTAGTCTAATCGGCACTTCGATTATAAGATGTTGTTTATGGAAGCTCGTTGTCTGTAAATAACAAAAAGGCAAATCAAGAGGGTTCAAGATGAACAATATACAAGTTAAAAAAAGAGATGGAACTACAGAAGACCTTGACTTGGAAAAACTCCACAAGGTCGTTTTTTATGCCTGTGAAGGTGTTACAGGTGTAAGTGAAAGCGAAGTTGAATTACGTAGCAATGTACAATTTTATGATGGTATACCTAGCGTAGATATTCAGGAAACACTAATAAAAAGTGCGGCAGATTTGATAAGCGAAGAAACACCAGGTTATCAATATGTTGGAGGAAGATTAATTAATTATCATTTACGTAAAATGGTATATGGACAATTCGAACCATGGCATATTAAGAAACTAGTACAACGTAATGTTGACATTGGATTTTATGATAAAGAATTAATAACAAGTTACGATGAAGATGAATGGAGTGTAATTAATAACTTTATTAAACATGATAGAGATGAAGAACTAACCTATGCGGCTATGGAACAGTTTAGGGGTAAATACCTTGTCAAAAATCGTGTAACAAATACAATATATGAAACACCACAAATGGCATATGTATTGATTGCGGCAACTTTGTTTGCACATTATCCAAAAAACATACGTATGCAATATGTAAAGGATTATTATGATGCAATATCTACCTTTGATATTAGTTTGCCTACTCCTGTTATGGCTGGCGTACGAACGCCGCAAAGGCAGTTTTCGTCCTGTGTACTCATTGAAACTGCAGATAGCTTGGACAGTATTAATGCTACTACTAGCAGTATCGTTAAGTACGTATCCCAGAAAGCAGGCATTGGGATTGGAGCAGGAAGTATTCGTGCATTGGGTTCACCAATTAGAAACGGAGACGCTTACCACACAGGTGTAATACCATTTTATAAAATGTTTCAAAGTGCTACTAGAAGTTGTAGTCAAGGTGGAGTTCGTAATGGTGCTGCAACACTTTACTATCCTATTTGGCATTATGAAATTGAAGAATTGTTAGTGCTAAAGAACAATAAAGGAACAGAGGATAATAGAGTAAGACATATGGATTATGGCGTACAGTTTAGTAAATTATTCTATGAACGTTTGATATCTGGTGGAAACATTACATTGTTCTCTCCGCATGATGTGCCTGGATTATATGAATCCTTTTTTGCAGACCAAGATAAATTTAAAAAATTATACGAACAAGCAGAACGTAAAACTAGTATACGTAAAAAATCTATTCCTGCTAGTGCTTTATTTGCAAGTTTTATGGAAGAACGTAAAAACACAGGAAGAATATATTTACAGAATGTTGACCATGCAAATGAACATAGTAGTTTTAAAACAGAAGTCGCTCCTATAAGACAAAGTAATTTATGTTGTGAAATTGATTTGCCTACTAAACCATTAAACGACTTTAATGATGAAGAAGGAGAAATTGCACTTTGTACTTTAAGTGCAGTAAATTGGGGTAATATTCGTAAACCAGAAGATTTTAAAAAGCCATGCGAACTTGCAGTGCGTGGACTTGATGCACTACTTACATATCAAGACTATCCTGTAAAGGCTGCACAGGCAAGCACAATAAAACGCAGACCTTTAGGCATTGGTATAATTAATCTTGCATATTTTTTAGCAAAAAATGATACAAACTATAGTAATCCTAATTTAGATTTAGTAGATGAATATGCAGAAGCATGGAGTTATTACTTAATAAAAGCAAGTGCAGATCTAGCAACCGAGGAAGGTGCTTGTCCTGGAAACAATGAAACGAAGTATAGTGATGGCATAACGCCTAATCAAACATATAAAAAAGATGTTGATGATCTTATAGTACATAAGGAACGTATGGATTGGACAGGCTTACGTAAACAATTAAGTGAAACAGGAATACGTAATAGCACATTAATGGCACTAATGCCTAGCGAAACATCTGCACAAATATCAAATGCTACAAACGGTATTGAACCACCTAGAGCATTTGTAAGTGTAAAACAAAGTAAAGATGGTGTTCTGAAACAAGTTGTTCCTGGATTTTATAGATATAAAAATAAGTATGAATTATTATGGGATCAAAAAAGTCCTGAAGGTTATATAAAAATAATGGCAGTATTACAAAAATATATTGACCAAGGAATAAGTGTAAACACTAGTTATAATCCGCAACACTTCGAAGAAGAAAAAATACCAATGAGTACTATGTTGCAACATTTATTAATGGCATATAAATATGGTACTAAACAATTATATTATTTTAACACATTTGACGGCAGTGGAGACAATATGAGTGAACTTGTTGATACTGTAAACTTGCAAATTCCAGAGGACGAAATAATTGAGGAAGACTGTGAGGCATGTACGATATAAAAATGGAAAATATAAATCAAATGCCATCTGGATTTAAAGAAAGTTTTTTACTTACAGATATTGGAAAGCAAATCAAAAACGATTACGATCTAATTATAGATAATGAAGTAAGTCAAGCGTTTTCATCACCACGTGAAGATTGCATGACTAGTTGTTTTTCAATTGCATCTTTTTATTATACAAATTTATTAACTGAAAAAAATACAGGCACTATTTACGATATTGGTTGCGGAAGTAATTTATTAAAAAAATACTATCCTGAAATAATTGGTATTGATCCAGAAAATGATAAGGCTGATTTATGTGATACTTTTAATTACAATTTTATTAACAAATATGAGAATGCTATACAATCATTGATTTCTATTAATGCAATACACTTTATTCCAATCACTCAAATAAATGAAAGATTGTATCAAATAAATCTTGTTTTGTCAGACAAAGGCAGAGCATTTGTAACTTTTAATTTAGCAAGGATGATGGAAAGAACAGAACATTTAGATTTCCTTGGAATTTATGATTTTAAAAAATTTAGTCCTGATACTAAATATCTACAAATTATTGACAGTTACATTAGAGCAGAGCTATATAATTCTAAACTAAACTTTGTTTGTATAGATATAGATTTTTCAGTATACAATGCATTTCTAAACGGAAATATTCGTTTAGTATTTGATAAAACGCAAAAGTAAAGGACTAACCATGAGCGTATTAAACACAAGTAAACATGACCACACAGAGAAAATGTGTTTCTTTGATGGAGAACTAGGAATGCAAAGATATGATACACTAAAGTATCGTGCCTTTGATAAACTTACAGACAAGCAATTAGGATTCTTTTGGAGACCTGAGGAAGTAGATATATTGAAAGACAGTAAAGACTTTAAAGAACTTACTGACAATGAACGTCATGTGTTTACAAGTAATTTAAAAAGACAAATATTATTAGATAGTGTTCAAGGTCGTGCACCTGCGGAAGCATTTAATCCTATTACTAGTTTACCAGAACTTGAGAACTGGATTACAACATGGACATTTAGTGAAACAATTCATAGCCGTAGTTACACACATATAATCCGTAACGTGTACAGTGATCCAAGTAAAATATTTGATGAAATGATGGACGTACAGGAGATTGTAGACTGTGCAGATAGTATTACATTATGCTATGATGAACTAATTGAAAAGTCTGCATATTATAATTTATTAGGAGCAGGCACACATACAGTAAATGGTAAGAAGATTGTAATTGATTTGTATGAATTGAAAACATTATTATATAAAACACTTATGAGTGTAAACATTTTAGAAGGTGTACGTTTTTATGTATCATTTGCATGTAGTTGGGCATTCGCAGAACTTAAAAAGATGGAAGGCAATGCTAAAATTATTAAATTTATTGCTCGTGATGAGAATGTACACTTAGGTTCGACACAACAATTATTAAAAATACTTCCTAAGGATGATAAAGATTTTGCAAAGATTGCAGAAGAAACAAGAGAAGATTGTATACAGATGTTTGTTGATGCAGTAGACCAAGAAAAACAATGGGCGGACTATTTGTTTAAAGATGGTTCAATGATAGGATTAAACAAACAATTATTAGATCAATATATTGAATGGATTGCAAACAAACGTATGAATGCAGTAGGATTAAAAAGTCCATATAGTGTTCCACAAGCAAATCCTTTACCTTGGACTAGTAAATGGATTGCAGGTGGTGAAGTACAGGTTGCACCACAAGAAACAGAAATCTCAAGTTACATAATTGGTGGTACAAAACAGGATGTTGAAAAAGACACATTTAGTGGATTCACCCTCTAAAAATTTTTGCAGTAGTCCGTTTGTATCAACAAGACAGACCGCCTGGGATAAGATTAGTCCATGTGCTTTTGGTCCTATTGAAGTTCAAGTAAATCACGATACATCACAAAAGGATAGATGGAATCATCCTGCACTTAATTCTTTAAGATATAAATTTTTAAAAGGAGAACGTCCTAGCGAATGTAAACGTTGTTGGGATGAAGAGGATGCTGGTATACATAGTTTACGTCTTAGAACTAATGATCAATATGGTACTAATAATATTGGTTGGGAAAAGGGTCCTAGAGAACTTGTAATTAAAACCACTAATGTATGTAACCTTGCATGTAGGACATGCGGAGGGTGGGATACAAGTTTATATTGGCCCGAAGGTAAACACTATGAAGAAGTATATGGTGCAAAAGATAATGACTTTATACAACGTAGGGATAAAACATATCATAACAGTAGTAGTTACCAACTCGAAGATTTAGTCAATGTGGAAAAAATAAGTTTTTTTGGTGGAGAACCATTACTGGATAAAACTCATGCAGTGCTTTTAAAAAAACTTATAGAAGCTGATAGAGCAAAGCATACAACATTATTTTACAGCACTAATGGACAACAGATTGCAAAGCACTATGAAAAGTTATGGAGTCAATTTAAACGTATAGAACTTTTTTTTAGCATTGACGGAATTGAGGAACAGTTTACATATTTACGTTGGCCAGGAGATTGGAATAAAACTGTAAAAAATATAGATTGGTTCTTAGATTTACCAAATCGTTATCCGAAAGTAGACTGGTTCTTTCAAGGTAGTCAATGTGTTAGCCTAATTAACATAGCGGACTATCAAAAAACTTCTAATTGGTTACGTAGTAAGTTGAAAACTGTCCATTTTAACATAGTAGATCATCCTAATCATTACAGAATGACAAACTTGCCTGATTTTTTAAAAGATAAAATAGTCCATACAATAGAAGATGAGGACATTAAAAATTATCTAATGATTGAGACTGCTAATTTGAAAGATTTAGAACGTATGATAGTTTGGACAAAGCGACAAGATATATTTCGTAATCAAGATTACAGTAAAGCATTTCCAAACACATATAAACTTTTAGAACCTTATTGGGGCATGGTAAATAATTTACATGAATGATCTTTATTACAATTTAACAGTTTGGGTACAAAAAACTTTAAGTATTCCTAGTTCAACTTTTAACAACTTACCTGCTTGTCCTTATGCAAAAAAAGCATGGATGGATGACAAAGTAAAAGTAAAAGAATTTAAAAGTTGGGTAGATGCATATGGTGCATTATTGACAGAAGAGTTTGACTTAATTAAAAATGATGTTATTATATTTGCATTTCCGTCTGATAATATAACACCTTATCAGTTATCTAGTATGCTTGATAAAGCATTGTCTACTTGGGGGAAAGATGATATAGTGGTATTAGAAGATCATCCAGATGATTTAGAAGAAGTAGACGGATTTAAACTAAACTTTGGAAAGTGTTGTCTATTATTAATACAATCTAGAAGTAAATTAGAAGAAGCAAGAGAATATCTTGATTCAAAAAAATACTATAAAAATTGGACTAAAGAATATAAAGAGGCAGTGCAATCAAGATGAGCTATTGTTATATTGATTTACAGGATACAAATTATAAAGCATCACTTACAGATCACAAAGTTTTTGCTAAACATGAAAAACCTCCGATTGACAGGTTAATGGATATTTATGATGCATATACAAAACATCATAAATGGGAAAGCGTGTGGCCTATATATCCAGAAGAGTTTACTGCAAAACATAATAATCTTATCGGGTATTATGATAAAAATAGATTAGTGGCTTGGAGTTTAATTTACTGTGTAAGCAAACATGCAGTAGAATGTGAACAATTTGCCTGGGACTATGAGAATCCTAAACTAAGATTAGGTATTGAAAGCATGAAAACAGAGTGTGCAATATATAAAGAATTAGGTTATAAAATTATTATATTAGGTGAGTCACATAATTATAAGAGAAGTATCGATGGATTTAAAATCTTTGGAAAAGAAAATCTTGGATCAACAAATACAGTTTGATCAACATAATCATGAAATGTGGAATATTAAGCCTGAGTATAGATGGACTTTTAATAAATTAGAATTAAGTTATAAATTAGGATATAACGTAGGTCCAGTTCCTTTACTACCAAAAACAAGTGGTTATTATTGTATAAGACCTATATATAATCTAACAGGATTAGGGTTGTATGCACGTAAAATGTATATTGATATAGAAGATAAAGATGTTTTATTCGATTTACATCCTAGTGAATTCTGGACTGAATGGTGGACAGGCGATCACTATAGTGTAGACTATATTTGGAAAGATAAATGGAGACCAATTCATGCGGCGATAGGTGTTAACAACGATGATAACTTATTAAAGTTTGAAAGTTGGCATAAAGTAGATCCGCCTACAGTTCAATTACCAGACTTTCTAGATGATTTAAAAGATAATAATATATTGAATATAGAGTTTATAGATAGTAAAATAGTAGAGATACACTTGCGTCTAGGAAATTTGTTTGGTGACTGGTCAGGTACAGACAATGCTACAACCCTTATTCCCGCCTGGGAGAGCAAGTATAGATTAGAAGCTGAACAACGTAAAAAAGACGGCTGGAAATATAAAGAAGATTATGATCATGGATTTAGTTATATAGATGATCCAAGACTAGGATTTTGGTACAAATGAATATCTACACAATATACGCAGAACTAGCACAAGGCGTGAAGCCAAATGAGTTTGTAGAACGTATAACAGAATATTTTGCTACACTTCCTACACTGCAAAATTTTAGAATTACAAGAATGAAACTAGGATTTAGGAGTAAGAATTTAGGTGAATGGCGCATTGACATGGAGTTTAAAACTATGCAGGATTTAGACGATGCAATGAACCATGTGTTATATAAAAAAGATACTATGAATACACATATAGGCTTTAGTAAACTTGTTGACGCAAACAGTTTAGATCATTTTCTATATAGGGATTACCCTGATGAAATATAATATATGGAATAAGTGGGATCCACTTAAAGTGTGTATGTTGGGCAATAACTATGCACCTGAATTCTTCAATGGAATACCTGACAAAGCTGGAGATCCATTAAAACGTATATGCGAAGAAACCCTTGAAGATTTACAAGGTTTTAAAAATATACTGCAAGACTTTGGAGTTACAGTAATTCAGCCTGAAATGGATAGGTCAGAACGTTTTATAGATAATCCTAGTAGATATCCGCGTGGTCCATTACAAGTAAGAGACTATCAATTAGTTTTGGGTAACACCTGTTTTGCACATAAAGGATTTGATCATCCGTCAATAATAGATAGTCTAGAGCAATATAGTCCTGTATTCACAAAAAAAGTTAACAGACAATTTCCTTTTTTTAAAAGTAGTGACAAGTATAATATAATTAAGGGTAAAGATTTTCCTAGTTGGGAATTATTTAAGGAAAACAGGACAAATAAGGAATATTTTTTGCCATTTGTATGGCAGGAATTATTAGAATATTCAGATGGGTTTGAAGGAGTATCAAGTGCAAGAACTTTTATGATAGGAAAAAGATTATATGTAGGATATGATGCTAAAAAATTACCCGAAAATTATATGTCATATATTGACCCAAATGAAATGAAAGTTATTCCAGAATTTAGTAAGTTTGACATACAATTTTCACCTATGGACGGCCACTCTGATGGGAACTTTCATCCAATTAAACCTGGAGCAATATTAAGTTTACACAATGTACAAACATATTCTGAGACTTTTCCTGGATGGGATGTCTGTTATCTACCAAATCAGAGCTGGAACAAAGTAAGTCCATTTGTAAAACTAAAACTAAAAAATAAAGGAAAATGGTGGCTTGCCGGAGAAGAAGCTAATAATGAGTTTACAGGTTTTGTAGAAACTTGGTTACAGGATTGGGTTGGTTATGTCGAGGAAACTGTCTTTGATGTAAACGTAATTATGTTAGATGAACATCATTGTTGCGTAAGTCAAGAAAATAATGAGCAAGTAAATACATTTTTGAAGAAGCATAAAGTTGAACCTGTATATGTGCCATGGAGACATAGATTTTTTTGGGATGGTGGATTACATTGTATTACACTAGATCTTAATAGAGAAGGTGTACAACAAGATTATTTCGGAGAGTAGTAATGTTAATTTTAGGATATATATTAGTTGTAGTCAGTATAGATGTTAGCGGAGAAGTCAACGGAGAAGGACTAGACTATTTTAAAACTTATGAAGAATGTATGCTAGAAGGATTAAATCGTAAAAGTATTTCTCCTCCAGGTGTATCATATGCATGTGTAGAGGATTATTTAAGATGATAACAGTATATACAAAAAACCTATGTGGCTATTGTCATATGGCAATGAACTATTTAAAAGAAAACAATTTCGAATTCGAGGAGATTAATATTGATTATAATCCAGAAGCTAGAGAATTTCTTAAAAATGCAGGGCATAAAACTTGCCCGCAAATTTACTATCGTAATAACTTACTCGTCGAAGGTGGTTGTAACGGATTACTTACATTATCCAAAGAAAAAATAGATGACAGAATACAGTCTTTTAATTTAGACAATTTTGATTTTGATATTAGCTGTAAATTATAATAGCATATAATGATTTAGGTAAATACTTTATGTTCCCAATAGTAAGAATAGGCGACATAAACGCCGCGGGTGGAATAGCAACTGCACCCAGACCTACAGTACTAAGCAGTATGGTACCTATAGCCGCGTTTGCAAGTCCTGTCACACCACATCCGTGTTGTGGAGTTCCGGGTTGTAGTATTCATTGTGTAGCAGTAGTTACTGGAGGAAGTGCAACAGTATTTGCTGAAGGACTACCTGTGCATAAAGTTATGGATATTGATACTTGTGGTCATCCTAGGACGACAGGCGATTTTAAAGTGCTAGTTGGAGGTAGCTCACGTGATAGTGCACCTGCAAATCAAACAGGATTAGGCACAGTAAGTTTTAGTACATAATGGCATACGGTTCAAGCAGTCAATTAAGTTATTTAGGTACAATGGCAGTAGGTGTACTTAATGATGGTACTGGATTAACTCCAGGTACCAAAGAACTTGTAGCCTTAACTAAAGCAACTGCTAATGGTCATGTAGGTATTACTTCTAGTGCTAGAAATGCAACTAACCAACCTGACAGTAATGCAATAGACACATTAGGTAACCGTGACATAAGTGGCTTTGGTGCATTTACAGGAGTTGTTCCAAGTACGTATACAAGCACAGTAGGCACAGGATTAGGTATGGATCGTCTAGCGGCCCATGTAAATTTAATGTTTGGTACTGGGCCAATACAAATGGCACAGACTTTTTTTATTAGTAACAGTTTAGTTTCTAGTAGTAAAAGAATTGCACCAAGTTTGCAATATTTAAACGATGGTGTGGAGTTTGGAAAGTTTCCAGATTTAGATAGTAAAACTTATCCTGCAAATGGAATATTTCCTAATTATCTAGGTGAAGGCTATCCTAATATGCAGGCAGTAGTCACTAACGGAGTAAGTACGCTTGTTAAAGAAGCAAGTAGTGTTAATTTTAATTTACTTGCTCAAGATATTAATAATTTAGGAATAGCATTTAACTTAAATGATATTGGTAACTTTGGTAACCCCGGACAAGTTATTCAAGCACTTAATAATGTAGATGGTATAAGTGTTACAGGAATAGATACAGTAATGGGCAAACTTGGAATTGATCCTAGTGCTATATTTAATCTTGCAGATACACAATACAATGTTCTAATGCAAAAAGTGTTAGATATAATTACTGTACCAAACTTAATATCTAATGCACAATCACTACTATCTTCAAATATTGTCTTAGAAAAATTAGGTGATTATACTGATTTTAGTAAAATTTTTGTTAACAGTAAAGATGTTATATCTTTTAAAAATATGGATGAGTTCAAAGCACGATTACAAGCAATAGAGTTAGGACGCATAGACAACTTAACACAACTTGCAGATTATATTACAAGAGTCACTACTGTAGATTTACCTACCATACATAATATTACTAATTTTACAAAACGGGAATATGTCGATAGCCTCATTGCAAAGTTTTTAGGTGGTACTGGTCCAAACGGTTCTATTACAATGACTGATATGATAGGTTCTTTAGGTGCAGTAGGAGTGACTACTCCAGCCTCTGCATACAGAACTGCACTGCAAAGTTTACACACTGCCGGTGAATTGACTACACTGCAAACACATATTACACAACTTGCTAATGGACTTAACGGAAATTTTACTTCTGGTAGTGTTGGAAATCTAACACTCGCTGACCCAGACGGTCCAAGTATTGGACCTGTAGCAGATCCTTATCCTAGTTTTCAAGCTAATAAAATAGGACAAATTGAGACAGATTGTGCAAACTTAATGAGCAGACGAAATGTAAATGATAATATTCAAACTTTAATTGATAATTGGAATACCTTATTTAAAAAAGTATTTGATGAGAAGGATTTTCAAAGTCGTATAGACATGAACTACAGTATAAGGACAAACTTTAGTGATAATGCTTTAAATTTTGTGCAAAGTCTGCGTGGTACGATATTGCAGGATGAAAAGAAAGCTATTGTAACAGGAATGATTGACCAAGCAATAAAAGATGGCGATATAGGTGGCGAATATTTTAGAGCTTATGTAAAAGAATTAGAAAACAAAGAGGCCGCTAATATTTACGATATTAGATGGCGTTCTGAGTTTGACAGTTAACTAATTATCACCCCATGTTATTTCCCAATACATAGTCCAAAATTCTGAAAACGCCCATAAAATAATTAGTAAAAATGGCAGTGCTATTAAAAAGACTACAACAATAAATCTTCTCACAATTTGATGCTGACGTTGCCATAAATGAATAAAAAATTTTATTCCACGTTTTATCTTATCTGTCAACCAATCACCTATTACGTAACGAATTAGTCTTACACAGATTAAAACAGGACTAGCAATAACATCTATTAGTAGGAGAGTAATATCTACTACAACATCTACTGTATGATCTACAGTCCATTTTTCACGCCATTTTCTTAGTTTTCTTAGCATATAATATTTATAAATACATTGAGGAGAAAAATCAATGTATGAGTATAAGGCAAAAGTAGTAAAAGTCATTGACGGTGACACAGTAGATGTAGATATAGATTTAGGATTTGGTATTATATTGAGCGATGAACGTGTCCGTATTATGGGAATTGATACACCTGAAAGTCGTACAAGGGATAAAGTAGAAAAGAAATTTGGATTAGCCGCTAAAAAGAGACTTACAGAACTGCTAGGCAAATCTAGCGTTTTGAAAACACAAATAAACAAAAACGGTGAAGATATGAAAGGTAAGTTCGGTCGTATACTAGGAGATTTTCAAGTTTATAATATTGATTCTTGGAAACCAGTTACTGAAGTTATGATCGCTGAAGGACATGCAGTGCCATATACCGGTGGTTCAAAAGAAGATATTAAAGAATTACATTTAGCAAACAGAGATCGTTTAATTACCGAAGGCGTTGTCACTTTATAGGTTGACAATAATCTATACTATGTTATTATACAAGGAGTAATAATTGTAATGCGGAGAGTATGGATGTCTAATTTGGCTAAATTTTTATCTGGTCTAATTATTGGTGCAGTAGGTTTACATTTTTTTGGTCCTGAAAAAATAGTAATTGAAAAACAGACGGAACGTGTAGAAGTACCTGTCGAAAGGGTAGTAGTCAAAGAAATAAAGATTCCTATTGTAGAAACAAAAACTGTAGTTAAGGAAATAAAAGTTCCTCAAATAGTTGAAAAAGTAATTATTAAAGAAATAGAAGTACCTACTATTATTGAAAAGCCAGTGATACAACATATAAACACTACAAGAGTTATATATAAGCCTATTAAAGAAGCTGAACTAAAAAATATAAAGGATATAGTTAAACCAGAAGAAGTAGATTGTCTTGCACTAAACATTTATAGAGAAGCAAACAATCAAAGTATAGCAGGACAAATTGCAGTAGGCAGAGTTGTAATGAATCGTGTTTTAGATAGACGTTATCCGGCAGATACCTGTGGTGTTATTTTTGAAGGTCCTGTCCGTGAAAGTTGGAAAACTGCCCAAATAAAAGATTTACCTGATGACAAACGTATATATTATCCAAAGAGAGATAGATGTCAGTTTAGTTGGTATTGTGATGGTAAGAAAGACGAAGTAATTAACAAAGAAAAAAATAGAGCTTGGAACACTGCTGAAAATATTGCTTATCAAATTTTAGCATTTGATAAATGGAAAGATGTATTAGAAGGTGCAACACATTATCATGCAGACTATGTTAATCCAAAATGGAATAAAACAATGAAAAAGATAGTAAAAATAGATGATCATATATTTTACAAAAGAGGATAAATGTTTAATCAAGATAATATAGCAAAAGCAAAAGAAGACTTTGCTAACAATAGATATGCAGTCATAGATAATGTTTTACAATTTAACTATATAAATGCATTATACAAAGCAGTACCTAAATTGCCATATGGAGTTTGGGCATGTGTAAAAAGTACTCATGAAAAGTTTCCTGCAGGATTTAAAGAAAGTGACCAGTTTCATGATGTGTTGTTTGATTATATAGAAAAAGGCAGAGGCAACTTTAGTTATTTTCATTACGCCTATTGGCTTTTAAAGGAACATCATTTAATACATGATAATGCTTATGTGACTGAATTTAATCGTGTAGTAAATGAAGATTATAGTATTAAAAAGTTAGAATATAATTTTAATGACTTAGTTAGTGAAGTGACGGGATTTACTAATATGTTCACTAACCAACCAACATATAGTTATTATGATAACACTTCTTGGTTATCAGCTCATCATGACCCAAAAAGGTATTGTGCTTACATATTTTATTTTAACAATACATGGTTAACTCAATGGGGAGGTCAACTTTGTATATTAGAGCAAGATGAAAAAACAATTAAAGATAGCATAGAACCTTTTGGCAATAGATTAGTTATAATGGACGTCAGTGAAAGCAGTGGCGCTAGGATCAACAAACATTTTATAAGTCCAGTCTGTATTACTGCAGATCATCCTAGGTATAGTTTAGCAGGTTGGTTTTACCCAAAGGAGAATTAAATGCCATTTGAAGTTGGAACAATAGTTTTAGCAGTATATCCAATTGTATTATGTACAATAATATGGTTATTCGGAAAACATAGTGTCAAACCAGACTAAAAGTAAATTATTATAGGAGACTAATATGACAATAAAAAATTTAATGTATGTAAACATAATTATATTATGTTTCTTTTTAAACATTGGACTTGCATTAGCAGAAACATTTACAGTGACAGGAACTATTATAGATAGTCAGCCTGTATACAAAACAAAAACAATTAACACACCTATACAAAAATGTTGGAACGAAGATGTACCTGTTTATGGTCAATCACAAAATAATCAGTTTAGTGTTCCTGGTGCCATAATAGGAGGAATTATAGGACAAAATGTTACAAAAAATTTACCTGATGGAGGCACTGCTGGTGCAATTATAGGTGGATTATTCGGTAATAAAATGAACAACCAACAAATAACAGGTTACAGAACAATACAAAAATGTAGTACATCATATGATACAAGCACAGAAGAGTATTTGGCAGGATACAAAATTACTTATAAAGCCGCAGGTTTTACTGGCACTACTACAAGGACAAGGAATCCTGGCGTTGGTGGCAACATTAGTGTAGTAATTAGGATGTCTGCTCAGTAATATATTGATAGGTCTTTTTATACAGGCGTTTTAAAACTGGATGAGTGCTGTCATAATTCCACATAGCTAGATAAGCAAGTAAATTAGGACTTAACAAATTGCCCATTTCATCTTTGAATTGGGCAGTTTTATTTGCCATTCTTAATAAATCTATTGCACCATCTTTACCTGCTTTACGGATAAGTTCATCGGCAATGTTCATTGCATAAGCTTCGATCTCATCTGGTCTGCTCATATATTCATAATTAGCGTCACGATTATCGATTCCCACAGAGGTGTCGATATAATTTCTTCTTGCAAATTGTTTCGAATGTAATCGTTCGTGCTTAATAACATCATTAAGTAAAGTCCTGAAAGTGTCGACGCCACTATCAGTCCAATTAATACTATTTGTTTTTTTACTAAACTGAGGATATAATATAATTTTTTTAGTATCAACATCAAATTCTGCTCCCATACTAAACTCGCCAACATCTAGGTCTGGCGTAGTTTCGATTTCAACTTTTAGTTCTGGAAATGCTTTTTGAATTGACTGTGCTATTTGTTTGTATGTCATGTTACCTGAAAGTTTTACTTTACTAGTATCTACATTTGAAGATTTTGTTATTTCGTTTAATAGCATGTAAATATTTATATAAATACAGTATGGCAAACATAGCAATAAAATATAAGCAATTGACAGGAATACATGAGAATCTGACTATTGACAATGGACAGACTTTTGCACAACTTCGCACTGCAATAATATCAAATGACGATGGTAATATTAGTTCAGGTGTTTATGGTCGTGTAAGTATTAATAAAAATGGCACATTATTTGACAGTACAACCAATGCTTCAACTACTTTAGCCGCCGCAGGTGTCGTAGCAGGTGACTTGGTAACTTGTGCTACTGCACGTCAGTCTACAAAACAAGCATATCAGGAAGCCACAATTGAAATTGCCTCATTTAAAAGGCAAGGTGGTTTAGCAGAAGACACTGATGCAAATTACTATCGCACTCGTAATATAGGCACTACTCTAAGACTACAAGCAAGATTTGTTGGTAATAACAACACTGATAATACAGGCACTCACTTAGGTGATGCTCATCCTCATATAGTCGGTCGTCCTTTCCGTGCAAGTTAGTACTTGACATTTTTACTTATTAGGTAGTACAATAGCAATATGTTTTTAGGAATCCTTACATTAATTGTGGCTTTAAGTATAAGTGTAATTGCAGCCTATTACAGTATAGTAGGTCTTACTGCAATATTTGCCGCGGCTTTTTTGCCTATTGTATTAATGGGTAGTGTGCTAGAAGTAGGTAAACTCTTAGCCACAGTGTGGTTACATCAAAATTGGAAAAGGGCACCTAGTGCTATAAAATATTATTTGACTAGTGCAGTAATTGTATTAATGTTTATTACGAGCATGGGTGTATTTGGATTTCTAAGTAAAAGTCATATTGAACAAAGTGCAATAGGTGGCGAACAACTTGCACAAATGGAAGTTATTGATGAAAAACTTGTTACCATAGATAGTAAAATTAATCGTTGGACAGAAGATATAGAACGATTAAACAAAGGTGGTCAAAACGTCAGAGTTGATAATCTTATAAAACTGGAACAAGATAGAATAGATAATGCACGTAAAAGTATAGAACCACAAATTGTAGCACAAAATGCAAAGATACCTATGTATCAAGCACAAGCCGATAAAGAAATTGCACAACAAGAAAAACGTTTAAAAGATGCACAGAATCGTACAAAAGCAGATATAGTACAAGCAAATAAACGTCTAGCAGTATTAGACAAAGACGTAGAAGCATACTTAAAACAAGGTACTACAAAAGGCGGAGTATTTACTGCTGATGTAGATAATGTAGCTAAAGGTAAAGAGCTTCGTAAAGAACAAGCAACAGAACGTAAGAAACTAAATGATCAAATAGCACAAGCAAAAAAGAATGAAATAGGTGTTGCTAGTAGAGTACAACGTGAAATAACAAAAATTAATAATAAGTTAGCAAAACAAATTGCAGACGTAGAAAATCGTGTAAGTGAAATACGTAAAAGTATACAACCTACTATAGACCTAGCAAATAAAAATATACAAAAGCATACATCTGACGCGGGCACAGGTAGTAAAGAAGTAGAACAAAAAATAATTGAACTTGAGAATAAAATTGCCACTATACAACCTCAAAAAGATAAATTAAGAGATGCAAAGTTTCAGTTTGAAAAAAAGTATAGACAGTTTGAAGCAGAAGTAGGACCTGTAAAATATATTGCAGAATTAATTTATGGAGACGCAGACCGTAGTTTATTAGAAGATGCAGTGCGTTGGGTCATAATTATAATTGTAGCAGTTTTTGATCCACTAGCAGTGTGTCTAGTACTAGCAGGTACAATGACAATTGGTTGGTGGAGAGAGGAAAGGCAAAAGAATAAACCTGTAATAAAAGAACAAATAGTAAGGGTCAGTGATCCAAGAGTAGAGGAACTAGAAATGGAACTAAAAAAACATAATGATGTATTAGCAGAGATAGAAAAACTATTAGATGGTAATCTTGCAAATATAGATCCTAAAAAGTATCGAGCATTAGAAGCAGAACGTGATGCTCTTATAAAAACAATAGAACAATTAGAAGCAGAAATTAAGGAACTTAAAGGCATAGGTGATGGTTTAGTAGATAAGGTTGTAGAAACTGAAGCAGAACGTGATGCATATAAAGCAACACTTGACGAAATAGAGTTAGGTGCTGAAAGTCTCAAAACAAGAGAAGAAGAATTGCTTAAAAAAATTGCAGAACAAGAAGCAGAGATTGAAAGACGTGATGCAGTCGTTATTAAAATGGCTGAAAAATATCAATTAGTCGAAAAAGATGAGTTTGCAGATGATCTTATAGCACAGGCAACACCTGAAGAATCTACTACAGAACCAAAAAAAGATTAACGATCCCTACTCCAAAACTAGCCGTTGTAGCGGATCTTGATTTAGACAAGGCGGCCCAAGCAGATTTTGGAACTATATTTCCAAAGCAACCTGACAAAGGTGATCTATTTGTAAGAGTTGATGCACTACCAAATAAACTTTATCGTTATACAGGTACAAATTGGATGCAGTTAGATAAAGAGACTACTGATACTTACTTAAATGATGATTACGTAAAACATTTGACTTGGTTAGTAAGACAAGGTCATATGGAATTAGAGGAACTAACTGAACAAGAACAAGAAGAAGTAAAAACGAGACTATGATTACAGTACACAAGGATGTAATAAACGATAAACAACTTAACAAATTATTAGAATATCATTATTTAGATGACGAACGAACTGATACTAGAACTACAGTGCGTAGTAAACACCCTAGGTGGGATATCGATAAATGGCCTCAGGAAGTAATTGAGCCTTTAATAGATAATGATAGTATAGTTGAAGAAGTAATATTCAATGAAAGCACAATTAGTTTTCAAATACATGTTGATAGCGGATACAATAATCCATATGTTAATAAAGGTATAATTGTACCATTAAAGTGTGAACATGGTAGCACTGTATTTTTTAATAACTATTGGGATTATGATGCGGCTAAATTTGTACGTAGTGAAGATCCGTATAGTCATGTAAAAGATAACACAAAACAAATTACAACAAAAGATCAACGTATCACTAATTACAGTAATATCGTAGGTTATACAAACAGACCATTTGATACTGTTTTATACAGTCTATATCTTACTCATATTCCTTATGATAATTTACATGGACTAATGGTTGATAAGGTTGTGCCATGGACACCAGGTGATATTATAGTATTTGATCGTAAACAATTACATTGTGCTAGTAACGAACACGATCATAAAATAGGAATGACAGTTTTTACTAATTTAAAGCACTAGTAGTACACTTCCAATAATGATTTTTACGTTGCCAATGATAGCTGACGTGATAAAATTTTCTTTCATCAAGTTCTTCTTTATCCCAATGATCTACTTTCAAATTTGTAACATCACTGTTTAAACAATATGTGCTTGTATCTTTGTTAATTTTTATATTGAAAGGATATTTAGTATTAGGATCTTTACACACATGTATATTAAATTCTACTACATCACTTACGTCTATTTCATAATGACTATATACAAAATCTATAAGTTCATATTTTAATTTATTTCTATTTTGATGAAATACAACACTACTGGCACCTTTATATTCCCAATATATATCATTTTCTAATACTTGCCTGCCCCAAAAACTATCTCCATAAAATACATCGTGCATATGTTTTTCTGTTTGTCTAATCTCACTGCCTATTAGGCAATTTTTTGTAAAAAAATAATTCAGCATACTCTCAATAAAATCTATATGTCTTATATTATGTTTGTTGTACATATATTCCATTAAGTAATGAGCCCAACCATAATAATACATAGTAATAAAAAGATAGGAAAATAAGTTACCCCTCATTGTAAGTACTTCATCTGCAGTGTTAGTGGCATATACTCCCATAGTTTTTTCCACAATATAGTTTTCTAAATCTTCAACACTAAGGTAGTATGTATCTAATGGAACTTCTTTCCATTTAAGCCCATATTCCTCAATATAATGTTTTTGTCCCATAGTAGCATTAAAAGTTAATACAAGAGGATGTACCATTAGAAAACTCTTTTGTCCTAAGTCCACTAATTTTTGTATGCCTTCTTTTAATGTATCATATGTTTCTTCTGGCATAGGCCATATTAGTTCACTGTATGTAGGTATATTTTCTTCCTCATACTTTGTCATGTATTCTAGTGCTTCATTGCTTTTTAAATTTATACGTTTACTCGCTTGTTGGGTAGATAAATTTAAACTTTGCATAGCAAACGTCACACCTTTAAATAACCTTGTTCCTGCTTCTTTATCCATTTTAGCAATTTTGTAAATATTTTCGCTATTTGCTTTTGCCCATGTTACGTCCCAGAACTTTGGGTATCCTGTTTCTTTTTTCTTTTTTATTACATAAGCAGTTATATCTAAATCACGTTTTAACATTCCCCAATTACTATCGCATACACCAACATATTCAATTTTGTGTTCTGCCATCCAATCTATTTCTGCTTCAATACGTGGCATATCAAACTTACTAATTTTATTCCAATATAAATCACCTATATCACAAAATGTACACTGATATGGACACCCTCTTAGTGTTTCATATGTGACTTGCCACATCTGTGGACCTAGTTTTGATTCTACTTTTTCTATTACCCAGTCATAAAATCCGTTTAGTATAGGACTAGGTATAGCCTCTAAATCTCTAAAACGTTCTGGTAAGTTGCATATATCGCCACCTTTTGGGAATACACTAGGAATTCCGTTATAGTTTCTATTTCCTAATCTTTGTTTCAATATCTGTCTGAATGCCTGCTCTCCCTCTCCCATGACTGCAATATCAAACATAGGAAAGTCCGTATAAAACTTTTTATTTCTTTTATCAACATTAGGTCCCCCTACTACAATTTCACAATCAGGATAAACACGTTTTATTTCGGTTGCAAGTGCTTTGTTATATTCCCAATTCCAAACATAACTACTCATTGCAACTATGTGTGGTTCAACTGGCATATTCTTTACATATTCTTTAGGGGGAGTTTTTTCTATAAGAACATCTTCAACATGATAGTTCTGTTTAACTTGGTCATCAGCCTGTGCATACATCCACTGATAACTAATTGCTAGTGGTAGGAAAGCATTAGGTCCATACTTGTCTGTAGTTTGCACTAGGTATAGATTAAGCATTTATTTTTATCCATTGTTTTTTAGATATGACATTAGATCTATGATCTATAATACTATCCTTATCTTTTTTTGTAGGACACATTGTACAAATTTTATGTGGTTTTCCAAAGTTTTTTATAAACATTTTTATATCTTGTGTGCTACTTTCAGGTGATATACCTTTATAGTCAGTATAAGGTTTCCAATGTTCTGTAATAGGTTGTCGCCAATCATGTAGTACTTTATTTAACAATGCAATACTACTACACTTATATATTTTAGATTCATATAATAATGGACAGGTTTGTTGAATACACATGTCAAATGCTTCTTTAGGATTATTATGATGTGGGTGTATATCTCCAAAATTGCCTCTATAAGTTTTAAAAAATTGTAATGGTGAATTAATCTGAAAGCGAGTATTGTTTGGGCCCACCCAGCGATTTATTCCATGTTCAGTAATAGGTTTCCATTCATACTTACTAAACACATAATCTATTGCTTTTTTTGCATAAGGCTTATCTTCATGTATAGTAAATTTAAATACACTATTACCAACATCAACACACCAGTCTAATACATCAGGACGTTTAATAAAATTTGCACCATTAGTAGTAAATCTTATTTGACTATTTGGTAATAGAGATCTTATACCATATATCCAATGTTCGCATTCTGGATTTAGTGTTGGTTCGCCTCCCATTATACCAAAGTCTAATATATCTAATCTTGCTAGCCATTGTTCTATCCATGCCTTACCCTGTCGCCATGGAACGCTGCCCTTCATATTGTAATCGCTATAATTTGAACAACCTGTACAACTTAAATTACAAGCATAAGTTATCATAGTTTCTACAAAAGGCATAACAAGTTTTTTTGACATACACATATTTAATCATAAGTAAACTATACAACAATTTTTAAGGTAAACAATGTCATCTGATGTTATAGTAGTGACTGCACCAGATATATATTATGCAAATAATCCTGCTATACTGTGTATAGGTTGCGATGAATATGCTGAGACTATAATAGATAGTGCAAGAAGATTGAAAAATCCGATAACAATTTATATTACTAATCAAGATGCAACCTTAGATTGGATTTCTCAGGCTTATTATCAGGCTGAAATGACGATTATTAATTGTGAATATAGTGAACTTTTTTTAGGTTTTTTTATTGACAAAACCAATGTTTACTACTATAATAATAAGCAATTGTACAAACAATTTAATTTAAACGAAGTCAAGGATCCTATAGATCCTTTAATAAAATGGATGACTAAATGGCAAGACAACAAAGACCAGCAAGAGAAAAACAAGGACTATATGTCCAAGTAAGAAACAACGATGTTGCTCGTGCATGTCGCAAACTAAAAAGATTAATGCAAGATGAAGGCATTATTTTAGAAATGAGAAAACGTAAATACTATGTTAAACCTAGTGAGAAACGTGCTAAAGCAAAAGCAGCTGGTAGAGCTAGATGGTTAAAAAAACAACGTGAATTAGAACTTCGTTAATAAATAAATATGAATAGATTGTTAGGAACTTTGACAAAACATCCTAAAACAATCTTAGGGTCAAGTATATAGTCAATATATTTCGTGGGCCAAGAATAGTTAGTTACTTAATAACTCGTGTGGATCAGCGGTAAGTCCACAAAACAAACGAGATGCCTATACAGGGTCTCATAACATAAATCTTGCTTTAAAGGAGATTACTATGCAAGCCTTATTTTTAAATACAATCGTGGATTCTATCCACCAACAAACAAAAACTTTCTTAAACACAATTGATCCAAGCGAGCAGTATACTAAGCCAATTAGAAAAATTGCGGATGCAAATACTGAATTTGCAAAGACTTGGGTAAGTGCTACTGAAAAACTAACTGATGCATATACTGCAGAGACAAAGTTTGAGGGAGGAAAGTAATGACTAGAATTTCTTCACTTGATTTTAATTCATTTAAAGATGTCCTATCAAAGGATTTTAATAAATTAACACCATATGCTGTAGGATTCGATAGAGTCTTTGACGACATGTTTCGTTATGTTGACCATCAATCATCAAGTACAGGATATCCGCCTTACAATATTGTAAAGCATGGTGAGAATGATGAATTTATACAAATCGAAATGGCACTAGCAGGAGTCAAGCAAGAAGACTTAGATATTGAAACTGCTGATGGTGTACTTACTATAACACATAATCCACCAAAGTTTGATGAGAATAATTTTGCTGGAACATTTGTACATAGAGGTATAGCACAACGTGGTTTTACTAGAAAGTGGACACTTGCAGATGACATTAAAGTTGAAGGTGCTCAGTTCAAGGATGGTATGCTTTACATTAACTTGGAAAGAATAATTCCAGAAGAAAAAAAGCCAATCAAAATTGAAATTAAAAATACTTAAATAGTAAATACTAGTAAGGGGAGTAGCAATACTCCCCATATAACATGGAGTTTACATGAGTGACACGGAAGTTAAACAAAAAATAAGACCAATATTAAATGAACTTGAACCACCTAAGGATTACAAAATTATATATTTAAATGATAATGTAACAACATTTCAATTCGTTACAGAAAGTTTAATGGGAACTTTTTCATATGAATCTACTGATGCAGATCAAAAAGCAATGGAGATTAATGAACGAGGTTCAGGAGTGGTTGCACAATTACCTTTTGAAGTTGCAGAGCAAAAAGGTGTAGAAGTTTTACTTAGTGCAAGGAATCAAGGCTATCCTCTAGAAATAAAATTAGAATCAAATTAGGTCAATGAAACAATTAGATTTATTAGAAATCGATAATTGTAACTGGTATGAATTTAATTCAGACCCTATTGCAGTAGCACTTATTAGAAATGAAGGCGATGGCACTGTTACTCTAAAAGAAATAGACAACGATCCAATTGTAAAAAAAGAAATTAATTCACGCGGATATTTAAAACGTGCTGATAACATACGGAAATATTATAAACGTAAACTTTTTATGGGTACATTTTATGAAGGATTTAGACATAGCAAATTTAGAAAAGATTTACAAAAATGTCTCGAAAGAAAAGATATACTCACAGTACATCATACAGAGATAGGAATGATTGCTAAGTTACCTGAATTCTATATTGTTGATACTGTCAAAGATGAAATAAAAGAACTATGTAATACAACTACACCTTTTGAAGTGTCTAAACGTAACACTACACTTAGGGTAGAATATTTAAGAAGTACAATGGCACGATTTGGTCCTAATATACAGTATAGTCACTGGTTTAGAACACAAGATAAAAAAGCAGTTTCTTTCATAATAAAACATGATAATCCACTTGTAGATATCTTTGAATATCATATAAAACAAAATAAATGGTTTAATTTAATAGGTAACTTTTTCTGTTGTGCAGACGATAACTTCTTTTATTATCAACATCAAGGTAAAATTGGTATAGAATAATCGCATGATAAATATTACTAACAAATAATCCTGTAAAGGGCACCATTTGTGCAACAAGGTCCATTGTTTATCACTTTAGATATGCAGGATAATTGTTGAGAATTGTGGAATACTAATGCTGTTATATGAACTTAACTCCGACGAAATGAAAAAGGCAATTATTGCTTCTGTATCTGGACTGCGAGCAGATAACGAACAAGATGCTGAGTTGTTGGATAGAATATATAGAACATTAAGTAGCGAAGATATTAGCACTAAAATTGCAAAATCTTTTATTCCACCAACACAAGATGACACATTTAAACTAGAGCCCCTTTTGAAAATACTAACACAGATGATTTACCATTCAGGCGTAGACTATAAAAGTTTAGTAAAATTTTTAGATAAACTAGAAACAGGAAGCGTCGTAAATACCTCAGTTGTAAAGACACCTGGTATTGGAACAGTAAGATCATTTTTTGATGGTGATGAGACTGCAACAAGAATATTTCAATCTATTGCTACTCTCGGAGCCGGAAAAAAACAAAAAGGTCCTGGAGAATATGCACTAGCAATGTTGTCAAATAAGATAACACTTAAAGATACCGGCGGGGATATTTCGGTCGACGGAGCCGGTATTGAAGTAAAAGCAGAAATGAAAACAGGCGGAGGTCGCTTAGGTGAAGGAGGCCCTACTGCTGCAGTAGCTAAGGAATATTGGACACAACTTCCTAGCATTGCAAATCATATATCCAAACAAGCAACTCTTGGATTAGATAATTTTATGAAATATCTTAGTATAGATTTACCATTAAATGATCCTGAGAAAAAGAAACAAAGACAAGAAATGCTAGGTAAATGGTATGATACAATATTTAAAAATCCTGGACCATTTGTAGAAGCATTTATGCAAGATGATTCAAAACGTGCAGAGATTATGTACGGTAAAGCAAATTTTGATAGCTATAAAGCAAGTCACGGATTTGATAGTGTACTAGCAATAAATTTTTCCAATCTCAAATATATTTGTGTAAATAACGGAGGAGACTTTGCGAAGTATAGAGAAGCTGGACAATTTGGTGCTCATGGTATTAGTATTATTCCAAGTGCTGCTAGTCCTAAAGAAGTATTTGTGCAATTAAAGTTGACTATGGCTAAAGTGTAAGTGGCTAAGTACGTCAAACATATTCCGTCAATAGAAAAAATTGTTGCACCAAATGGTCCTATAATTCAAGTTTTAAGATCATCTCAAATTATGTATATAAAACAACAAAATTATGGAGTTAAGAAACTCCATCAAAGACTTAACCAATCGAAATAATAAATATCAATATGGCAAATAAAAAATTTAAAAATTCCGTTGTAAATTGGATAGACCACAGACTTGGTATATTCACTTTTATGAATCACGAACTTAACGAGTACCCTACTCCAAAGAACCTAAACTATATGTGGAACTTTGGAAGTCTTAGTGGTATAGCACTAGTCACAATGATAATCACTGGTATTGTTCTAAGTATGAATTATACTGCACACGTTGATTATGCATTTGATAGTGTAGAACGTATTATGCGAGATGTAAATCACGGATGGTTAATACGTTACATACACATGAATGGAGCAAGTTTCTTTTTCATTGTAACTTACATTCATATATTCCGAGGGCTCTATTACGGCAGTTACAAAGCACCTCGAGAACTGTTATGGATACTAGGTGTACTAATACTACTACTAATGATGGCAACTGCTTTTATGGGTTATGTATTACCATGGGGACAGATGAGCTTCTGGGGTGCAACGGTTATTACAAACTTGTTTAGTGCAATACCATTAGTAGGCGAACAATTTGTTACATGGCTATGGGGTGGTTTTAGTGTAGACAATGCACTGTTAAACAGATTCTTTAGTTTGCATTTTGTACTTCCATTTGTTATAGTTGGAGTAGTAATATTACATTTAGTTGCATTACATAGATTTGGTTCTAACAATCCTATTGGAATTGATATTAAAGGAACACAAGATACACTACCTTTTCATCCATATTACACAATTAAAGATCTATTTGGACTAGGAGTTTTCTTAACATTATTTGCTGCTGCAATATTTTTCTTTCCAAATTTTATGGGGCATCCAGATAATTACATACCTGCAAACCCAATGGTAACTCCAGCCCACATTGTTCCTGAATGGTACTTTTTACCTTTCTATGCAATACTACGTGCAGTGCCTGACAAACTAGGTGGAGTGCTATTAATGTTTGGTGCTATAGTCGTATTGTTTGTTTTACCGTGGCTTGATAGGTCACCTGTGAGAAGCAGTACATTTAGGCCTTGGTATAAAATATTCTTTTGGATCCTGTTCGTAGATTGTATTGCACTAGGATATTTAGGTGCTATGCCAGCTGAAGGCATATATGTTGTGCTTTCTAGAATAGCAACTGCATATTATTTTATACACTTTATGATATTGTTACCATTACTTCCAAAATTCGAAAAGACAAAACCCTTACCTATTAGCATAGGAGTATCAGTACTCAAGTCTTAATATAGTAGTATAAATACTATTGAGAGATAATGAGAGGATATTTTATGCCAGTAGCAGAAATACTTGCGGGTATTGCACTAGTGAAATCTAGTGTAGAATTTATAAAATCAAATATAGACACTTGTAAAGACATAGGTGAATTAGGTAGTCATATTGATGCTTTATTTCGCGGAAAAGACGAAGTAAACAGAAGATCCAATAAGAAAGGATTAGGTGTAAAGGAACAATTTGACGCATCACATATTGCAAGAGAAACAATAGATGCACGACTAGCCGCTGAGCAATTGCAGGAAATTTCTACACTTATAAATTTACGTTTTGGTCCTGGAACTTGGCAAGGTATTGTTGATGAACGTGCAAAACGTATCCAAGAAGCTAAAGAGGCTGAAAAACAAGCACGTATAGAAAAACGTAAAGCAGATGCAGAACTATGGGCAGATATAAAAACAGTTCTCTTAGTAATAGGTGTTGTAATAATTGGTGCAGGAGCAGTAATTGGAGCAGTAGTATATACTAGTTGATATATTATGACTCACGTATTCTTACTAATACTTTATCTCGGACAAAAAACAATTAGCCAAAACATGTATTTTTACAGTGTTGATGATTGCAAATATTTTGCAGAGAGGCTAACTAATCAACCACCGGTTCCCAACAGGACAGCAGGCGATGATGTTCCTAAGACAAGGTCATACATAGCAGTATGCGAACCACGAAGAATAAACACAAAAACAACAAAGGTGTACTAATGATATTCATTTATATTGTCATAGCATCATTGTCTGGATCTGACATTAAAGTTAATCAGAGTATTCCATTTACAAATATGATGGAATGCAAAGCATATGTAAGTAAAAATCAAACAAACATGATAGATTCGGCTAATCGTGCTTATGGAAAAGTAGATATTACCGAAATGGGTTGTGTGAGTATGAACTCACTTGTATTACAACCTGTATTCTATTTTGAACCCATGTAACCAGCAATTATACCTATTAGACCTGTAAGTGCCATTTTCATTAATGTAATCACTTCCTCGTCTATAGGTCTATTTTCTTGTAATGCAACATAGTAATCACCTATGATTATTACACCTAGAAGTGTGAGTACTCCTCCTACGAGTAAGACTATAACTAAATCTTTTAAATTTTTTATCATTTGACTCTCCTAAACATATTTACCAATTGACATCTTGTAACAAAAGTTTATTAAATTTGTAACAAAACTGTAATCTTTTTCGAGTTGACAGATATTAAATATTAATGTAGAATTAACATTAATTAAAGATATATCTAGAGGAAGATTATGGATCAATTAACATTATGGATGGCACTGGGATTTTTATTCGCAGGCTATAGTGTTATTGCGAATGATAGTGTACAAACATTAGGTACATGGATCGCAAGTAACAATCAAAGATTTCATTGGACTATATTATGGGGAGCAAGTAGCACAATATTACTTTGGTGTTTATGGTATGGTTGGTATACTAACGGCGGAGATATTAGTTACGGCAGATTAACTAAGATACCATTCCAAGAAATACAATGGTATCATGCTATGGCACCGTTAGTATTATTATTGCTCACAAGGATAGGTGTACCTGTTAGTACATCTTTTTTAGTTTTAAGTGCCTTTGCAAGTACGTTTATACTAGAGAAAATGCTTGTGAAATCAATCATGGGTTATGCAGTAGCAGGTGTGTTTGCCTACTGTTTATGGATACTTGTAGCAAGAAGACTAGATGAACGTAATGATCCAGTAAAAGAAGAACGTAAAAAGTATTGGCGTATAGGACAATGGATTACAACAGGCTTCTTATGGTTCACATGGTTAAGTCATGATGTAGCCAATATTGCAGTATTTTTGCCAAGAGCAGTGCCATGGGATATGATGATAGGTGTAAGTTTAGTATTTGTACTAGGCTTAGGATTTATGTTCCGTGAAGGTGGAGGAAAGATACAAAAGATTGTATTAGAAAAGCAACACACTAGATATGTACGAAGTGCATGTATAATTGATGGCGCATACTTCTTATGCTTGTTCGTCTTTAAAGAACTAAACAACATACCGATGTCAACTACTTGGGTATTTGTTGGACTACTATGTGGTAGAGAACTAGCAATTAGTACAATGAGCAATGGATCATACAGACTAAAGAATGTATTTCCTATTGTAGGAAGAGACTTTATGAAGATGATGATAGGTTTAGGTGCAAGTTTAGGAATAGTACTAGCAATACACTATGTAATAGTTCCAAACGGATTATAAACTAAAAATACATTATTGTTATATCATATAGAATAGGACCATTTTTGCTCCTATTGTTGCTAAAAAAGCAATACCGTCTTTACAAAATGCATGTTGATTTTTGCCTAGAAATGTGGTATTATAACTATAAATAAGAATGTAGTAGAAACTACATGGCACCTGGGAAAGACCAAGTGGCGGCGGGAAACAGACCGCGGTATTGCTCCCCTCAAGCATATAACATTAATAAGGAGAAAAAAATGGCTAAGACGCTATTAAAAAATCTTGTGGCAATGTTTCGAAACATGTTTGATTCGCGAAGTGCTAACGAGAAATACCTTGCACAGTCAACTGACTTGTGCGATTTAGAATACAGAATGAAAAAATTACACACAACACACGGAAGGTTTGGCATATAATGACCGCTTTAATTTTAGGAACTCAAACAATGACTAGAAGTTTTTTAGTAGGCTGGGCACTGGCTACAGGAAAAATTAACAAAACATTCGAAAGAATTGGAAAACAAAGAGCAGCACATGTATTAGCCTGTTATGGACATTATGACATAGCAAAAACTTTAACCGACAGCCTAAAGGATAATAAATAAAAATGAAAAATTTATTAATATTAGTTATTACAGTTAATTTATTTTTAGTAGTGTTTTCAGGTTTAGCATACAGTAAAGATATGCAACTTGATATGCTTAACAAAAGAGCAGACGGTCAAAAGATGGTCTACTCTGAAGACGTTGTAAAAGTTGAGATAGGTGATACAATAACATGGTTACCTAAAACAAAAGGACATAACGTACATTTCATTGCTGCCCCAGATGGAATTAAAAAGGTTAAAAGTAAAATGAATAAGAAGTTTACTTATACATTTGAAAAACCTGGAATTTATCTTTACCAATGTACCCCACATAAGACAATGGGAATGATTGGATTAGTAGTAGTTGGAAACAACATCGATAACAAAAAATTGGTTGCTAAAACAAAGGTTTTTGGTAAATCAAAGAAAAAACTAAAAAAGATGTTGAGTACACTGTAAGTGTTCTTACACGGAAAGAAAGTAGATTAACCAATGGAAACAATTTTAATTGTTATGTCGATGATGACATCACCAGAATTTCCCAATCAAGATGTATATATTATATCGGAACCATCATTTAGCTCAGTAGAAGAATGTAAAGAATTTGTTTACTACGAAGCAGATGGACTAGCACAAAAAGCACAACAGGAATATAAAGGGAGACCTGTAAGTAATTTTTATTGTGTAGATAGTGATGCTGTCAAAAATTTAACAGACAAAATGACCAATGGATCAGAACCAAAGATAGCTATATAATTATAGTAAACTTATAGAAATAGAGGGCTTATGCCCTCTTTTTTATTACAATAAATAAATTGACAGATAAATCAAAATAACATAGTATAGCAATATGAAAATAGTTTTAGCAACAGAGCAGGATATTAGACCTGTAAAGGATAGGTACTTAGTGTTAGAACTAGATACTTTCCGTATAAAAGAAAATATAGTTCCAAGCTGGTGTGTCATAGATGCTGGAGATATTCCTCTATCAGAAATGACAGAACTAGATCATTTTAAAGTACAACATGAGAACTTAATTAAAAATTACAAAAAAGGAGACTTTAACTTTGTCGAACAAATGTTAGATCATTTAAAAGGAAAGTTTGGCGGAAATGTAGATAGTTTCTATACAGAATTATTTGCTAGATTGCAACAACCAAAAAGTGATCCATGGGATTACGTAATAACGAAAGAGGCTTAGATGTATCAAGGAAAAGGACATATTTGGAATAATCAATTTAATAAAATATCCGACTTTATGGAAAGATATTATAGAGCACCAGAAGATAAAGGGCCTAGACCAACGGCACACTACAGACCTGAGCTAAGACGTATGGCAAGAATTGCATATAGGATTGGAAAAAAGACTGTAAAAGAATTACGTGGAAAGAATGCAATTAAGTAATTATTGTTCATTAATTACAAATGAAAGTAATAATAGATTAGTCCTAAGTGAATTACTGTTTAAAAACATACTTCCTTCATATAAAACTTACTTTGTAGATAGTGGAGATGATTTTTGTAGTGAAATACAAGACACTCCACCAAACAAAAAGATGGTTAACATTATTGCGAAACAATCTGGTCCTAAGTGTGTTATAGTTGTTGAAGAAGATTTTTTACAAAATTATATAAATTTAGAAAATAGTATTAAACCTTTTAAGGACATAGCCTCACTCGAAAGTTGGACAAGCGAATGTTTTTTTATTACAAATAATCGTAGTATACATAATGAGGTTTGTAAATTTGTAACAATAATATATTTGCCAGGCATATTTGATTTAATTTCATATTATGATTCACCAACAAACTTTAATGATGTAAAACACTATAATTGCACCTGTCATACTAGTTATGTTTACAGTAATGATAGATATGGCATTAGACAACCTATTTTAGATTTTTTAAACGTACATCAAAATAAGTGTACTACAATAATTGCAAATGAACATAAAGAAACAATGGAATATTATAACCCTAACTTAAAATTTTCACAAACTGATATTTCTAAGTTTACTGATTTTGATTTATTAGCAGGCTGGGGGTCCTTCAAAACAGAAAACACATTTTATAAAAATGACATATTTGGTTTAAGTATTGAAACTATAGGAGTTGATTATACTAATACAGTGCTTACTGAAAAAACTTATAAATTTTATGCTCAGGCTAAACCTGTATTGGTTTATAGTAAAGCACGTAATATAAGAAATACAATAATAAACTTAGGATTTGATCCTTGCGACTGGTTATTTGATTATTCGTTTGAACAGGGTGAAAATAAAGAAGAAATGTTTTTAGAAGAACTACAAAGATTATTTAATATACCAGTTGATAAACTAATAAAGTTATGTATTGAAAATCAAGAAAGTTTAGTAAATAACTTTAATCAACGAATAAAACTTATTAACAATTTTTCCACTAGTGTAAAGAGTGCTACATGGTAGTGATATTACCTTATCCAAATAATTTAATGTATACAGAGATGGAAAACACTGAAGATATCTTTAATTATCGTGATGAAATAATTCATGATGTAAAGACAATGTGTACTGGCCCTTGGTGCAGTGATAATTCAGATGTACTACAACGTGGTGTTAGAGTAAGAATTGGAAATGAAAAAGATTTGTTTATGCTAAAACTTAAATATGGATTGGATATAATACAAAATGTATAAAGAAATTACTAATATACTAAACAAAGAACAACAAAGACAAGATTCAACTATAGAACTTATTGCAAGTGAAAACTATGCAAGCCAAGCAGTAATGGATTTATGTGGGAGTATTTTTACAAACAAATACGCAGAAGGATATCCAGGCAAACGTTATTACAATGGTTGTGTTAATATGGATGAAGTTGAACAATTAGCAATAGATAGAGTTTGTGAATTATATCAATGTGATTTTGCAAACGTTCAACCACATAGTGGTGTAAATGCAAATACCGCAGTATACCAAGCATTTATGAAACCAGGTGATATACTAATGGGTATGGACTTAGCAAGTGGTGGACATCTTTCACACGGTGCACCTCCAACCCTAAGTGGTAAAGTTTACAATAGTGTTACTTATGGTGTTGATGAAAATGGCTACTTAGATTATAATATTATTGAAGGCACTGCTAAATTAAATATGCCTAAAGTAATAGTAGCAGGTGCAAGTGCATATCCTAGACAAATCGATTGGAGTGCATTCAGAAATATTGCAGATAGTATAGGTGCAATTTTAGTTGTAGATATGGCACATTATAGTGGCTTAGTAGCAGGACATGCATATGAATCACCTTTACCATATGCAGATGTAGTTACTAGTACAACACATAAAACTTTACGTGGCCCACGTGGCGGTATGATACTTTGGAATAATCCAGATTACACAAGAAGAATTAACAGTTCAATATTTCCTGGTACACAAGGTGGACCTCTTATGAATATAATAGCCGCAAAAGCACAATGTTATATGGAAGCATTAGAAGATGAATATAAAATATATGCAAAACAAATTGTTTCAAATGCTAAAGCAATGTGTCAGGTATTTCAAGCAAATAATTTTCCTGTACAGACTGGTGGCACTGATAGTCATATTATACTAATGGATTTAAGTGACAGTAAACATAGTGGCAGGCAAGCAGCAGACCTACTAGAAGCACATGGGATCACAGTAAACAAAAACGGTGTACCAAATGATCCTCGTAACTTTGTAGAAACAAGTGGCATAAGAATTGGAACTGCTGCTGAAACTACAAAAGGTCATAAGGAAGACTTTTTTATAAAATTAGCAAGTAATATTTGTAAATTATTAGGATAAAAAAATGAAAGCATTGGTTATTGGTGCAGGAATTACGGGAGTAACAACCGCATATTATCTTGCAAAAGCAGGATACGAAGTCACTATACAGGACGAAAGAAAATATCCTGCAATGGCGACTTCATATGCTAATGGTGGACAACTAAGTGCCAGCAATGCTGAAACATGGAATAGTTGGCGTAATGTTAAAAAAGGTATCAAATGGTTAACACAACCTGATGCTCCACTTAAAATAAACCTTACTCCTAGTTTAGACAAATACAGTTGGTTTGTAAAATTTATTTTAGAAATAAAAAACAGAAAAGTAAACACAATAGAAACCTGTCGTATGAGTTTAGAAGCACACAAACTATATAAACAAATTGCAGATGAAGAAGGTATAGAGTTTGATAAAGTAGAAAAAGGTATACTTCATGTCTACACTACTGAAGAAGAGTTAGAACAGGCATGGGCCACAAACGATTTATATAGAACGGCAGGATTAAATAGATGGGAAGTTAGTACTGAAGAAATAAAAACTATTGAACCTGCACTAAGCAATCCTAATATTATAGGAGGCTTTTATAACACTAGTGACTTTACAGGAGATATACATAAATTTTGCGTAGAACTTGAAAAAGTTTTAGAAGAAAAATATGGAGTTGTATTTAAAACTGATACTGTAGATAAACTAGACTTTGATGGACCAATAGTAGTTTGTGCCGGAACAGGAAGTAAACAATTAGCAAGTACAATTAAAGACAATTTGCCTATATATCCTGTAAAAGGTTACAGTATAACAATTAACAATCCAGGAAATGCTCCGTGGGTAAGTTTATTAGATGACGAAGCAAAGATAGTTACTGCAAGACTAGGAAAAAATAGATTAAGAGTAGCAGGTACCGCTGAGTTTAATGGATACAACACAGACATTATTCAAGCAAGAATTAAACCTTTAGTACGTTGGGCTGAATCTATGTTTGAAGGAATAAACACAGAAGATGTAAAACCTTGGGCTGGACTGAGACCTATGACTCCTAGTATGATGCCTATAGTAGCCCAAAGTAAAAATAAATCTAATGTATGGTATAACACAGGACATGGACATTTAGGATGGACATTGAGTGCTTATACTGCACAGACTATTGCAGAAAAAATAAGGGGATATAATGGTCCTTAGGCTAGTTGTATTATTAATGCTAGGTGGATGTAGCCCTTTATTTGGTGTAGGTAGTCTTGTGCATAGTCTTGTTACAGGAAACACCGCTGGAATCATATCAGGTGGGGCAGGTTTAGCAGTAGAAGAAACTACAGGAAAAACGGTCACAGAACATATCATAGATAAAATAGAGGTTGACATAGTGCTAAACTAGTATATAATGATTGTATATTAGAAGGAGTAGTTATGACAATGCATTTATTAGGTCCTTGGATGACCACTACAAAATATAGTCGTAAAAAAGGTAAATTTAAAAAGATGCCTAGCGAAAGAGAATTACAGAGTCGTAAAGAACATGACAAGTTCCTTATGAAAATGGGTGCCCATCCTAGTCAGAGGAATGCAGGTAACACAGATGCAGGTAATAAGATCCCTGATTATAAAGCACACCAAGGCACTGCACAGTGCAGTAATAACATTGTTGGTAGCACTGCTAAGAAGCCTGAGCAACAGTACACAGGCAATGAAATTGCAGGTATCGGATTACTACATAAAAGTAATTTAGTTCCTATACGTAAGGATAGTAATGATGCAAAAGAGATTGCGAGGATGCGAAGAGGTTGATAGATCATTTACATAATACTTGGAAAATTAGATCGGAGCATATAGTAGCTGATCAATTTACAGGTTATGAAAGTGTATATGAAAAACTAGATAGTTATACCAAAGAACAATACGATAAAGATCCTCAAGCAGTAATAGATGAAGTATTTAATTTATATAGGCGCATTGGATTAGTACCAATAGTTTACTATACTGAACAAGGATTAATAGACGCAGTAAAAACCTTTTCACAACAAACCTACAATGGTGTAAACAATAGTGTAATAGGTTTAGGAAATAATAGAGGACAAACTATAAACAGATTTTTATTTCCTAATATGATGACTGCTGAGCCTAAAGGCAGAGGTAGTAATAGTTTAAAAGATAGATTTTGGAATGACGCTAAACTAAAACGTGCAATTAGAATTTGTTTTGAATTTAGAACGGGTGATAAACTACTAAGACCAACACAATTAAGGACTGCATTAGAATTAGTTACAGGAGAAAACGTTACTAACTTTAAGGCTCAGAATGCAAAAGCAATAGTAGAACATTTATGTCCTGTATTATGGGGTAGAGTATATGATTATAGTTGTGGTTATGGTGGAAGATTATTAGGCATTGGATCTAGTAACTTTAAATACGATTATATAGGTGTAGAGCCTAATACAGAGACTGTCAATTACTTAAATTATTTAAACGAAATAATTACAGAAGCAACTGGTGTAAAAGGTAAGATAGTACAAAGTGTAAGTGAAGAATACAAACCAGAGGATATTGATTTAGCGTTTTCAAGTCCTCCTTATTTTAACTTGGAGAAGTATAGCAATGAATCAACTCAATGTATGGTTAGGTATAAAACTTTGGATGAATGGTTTGAAGGTTATGTTACTCCGACTATGGAAAATATTTACAGAGGGCTCAATAGAGAAGGAATCTTCGCCACGAATATCGCCGACTATAAATCGTACGATAGGAAAGAGCCATACGAAGTCGTCAAAGAATGGATATCATATGCTGAAAGAGTAGGCTTCAAACATACACAAACAATTAAAATGATGCTTACAACTAGACCGGGTGTAGGCAACGATCGAAAACAAGGAAGAGAAAAATGGGAGGGTGTATATGTCTTCAGCAAATTATAGTGTGACTCTCAAAGAGCATGATGATGGTAATAAGTATGTTCACTTTGCTAATGCTAAACTAGATCCAAAAGGTAGACGTTGTTACTGTGTAGTCTTTAATGATATGAGTTTAAATGATGTAATGTGTTTAACTCCTAAGCAAGTTATGATGCTGAAACTTGCAAAAGGTGATCAAATCAGTATTACTGATTGGACGGAGTTTTATGGTATGACTCCTGATATGATAGAGAATATGAAGCCTACAAAATACGGCGCTTCAATGCAGTGTCAATACACGTTTGAGGACGTACTAAGGCACAAGACTAGCATATAATTAATTTTTCAAAACGGTTGACAATAGGCACAAGATATAGTATTATGCATTATATAATTAAGTTAAATAACACAACATATAGTATAAGGATCAAAAAAATGAAAAATATGGCAGTTTTAAAGAGATTTCTAAGTTATCTAATAGGTATGGCAATAGGTGGTGTGCTGTTTCTTGGTATAATGAAATTAGCAGGAACTTACTTAGGGAATCCAACTTATGGCTTAATTGCAATACTGGGATTAGGTTTCCTTTGGTTCACTTGGACAATGAGTGTAAGTCAGGTTGAAAGTGAAGAAAGAGAAGCAAAATGGGCAAAAGAAAGAGCAGAAAGACTTAATTCAAAAGCCTAAGATTAGTATCTAATTCTTGTAATACAATGGCGGGTATGTTCTCATAAAAATGACGAAAGTTGTGTTCGAGGACACTCGCCATTTCCATACGTAGTGTTTCTAATTCACTAATATCTTTACGACCAATATCGTTTATAATTTTTGCTACTGCAGATAAACGTTTTGAAGGATCATCTATTTTATCGTAATCTTCGTCCCACCAATTATCAAATGTTTTGAAACCATAACTTCGTAAATATTCCAAACTACCTGGTGCTTGTGCTACTACAAAAGGTTGATGTAAAACAATAGGCTTAAAAATTTTCTCCGTAAAATGTATTTTTTCTTGCCATACTGTTTCACTGACTATATGTAGAAAACTTGTGTTCCATGGAGTAAGTTTATTGATACATATTTCAGCACTATGATTGCTATGATCGTCAAAACTGCGTTTAGGTATAGGACCATTATACTGCAAACCATTAGGGTCTGGATTTAGTAAACTGTAACAGCCTTTTGTGATATCTATCTGCTCTAGCAAATTAACACGGTGTTGTCTTAGTAATCTATTCGCACATAACCATTTATGTTTTATTGGTCTTGTTTTGTAATTTTTTACAATATTTAATTTTTGATAATGTTTAAAATAAAATTCACTACAAAGATAGGCATGAGAAAACCAATGTACATGTTTTACACTGTCTTTTTCTAACAAATCTATGTCTTTACTGTTTTTTTCACTATGTAGGACAACTGCAGTATAATCTTTATGTTTTGTATCACCCCATAGACCATATGTGTCTTGTGGAACTTTTACAAAATCCCAAAAGAATTTATCTAGTTCTAAATTTATAGGTTCCCAACTATGCTGAAATATATTATACTTTACATGTTTACGTAGAGTATACGGTGTAGTAAATCCATATATCCAATCTCCATTATGAAAGAAATAGTTTCTATCTTTGGCAGGACGGGGACTATGAGGTAATCCTGCCATATGGTGTTTATCAGTTGTAAAAACAAAAGTACGTTTAGCTAAAGTGGCATCATATCTAATGTTGTCAGGAAAATGCACAAGGCAATAATTGTCTTTAAGATTATTGCAAAGCATATCTTCTGTTATATTGTTAATAATATCGTAAGGTTTCATTATATACGTATATTTATATATGTATAACTTTACTATTTAAAAAATAAATACAAAGCCCCAAGAAGGAGAGAAATGTCTAAACAAATTGAATACTGTAATTCTTACTTAGCCAGCATTACTGAAGTAGGAAGAAACTTTGATACTATCGCAGAAGTAAAGACAAAAAGTATGCTAAACAATTTTGAGGACATAGATATTCCAAATTCTACATTCTTAGTAATTGGTCCAAGTATAGTGCCCTGGGGTCTATACAAAATGAATGCTGATGTTACTGTGTACAATGGTATAAAAGATTACGGAAATGCTAAATGTGAATGTAAACATTATGAAGGTGAACTAGCAGATTTTGTTGCACAAGGAATAACATTTGATTATGTTATAGCACCTGATGAGTTTTTGACTTATGCAAATAATGAAACTGAACAAAAGCAACTTTTAAGTATGATTAGTAAAATTGCTAAAGTTGCTTTTATTACTACAATAAAAGATTATAAAAATATGTATGCTAATCAAAGATACTTTGAAGAGCCTTTTGTACTACGTACTGACAATGGAGATGCAATTGTCCTGCGTAAACGGGAATGGGATCAAGTAGATAGACAAGCATGGATACAGGAAAACTATATTATACATAATGAGGAACTTTATATTTGCAAACGTTACAATAGACGTACAATGTACTTTAAACAATTAGCAAAATTTAGTAGTGACTTAGGTAGTAAAAACTTCAGTGTTGATAAAAGAAATATGTATAAACCTGCATTTAGTAAAACATTCGAATATGTAGTTACCATTAAATTCTAACAATAAATATAATAGCATATAATTCAAGGAGCAACAATGGAAAAGTTGCAACAGGTGTTTGAACAAGAGTTCAATACACAAGTCAAACGTCTAATAGACGAAGCACTAGAACGCATAGATATATCAGAATTAGTTTCTAATACTGTTACGGAAAGACTTGACAATGGTGCTTTTCAGCAGTATGTAAATGATACTATTAAACAACATGTAAATAATATCTCAATTTCAGACACGGCGATTTCTCGGTTGGAGGAAAAAGGTCAATTAGTCTTACAACAACAAATGCCGCGAGTAATAAATTTAGCCCAGGATCGTATTGATTCTCTAATGGCTGATGTAGTGGATCAAAAACTTAGGGATTTAAAATTTCCTGAACAAAGCATTGATCCTAAATTAATCGATGTAAGCCGATTACAAATTACTACTGCAAATATTTCTGATTTTGGAAATACTGCAGGAATAGAAGACATGGCTGATAACGTGCAACTAACAGTGTTAAATGATTCTGTTGTTGTAGAAAATGCAGTGATTACTGATCAAGTAAAAGCAAATACTATGATTGCAGATACCCTTATTGCAAGAGATATAGCAATGGACCAACCATGGGTATCGTCACTAAAAGAGGAATTTAAAAAAGATATAATAGCAAGTATTCCTAAACCTAAAGCACCTAAAGATTTAAGTTTTAAAGTTGCAGAGATGGAAGCACGTATTAAAGTAAATGAAGAACGAAGTAAAAATTTACAAGAACTTGAGGTTAGCGGTGAAGCATTACTTAGTGACGTATTATATACTACGCCAGGTAACCAACGAGTAGGTATTAATACATTAGAACCTAGCGATGCACTTACAGTATGGGATCAAGAAACAGAAATAGTAATTGGCAAACATAAAATACAAGAAGGATATATAGGCACACGTAGACGTCAAAGTTTAAACTTAGGTGCAAATAACAAAGTAGGAATTAAAATCAATAGCGAAGGCACTGTAATATTAGATAAATTAGAATTACAAGGAAGAATAATATCTAGCTCAGAAACAATTCCAGGTCATGCGAGTAAAACAGGTGATATAGTTTTAAATAATAGACCTGTTGTAGGAAAACATATAGGTTGGGTATGTTTAGATGGAATTAAATGGGCTGGATTTGGAAGAATTGATTAATGAAAATTGCTTTTTGTATTGGTAATGGAGAAAGTCGTGCAGGTTTTAATTTGCAAAAATTAAAAACTTTTGGAACACTATACGGAAGTAATGCAATTTTTAGAGACATTGATGTTGATCATTTAGTTTGCTGTGATAGACGTATGGCAATGGAGACTGTAAGTAAAAAATATAAAGGCACTGTGTATACTCGAAAAGATTGGTATAGTTTTTTTCCTTATGATAATTTTAAGCAACTTCCAGAACTTCCGTGGGATGAAACTGACAAACATACTCAAAGTTTCCATATGGGAAGTGGTCTACACAGTGTAAATCTAGCATTACAAGAAAAACAAAATATAATAGTCCTAATAGGACACGACTTTTGGGCTAAAGGAGCAAAACATAATAACCTATACAAAGGAACAGAGAACTATGCAGATACAATTGCGCCTGCAGTCGACCCTAGTTTTTGGATTAAACAGTTTGTTATGTTTTTTAGATTATTTTCAAGTACACAATTTGTTTTATGTCAACCTAATATTAATAGTTGGCAGAAACCTATCGGTTGGGATACAGAAGTATTTCCAAACTTACAATTTCAAGAACTAGGAGAGCTAATAAATGCACTTAATCAGTCATAGAGGAAATTTAAAAGGTAAACAACCTGAGCTAGAAAACAGTCCTGACTATATTTTAAATGCAATTGATCATGGTTACTACTGCGAAGTAGATATATGGGGAAAACTTAATGGCGAGATATGGTTAGGACATGATAGTCCTATGTATAAAACTGATAGAATATTTTTAGCTAATCCAATGATACTATGTCATTGTAAAAACAAAATTGCAATAGATAATATACATGATTGGGGTATACATTGGTTCTGGCATCAGGATGATGATTATACAATAACAAGTAATGGATGGACTTGGGCATATCCTAATAAACCTAGTGCTGGACAAACATGCATTGCAGTAATGCCTTCACTACAATTAGACGTAAGTGAGTATGCTGGAGTATGTAGTGATTACATAGTAAATTATGATAGAATATAATAGTCCTTGTATTAGTATTTGTAAAGTAAAAGATGGCCTATGTATTGGTTGTGGAAGAACACTTAAAGAAATAGCAAGTTGGACTGCAATGACACGAGAACAACGTCAAGAAATATTAGGAAGAATCAAACGTGATAAAACTAATAATATTTGATTTAGATGGTGTCCTGATAGACAGTAAGCAAACTCATTATGAAGCACTTAATCGTGCTTTAGGTGAAGAGTATGCAATTAGTATAGAAGAACATTTGGCAAATTATGATGGATTGCCTACAAGGTCAAAGTTAAATATGATATCAGAACGTAAAGGCTTACCTACAGATCGTCATGCGTTAATCGCCAGGGCCAAACAAAAGGCAACAGTTGATATACTGAAAGAGACTGTTGTACCTCGGGACGATTTTACGGATATGTGTCGCGAGTTGAAAGACAGAGGTTATATAATAGCCTGTGCTAGTAATGCAGTTCGCGACACAGTAAAAATGAGTTTACTACAATTAGGTATAATTGAATATTTTGATTTTTGGTATAGTAACGAAGATGTACATAATCCTAAGCCACACTTTGAGATGTATTTTAAGTGTATGCTTAAAGCAAATTGTAAGCCTAGCGAAACATTAATTATAGAAGACAGTCATATAGGCAGACAAGCAGTTATAGATAGCGGTGCTCATTTACTTGCAGTAGAAGACACAAAAGATATTTGGTTATCTAAAATATTAGATGCTATAGAGGAACATCAAAACCCACAACAAAATATTCCATGGAAGAGTAAAACAATGAACGTATTAATACCTATGGCAGGTGCAGGAAGTAGATTTGCAGAACAAGGATATACATTTCCTAAACCATTAATAGAAGTTGGCAACAAGCCAATGATACAAGTTGTAGCAGATAACTTAAATATAGAAGCAAACTATATTTTCATAGTACAAAAGGAACATTATGAAAAGTATAATTTAGAAACTGTTCTAAATTTAGTAAAGCCTAATTGTACTATTGTACAGGTAGAGGGTGTGACAGAAGGTGCAGCCTGTACTACTTTACTAGCAAGGGAGTACATAGATAATGAAGAACCGCTCGTCATTGCAAACTCGGACCAATTCGTCGAATGGAATTCTAACGAAGTCCTTTATGCATTTTCAACGGAAGGCGTGGGAGGTGGTATACTTACATTTGAAAGTTCGCATCCAAAATGGAGTTATGCTCGTACAGACGACAACGGGTGGGTCACTGAAGTGGCTGAAAAGAAACCTATCTCGAACAATGCCACTGTTGGTATCTATTATTGGTCACGTGGCAGTGATTACGTTAGTTGTGCTGATGAAATGGTAGAAAAGAATATTAGAACAAA